AGACATTTACGAGTAAATCCTTTTTCATTGTTGAACCTCTTCATCGCGCTTGACTGAAACAACACAACCGACACCACAATAAAGTACGGACTTGTATTCACGGACCATTCCTTTTCCACGTGAACTTCCACAAGATGGGCATGTGTGTTTTATACCCTTGTAACCTACGTACATCACATTGATGCCAGTATCAACCTTTACTGTTGGTGCGACGGAGTTGGAGATATTTCTTTTTGCAGGCTTGTTCGCCATTAGAGGTCCCCTACTGCGTGGTCACGAATGTGTGTGTCGAGCTTGTCTTCAACCCTGTCGAGTGATTTATTGGTTTTATCAATCGAACGCCCAAGACTTTTGCCAAGAGTTTCAATCTTCTCAACAACATAGTTGTGGTCTGTTTTGTTTTCTTCCCACATCAGCTTTGATGAGCGGCGGTCTTTTTCGATTAGGGCTACGGCGACAAGTCCGATTACACCAACAAGCGCAACAATAACCTCAGTCATGGTGCTAGAGTCCGAGCAATTCTTTTACTTTTGGACCGACAACAGAATCTGCGTTTAGTTTATTCGCAACCTTGAAAGCCTTGACTGCTGCATCTGTCGCAGCGTCTTTCTGACCGTTGATTTCACCCTTATAGAATCCTTTGGCCTTCAGGGCCTCTTGTAGGGCTTTGTGTTCGCCTGCTGGTGCTGCTGCGGCTGGACTTGCCACAGGAGCAGCGCCGCCGATAAATGCCATCACTGCTGGTGTTGGCTTGTCGCCAGTAACTAGACGAATATGCCATGGTTCACTTGGAACAACTTCCCAACTGAATCCAAAATCTTTAACGTTTGCAACTAGCCAATTCAATCGCTTTGGTTCTGACGCGCTGGCAATGTCAATGGCCAAACCGAGATTATGATTCGACTTACCCGGTGTCGCCAGCATGGCCATACCCTTTTTCAGGTACCAGGTTTTTCCTTCGAACGTCTTCGTGCTTGTTCCTGCAACTGGTTCCAAAACGTAGCGCTGCTTGAAGCCCGCCAGTTGGCTCTCGTATGTGCGATATAAATCGCCGGAACTCGTGGGCTTAAGCTCGACTCCGTCTGCTTTGGCTTTTGCGACCATCGCGTTCCATGCGTCTGCTGCTCGGTGGTGGAGTTTCCCTCCGGTTGGTATTGCTCTGAGCAATGATTCAGGCAGTTTTCCAGGTGTAACCCCTTTCAGGTCGGCAGGCATAATCATTGGAACGATGTAGTCCCACGCAAGTTTGCTCATAGTTGAAATCTCCCAATATCTTCCAGTTTGGAACTAGTTTATTTTACAGCACGAATAGGTTTATCTATATCTACTAGCCCTCGTCTGGCTCCTTCATGTGGAGATACATGGAACCAGCAAACGCGAGCAAGGTTCCCCAGAGGGCAATCTGTTGAGTCAGGCCAGAGAGGGTAAAGTACATTACTGTCGCGCCAGCAAGGGTAAACCCAGATGCCAGAATTCCGTAAACAAACTTTCTTGTAAAGTTCTTCCAGTCCATAACTCTCACTCCATCTTCATATTTGTAAATAGATATCCGCTTAATCCAATCAGGACCTTCGCCCTCGATTGCTCCGCCTTCCTCTTGCTCTTCTTCCTTGCGAACCGCAACATCTTGTCTTGGTGCAGATGGACTAGAGCCTGGGGTTGGTATTCCACCAGCAGCAGCGGCTAGAGCCACAGTACTGGTCACCAAGTTTACCGCAATTACGCTTCTTCTTGTACCAACATCTATAGAAGAACCTAATGCGGTATACGTATCGAACACGCCGGCGAATACGTTGATTTCTTCTTCAAATGATTCCTTAACATCGGTTGGTGCCTCGGTGAGTGCTTCGGAAATTGCAGCACCAGCTTCTTCTGAAACCTCAGCAACAACGATTGCATTAAACACTGCGGATGCTTGTTCGCCGTCAATGCTTTCGAGAACCTTGGCGCTAGTTGCAAGTTCGGTTGCTTGGCCTGACTCAATGCCGCCTTCCTGCTCTATTACTAACGTGACTACTTGTCCGACCTGCTCGCTCGTAATTGTGTCGGATTCCAACACATCTACGATGACTGCTACTGATTCGGAATTTAGTTCGTTATCCAAAACGGCGGTAAAGGTTTCAATCAAAACTTCGGTGCTTACTTCTTCGTCAAATACCGCGCCAAGAGCAGCGCCCAAATTCTCTGCGGTTAGACCGTCCTCCAATACATCAACGATGAGGTCAATGGTTTCTGCATCAGAAAGGTCGCCGTCAAACACACTGTCAAAGATTGCTTCTGTTTCTGACATGCTCAGGTTTGTTTCGAGCAAGTCTCCGAGAACCGTCATGGTGTCCGCGGCCGAAATGTCCTCGTCAAACACTGCGGCCATAACTGTGTCTAGGTCGCCAGAACTAAGCGGACCATCAAAGATTGACACCAAAGCCGACACCATATTCTCAGCAGAAGTATCTTCCGAGAATGCTGAATCCAAAACTGCCGTCAACTGTTCGCTAGTGATGTCTGCATCCAGCATCGTCGTCAGCGCTTCGGTGAATACATCTGCCGAAACATCTTCGGTGAACACGGCTTCTAGGACATTGTCAAACTGTGTGTTGGTAAGTTCTGCACCAAGAAGTGTGTCAAGAACAGCGCCAACCTCGTCAGCTTCAATATCAGTAGTGAACGTATTTTCAAGAATATTGTCCAATATGACCGTTGTGATTGGCTCGTTGTCTTCTATGTCTGTGACGGTATAATCATCTGGTGGAATTATTACTACTACCGTTTCGGTTTCTGTTGGGTCTATTCCAATTGGTTCTGAGTATTCTGGAATTGTCTCTGTTGGCAATTCAGTTTCTGTTCCTGTTCCTATGGGAAGCGTCACCGTTGTGGGTTCTGTTTCAGGCTCTGGGTATTGCGGGAGTGGCACTGTTGTACCGTCTGGGGGAGTCACGACGACAGGAACGACGGTCGTACTGGTCGTAGTTGTAGTAGTAGATGAAGTGGGTGTCGGGTCAAGAACAGTTGCATCAACGGTTACTTCAGGACCATAGGTGCAACTACCAGTTCCAACCCCAGCACACCCAGCCGTCATTGCTTTGATGCCGAAACGAACGGGTCCATATCCAGTCGTGACAGGATTGCTACCAGAGAACATTTCAGTGCTCAACGAGTAGTTGGTTCCTTGATTAGTCCAAACTCCCCAACCACCCGATGTTGCTCCACCGATTACGGTGAGGTCGTAGAAACTAACTGAGTAACCGTAGATAGAAGCATTACTTGCCGCCGATGCATCCCAATCAAGGTCAACACTTCCATCTGCGTTCGCAACGGCAGTCAGGTTTGTAACTGGATTAAGGTACGCCGCAGTAATCGTGTTGTTGGACTCGACATATCCAGAGCCTGAGAAATTGTTTGTGTTTAGCGCAGTAACACCAAAAGTATTTCCACTGGCTGTGGAGAACGAGTTCGCACTTACTCCGTTGTATACCGAAGAGCCGTCATTCCAATTGTTTGAAAACTGAATAGCGGTTGTGTTTCCATTGAATGTGTTACCTGAAACCGTTTGGTTGCCAGCGCCAACCGCCCAACTTGTCGGAATCCATGACGAGAAGTACACGCCAACACCGTTTGAAGTAAATGTCGAATTTAGAACTTGCTGACGGTTGAGCCCTCCTAAATATGCACCAACCTGTGTGTTTCCTGTGAACTGGCTGTTATTTATTTTGACAAAGCGCTCGGTACGAATACCATAAGTATTTGATGTAAATGTAGAGCCATTGACATAAATGCGGTTTGAGTAATTGGTATCCGTAAGACTTAAGGCCGACGGGGTATCACCGTGGTCAGATGTAATTGCATAACCGTTATTTGTAAATTGGGAATCATTGAATGTGGTCACTCCACCGCCGCCCTGGTAGAAAGCCCACGATGAATGATTGGAAATCTTTATACGATTGAACGTCATTGTTCCGGAGGCGTTGTAAATCAGACCACCGTTCCATGACACATTTTTACCTTGTTTGAATGTTATGTCCTCAATAACAATCGTTCTTGAGCCATTGTTATAAATTGCTCGGTACAAATTCATGCCGTCAATAATCGTCGTAGCCATACCTGTTCCGGTAATTGTTACGCCATCAGTAATCGCGGGCAGGTCAGAAGTAAGGGTGATTGTTCCAGTGTTTCCTGGAGCAAAGGTAATCGTGTTAATAGTGGCTGAAGCGTTTGCTGTAGTGATGGCCCAACGTAAAGAACCAGAGTCAGAGGTATCTGAGAGATTTTCAACAATGACAGATGTTAGGGCTGGAACCGTGATTGACGCAGCCGAGTTTGCCGTTAGTGAACCAATTGAGTTTGTTTTGGTTACGGCTACTCGTATTTGTTTCGCAACATCACCCGAACCAACCACGTATGTTGAGGATGTTGCGCCAGATATATTTGTCCATGTGCACGAAGAAGGGTTGCAGGATTGCCACTGATAGGTTGTCGCAGTTACAGCAGAGCCACCGTCACCCCAGGTTCCATCGACTGCGGTCAGAGTTTCTCCATACTCAACAGTTCCAGACATTGATGTTCCGCCAGATGTTGTTGGAGCAGTGGCCCCTGCAAGTAGAGTAAACGACTGACTTACCGTGGCCGCTGCTACATATGAGTTATTAGAAGAACTGTTTGCGGAGATGGTGCAAGTTCCTGTTTGACTAGCCAAAACCGTCACCGTTGCAGTTGAAGTTCCACCACTATCAGTTGACGAGCCAACGGTGCATTTGCCTGTAGTGCTGGATGTAAAAGTAACCGACAGTCCAGAAGTGGCAGTGGCTGAGACAGTAAATGTCTGGTTTGACGAAGAGGTAACTATGTCAGCAGGCTGAGCGAAGGTAATAGTGTTTGCGCTGGCTACAGATATTGCCGAGTCAATATACATTGACGCACCAAGGACTTGGCCGCCCGTTGCGTCATAGGAACCATTAACGAACCTAAATCTGTAATAACCAGTAGATGGGACTATGCCACTAGACGTAACCCAACCTTGGTTTTGCCCACGTCCATATGAAACCAAAGTTGAAGTAGCACTAGAGCCATAGTCGTATGTGTTTCCACTGGCTGAAACCCGAACCAAGTATCCGTATGCTTCGTAGTCATCACCACCACCAGCGGCGGCCCAGTCAAAAGAAATTGATTGATTTGCCGTAGCAGGAAACGGCTCGGTCCATATTTCTGGTCCAAACGCCGAACCGTATGTTCCATGATTATTACAAGTATTGGCATAGGAAATAATGCCAGAAGAGAAGAGACGAATTACTCCACTACGTCCACCATATGCTTCTCCTGTAGATGTTGAGTAGGACAGGTTCTGGGTAGTCGCTTCTTGGCCTTCGTACAACTGCTGTTCTCGCGTGTAGTCCTTGTCGGTTACATAGGAGTAGGAACTATTGGATGCGGAGTCGGTGCCGGTCATCGTGTATGGACCAATCCCCTGCTTGCCCAGAACCTTGCATTGGGTTCGGCTTGCCAACGAACCCAGGGTCACCTTTGCTGCCGCAGTTGACTCAAAAACAGGCGACAATGCCTGCACTGGAGCGGAAAAACCAAAAATTGATACCAGCAAAAGGAATACCGAAGGAACAGCCATTATCAATGCAGGCTTATTAACGCGGCGACGCCGTACAAACATGGGGCCTCCTTAAAAAGACCTCCAATTCTACCATTTAGGGATTATTGAACCGACAAGTTCTTAACGCCCAACATGTATTTGTAAAAAAAAATTAAAGTTTTAATTACATTTGAAATAATTAACAGCCCTGCTAATTCCTTCTTCAAGAGATATCTTTGGAGTATAGAAGGAAAGCATTTTCGCCGGGTCGCTACAACGATACTGAACACCCTCGGGGGCTCCGAGTACATGTTCTATCTCCGGAGAGTATCCGCACTCACTAGAAACAAGCGCTGCTAGTTCGTTAAATGAAGTAGGTCTTCCCAAACCAAGATTTATGGGACCTTGAACGTCTTGTCTAACCGCCTCGATGGTTGCAGCAACAACATCATCCATATGTATAAAGTCTCTTACCTGATTTCCCGAACCCCAAATTTTGAATGGATTTGCTTTGTCGACACCACGTTTAATGAATGATGGGAACGGGTAGTCTAGCGATTGGTCCTCTCCGTATCCAGAAAATGGACGGAACACATGAACTCTTAGTCCCTCTTTTTCTGCATAGCCGGCGAGCATCTCTCCGGTGAGTTTTGCCCAACCGTATGTGTAGTCGGGGGATTGGATGTCATTTAAATCAATATCCGTTTCTACTAGTTGATGCGTAGAACCATAATCTTGCAGCTTTATTGGATAAGCAGCCGAGGATGAGTAGTAGACAATTCTTCCCGGTTTTGTTCTCAGCGCCCACTGAAATAACTCAGAATCAATAGCAAGGTCGACTGCAACCGATAATGGCTCACCCTCAATTGTTGCTCTTCCTCCAACTATCGCCGCTAAATGAACCACTAGGTCGAAGCAGGTTTCGTCTGTTGCAAAAAATTTACGGGCGTCTATTCCGTTTTTTATATCTACGCCCACTATGTCGTGGCCATCAAGCGCTTTGTGAAAATACCCCCCCACAAAACCAGCGTCGCCAGTAATAAGAATCTTCACTTACATCCCCACATTCCGTATATGTATGGTTCGCCAAATACTGTTGTATCAAGCATGATAAAAACATCTGGGTTCCACCCAGCATTCTTCAGAAGAGTTTCAACATCTTGTCTACCCCAAGCCCAGTAGTGCTCTTCGTTGGTGTCATACCAAGCATCAATTGGAGTTGATAGAACAAGCATTTTAGATTTATCTCTTATTGATTTTAAAACCGAACTTGGGTCTTCAACATGCTCAATGCTTTCAGAGCAAATATACAAGTCTACATTTTCAATCTTTTTTAAATTAACTTCAAGCGGACCAGAGTATTCATGGCCCTCTGCATAATCGCCGAGTATGGTCTTCTCAACATTTAATGCTTTGACAATTGCACCATTACCACAACTCAGGTCAGCAACTGATTTTGCCTCTGCTTGATATGCCATATCCTTGGCGAGTTGAATTGTTGTGTTTACTCGAATTCCATGTCCACGCCCATAAATTGCATGGTCATGTGGCGTAGCATAAATTTTTGCTAATTCTTTAGCGGTATGAAACTTTCGTAATTTTTTTATCATCTGTGAATTGTCATATCGTGACCACGTGTCTCGATAGCCCCAACTGCTTCTGGGAAGTGTCGAGCAATACAGTCCTCGCGCACATAAGTTGGAATGTTGAGATAATGAAGAGCATCGTGGTGGAAACATGGGTCATCAGACATGTTTTTATCCATATCCCACCTCCACCTAATACCGGAAAAAACATTCCTATCCATGAATATCGCAGCTGCTGAAGCCATGGTGTCCATCACCGGGAAGGGGTACTTGTCAATCGTTGGTCCACGCAGACCATATGTGGTGATGTATGGAGCGCAGAGGGGGTGGTTCATCTCGAGCATTTTGGGGAGAATGTCATCTGGTGGCATTGTGTCTGCAGCCAAAAACAACATGTGTGTACATTCTGGATGTGACATTGCAAAATCATTTGCTAAATTTTGTCCGACGGTTATATGGCGAACACGATTTTTTGTACTTACCTCGGTACGACCGTCATCTAGTAGGTATGTCCAGTATTTTCCACCTATTGACTCAAGACGTTCAATAAACGGTAAAAGCGGTTCAGTCCCCCTTGCATCAACCTGGATTGCGGCGAAGTACTGAATTGCTGCCCAATCTCCGAATCGTTGATACTCAGCTTTTACTTGTTCGGCATTTTTCATCCATGAGCCCCAGTGGTCTGGATTATCCATTACGAACGGATGAACTGTTGTTGCAATCGTAATCATATTTTGTCCTTAATGTATTTCATAACAGTATCCCAATCTTCACCGCGTTTCTCTACAGTAAAGTTCTTTAAAAATTCCCGATTGTGTTCTATTTCATCTCTTCTTTTTGTTGGAATTCGTAGCTCGTCAAGGTGATATACCCATTCCTCTTGCGTGTTGGCAATTCTCCCAATTCCCTGGTCTGCTAGGTATTGATATTCTGGTGAATACGAAGATATGAAAGGTACGCCAGCGGCAGCATATTCGAGACCTTTTATGAAAGATTTAGCATGATTAAATGGGACGTCGCTAAGCGGAACTATGCCTATATCAATTGGTGCAAATAGTTTTGGGTAATCGATAATCGGAGCCAATGGCAGTGTCTTGGACATGCGTTTCTCAACACCAAGTAAATCACTAGCGAAAGGGGCATTGATTGTGTGCCCAGAATGATGAAAATGCATGTTCCGCGTTTTCAGATACCTCGAAAACCAAGGCGACAATTGCTCTAGGTCACCCGACCGCCACGGTGTAGCACCAACCCATCCAATATTCAAGCGATGATTTGGTCTCCCTCTTCGCGGAGTCCATCTGTCAATATCAATTCCGTTCCTCACCATAAAAACATTTGCCCGCTTCGATGAGTAGTAGTCATATAGGAACGGAGTCGAGGTTATTACGGCGTCCGCCTCCATAATTATTTGTGCATAAATTTCACGATTATTTGTAGGATTTTTTTTGGGGTCTGTTGCAGAGTGTGCCCGATTTGATTCATGCAGACCGTCGAACCAATCATCAACATCAACAACTATTTTTTGCCCAAGCTCTCTCGCTCTAGGTATGTAATCCAAAACTTGTTGTTGCATTAATAGTTTGAAAACGAGTATGTCCCAACCCTGCAAGATTTGGTCGTTGTTCACGATTAGACCAAATCCTTTTTCTTGAGTGAAACCAGGAAAACCTATTCCACAAACCCAACCATACTTTGTTAATTCGTTTAATGGCAAGGTACATCTGTACCAAGCGCATCCGTTTGGCTGTAGTGGGTCTGTTCCCCAAGACCAATCACCAGTTAAAAATCCAATAGTTGGTTTATTGTTTCTCGGCATTATGAAAACCTATCATCGCTTTTGTATCCAGAACTTTGTTCAAAATAATTTGTGCGCTCAAGATGTATGTCAGAAGTAATTTGAGGGTTACGAATAGAACTCGATTTACGCTCTTCTATTGTTGACTGAAAGTTATTACGTATTTCCATGTATGCGGATTCTTCGTCTTGTCTAGGTTGCGTGCCCTTGTGCTTTGTAAGTAGGTCAGCAACAGCTTCGTCTGGGGTGCCCCCAACGCCGAAGGTTTTTACTATATCAGAATCCCAGAAATCAACAGCATCACAATCATCTCCATGTAGGTAATCAACGTATGATTCGACTAAATTTGTTTCGTCATGATTGGGAATCGCGAACCACAAGCCACCCTCGTATATTCCCGAATACCTAGATTGGCGTATGACAATCGGGTATAGGCCAAATTCTGAAATATATTTTTCCACTTGTCGAGTTTATACGATAAGGACTATCCAGGAATATGCTATTCACTTGACTTTGGTTGCATGTCTCATCGGGTAAGATGGACCAACGGGAACGACCCGAACTAGGAGAAAATCATGAACAGCAAATTCATTGTAGATACAGCCGAAAGAGCAGCAAAGACATTCGTTCAGGCATACCTTGGCGCCTGGGTCGTAGCTGGTTCTGACTTCAACGCGCTTACCGACATGGCAAATGTGAAAATCGGTGTTGTGGCTGTTGCCGCTTCAATCGCCATGGCGATGGGCCTCAAGAATGTTGGCTCAAACAAGGATTCTGGCTCAGTCCTTTAAATACACGTACACCCACAAGGGTGTTATCTCATCTACAATCTTTTAGGTATTTGATTGGAGAAAACACGTGTCAATGATTGCTGGAAAGTACAACATAGCCTGTCAGCAGGGTTCTACATTTGACATTTTGATGATTTTGCAATACCCAAATCCTGAATATCCCGCTGATTGCGAAGACCCGAATGTATGCCCAGAATACCTAAATTGGGAGCTTTCCGAGTATCGAGCAAGAATGACAGTCCGAAAATACGTCAACTCGGCAACATCGTTAATCACCCTCACTACGGAGAACGGCCGAATATTCCTGGATGAAGAGCCCGGTGGGTTGAGGCTATTCATTCGCGCCGAGGATACATTGGACATTACCTCTTCTGGTGTGTACGACATAGAGATAATTTCCCCAAATAACGAAATAGACAGGGTTATCGAGGGTGTATTTACGCTTTCCCAGGAGGTCACAAAATGACAAACCAAGTAACAAATACACAAAACAGGGTAATCGTCACCGCGACCAGGGGTCCTGGTGTGCAGCAATTCCTCCATCAGGTCCAAGTATTTACCGTTCCAGGAACATTGAGTGTCGGTGTTGGAAGCGCCAGGTTCTACATTCCTGGGGCAATCACACTTAGTAACGTCAGGGCTTCGGTCGGTACCGCCCCAACTGGTTCATCAATAATTATTGACGTTAACAAAAACGGCACAAGTGTTTTTACAACAAACCCAAAACCGCAGATTTACGCTGGTCAAAACGTAGTGTCAACTTCAACGCCAAATACGACTTCACTTACTACTGGGGATTACATATCGGTCGATGTTGACCAAGTTGGCTCCTTGAATCCAGGACAAAACCTAACCGTACAAATAGAATTCACTCCTTAGTGTATTCTTGTAGCAAGCGGTATAAACCGGCCCCTAGCACAAAGGCATCATTAACATGACAATTTCAAGTTACTTAGAAAATAAATTACTCGACACCTTGAGTGCTACGGCATACTCGGCTTCCGCTGCGTACCTCAAGCTTCATCTTGGCGACCCGGGAGAAAATGCAACTGGCTCCCCAGCTGTAGATACACGTCGAAAGGCTGTTTCTTTCAGCGCTGCGTCAGGTGGCTCGAAGGCCTCAAGCGGAACAGTTGAATGGACAAACGTTGCTGCAACAGAAGTCTATACTCACTGGTCACTGTGGGATGCAGAAACCAGTGGCAACGCTCTCTGGTACGGTGCTCTCTCTGCAGCTGCTTCAGTTACCGCAGGTGACACTTTCGAAATCACCTCTCTTACACTGACACTCGAATAATCCACAAGGGGAGTAACCCCTCATGGATGAACAAGAGATAATCGGTTTCTCGGAGCCATTCCGAGGGACGTCGTCGTTCTATGTAGGCTTTAAAACAGTATCGGAGACTGCCTCCGCTACAGCAATCGGTTCTTCGTCTGCGTCGCAACTGCATACAGCACCAAGAACCGCTTCGGCATCTGCTACATCTAGCCACGCTATTGTCTCACTTCACACATCCCCGAGAGGTGGTGTTGGCTCTGGTTCCGCGACAGCCGGCGACCAAGCAATTGGTCTTCATGTTTCGCCAAGACAAGCTTCTGCTTCTGCAGAAGGAAACAGCTCCGCAACTGGCCTTCATATTTCGCCGAGAACAGCAAGCGGAAGCGGAAATGGCTCATCAACCAACCTAAGCGAAGTAATTACATTCCTTAGAGGTGCAACTGCATCCGGTGGTGCAACCGCTGGTGATGAGGCGCTCGGACTACACACTGCACCTAGGAGTGCATCCGGTTCTGGCCAGTCAAGCGAATCGTCAACGAGGGTTAGAACATCTGTTGTTTCTGCTTCAGGCTCGGCAACTAGTAATTCAACAGCAATTGGGCTGCACACGTCGCCACGTACCGCAAGTGATACTGCACAATCAAGCGAGTCTGCAACACGACTTATCATTTCTCCACGAAGTGTTACCGGTTCAGGAAATGGTGATTCGTTTGTCCTGGCCCTTCATACACATCTCAGAACCGCTTCGGCTAGTGGTTCTGGAACTTCAAATAACGCAATCGTCCATTCCAACCTTAGAACTGGTTACGGCTCAGGCTCTGCGACAGCGGGCGATACCGCCCTAACGCTTCATTCAAATCTTAGAACTGCAAATGCTTCAGGTAGCAGCTCGTCGTCTTCGGAAGAAAAAAATACATTACTCAGGACCATATCCGCTACTGGAATTGGTTCGTCAACATCAGAACAATTGCACAGTGTTCGCAGGAGTGGCTCTGCATCAGGACAGTCTGACTCACTCATATCCTACAGATACGGAAAAATTAGAACTGCCTATGGGGATGGTGGGGCGACAGTTAACGATGAAGCTCTTGGTCTACATACTGCCCCTAGAACTGCATCGGGCGCAGGAACCAGCGGTTCCAGTAATTCAATCCTCTATAGCAATCTTCGTTCGGCGAGTGCTTCTGGTGGAGCAACTGCTGGAGACGAAGCAAATGGCCTCCATGTCTCACCAAGAACCGCCAATGGTTCCGGAGCTGGGACACAGAGTACCGACGAAACAAAGACTCTGCACAGAACCTCAATATCTTCTGGAACATCGACACAGGTGGCAAACGGAAGACATACTTCGCCAAGAGGCGCGGTAGGCGCAGGTTCAGCGACTGCTGGAGATACCGCTCTTGGTCTTCATGTTGCACCTAGGTCGGCAGATGGAAGTGGAAGCAGTTCGGAAAGTTCTTCCTCAATTGGAATTCCGGTCAGAACCGCCAGTGGTTCCGGACAGGGTTCAGATTCATCCAACGGTCTACATACTGCTCCGAGAACATCAAGTGGCTCAGGTGTCGGTGGCTCATCCGTTTCAATTGTCACAACATTCATACGAACTGCATCAGGTTCTGGATTTGGGACTTCTGCAACCACTATTCTGTACTCAAACATCAGAACCGCTAATGGCTCTGGTTCTGCAACAGCTGGGGACACCGCTTTAGGGGAGCACATCGCCCCACGAACCGCAAACGCATCTGGTCAGAGCAGTGAACTTGTGTCTCAGCAACTTAGAACTGTTTTCAGAACTGCTTCTGGCTCAGGAATCGGTGGCTCTAGCAACTTAACGCTCTACAGCAATATTCGTTCGGGAACAGCTACAGGTGGAGCGACTGTTGGCGATAGTGCAACAGGTTTGCATACGGCGCCAAGAACCGCATCTGGAAGCGGAACCAGTTCTTCAACCAACCTGAGTGAAGTCATCACATTCCTCAGGTCGGCGACAGCTTCTGGTGGGGCAACAGCTGGTGATTCAGCAGTAAGACGTGTAACGAATATTCGCACTGCAAGTGGCTCTGGTGTATCCGGACAAACAGCATTGTATGACGCAGACCCAATTCAAGGAATCACAGCTGGATACTGGGGTCTTCAGGCCCTTGTTAGTTGAGATGAAGTAAACTAGGAGTAATCATGGCAGCATATACACGCAAACAATATTCGGGCGCGGCTCGCAATACGACTACAACAACACTCTTAACTAACGTTGGGACAACTGTTGACATTGCGGCGACCACTGGATGGCCATCAATTGCTGGCATCCCTTTCTATGTTGTCATAAATCCGTCTTCACTCACTGAAGAAAAGTGTCTTGCAACCATATCTGGTTCAACACTCACTCTCGTTAGAGCCCAGGATGACACCACCGCTTCAGAGCACCAAATTGGCTCTGTCATCTACCCAGTATTTACAGCTAACGACGCTGATGAAGCAAACGAACTTGTAAGCAAGTTAACGACAAAAGGCGACCTGCTTGTAACCGACGGTAACGGTCTTTTCAGACTTGGCGTTGGAACCGACGGATACTTTCTCAAGGCAAATAACTCGGCATCGGTTGGTGTTGAGTGGGCTTCAATTCCGACAATCAACAACCTGAACGACATTGGTGACGTAACAATTAGCGATGCCGAAGAAGGGGATTTCCTGGTTTACAAGAACTCCGCTTCTGCTTGGATTAACGAAACAATCCACTTTATTACTGTTTCGGACACGGAGCCAACCGACGAGGTAAGAGTCGGTGACCTTTGGTACAACTCAAGCGAGCTTGAACTCTATACATACTATTCAGGTTCGTGGCAACAAGTTACATTAACTCCAGAGTTCCCATTGCTGGATGAACTAGACAACGTATACATAGATGCTGCAGCCGAGGGAGATGTTCTTGCGTTTGACGGTTACGACTGGTATAACGACTCAGTAACAAACTTACTTGGTGGAACAATTAATGCGACTACAGCAGAAACTTTGGAGACGGCACGAGTAATCTCTTTATCGGGTGATGTATCGGGTTCTGTGTCTTTCGATGGTTCGCAAGATGTTTCCATATCAGCAACAGTCCAAATAAATTCAATTACCCTTGGAACCGACACGAGTGGAAATTATATGTCTGACCTTACGCAGGGAACAGGCGTTTCGATTACACACACCCCTGGCGAAGGTTCGAATGCGACTATTGCAATTGGACAGGCAGTTGGAACTTCATCATCGGTGCAGTTTGCTGCGATTACTGCTCCACTGATTGGAAATGCTTCAACTGCAACTACACTGCAAACAGCAAGAAATATTGCTGGACAGTCATTTAATGGTTCGTCAGATATATCTATCGCGCCGACAGACTTAACTGGAGTTACGTCTACAGCTGCAGAGCTAAACATTCTTGATGGGGCAACTCTTTCAACTGTTGAACTCAATTATGTAGATGGTGTAACCTCTGCAATTCAAACACAATTGAATGATAAGGCGCCACTCGCTAGCCCGACATTCACTGGAACTGTTTCTGGAGTTTCGGCAACGATGGTTGGTCTCGGCAACGTAACCAACACATCAGATGCGAACAAGCCAGTATCTACAGCAACGCAAACTGCGCTTGACCTTAAAGCACCGCTTGCATCTCCAACATTTACTGGGACGGTAACGCTTCCAGACAACACTGTTGCCCTTGGTGTCAAAACAACTGGAGATTACGTTTCATCTCTCGTTGCAGGTACGGGCGTAACCCTCTCCAATAACTCTGGAGAAACGGCGACTCCGACTATCGCAATTGGTCAGGCAGTTGGAACAAGCGCATCTGTTACATTTGCGAATTTGACAATAACTGGAGACCTGACGGTTTCTGGAACAACGACAGCAATTAACACCACAGAGTTGATGGTTGACGACAATCTCGTTGTTCTTAATAGCAACGTGACTGCAGCCCCAACGGAAAACGCTGGGATTGAAGTTGAACGTGGTTCTTCGGCGAATGTTGCGCTTCGCTGGAACGAGACATCTGACAAGTGGGAAATCACGGAAGACGGTAGCGCATATTTAGAAATTGGAACTACGGCTGACATATCTGCAGCATCCCTTACCAGCCTTAGCGACCTCCCAGATGTTTCAACCGCATATCAAATTGGTGCGACTGGTCCGGCTGGCGGGATAATTTTCATTACTCCAGATACAACTGGTAACTCTACTGGCAAGTATTTCGAAGTTGCACCATCTGCGTCCCAGGTTCAAAGAAGTTGGGCTACTGGTGGAAACCAATCATTGGCGGTTTCTGGGGCAGATGCAACCGGATTCGGCTTCGGTGCTCAAAACACGATAGACATTGTTGCTCAGTCTGGAAATGTTTCCGCAACTAGCGCGGCTGCATACGCATCCGGATATGAATATGGTGGTTTTTCAGACTGGTTCCTTCCATCAATTGATGAGTTACAAGAACTCTATGCAGTCGAAAGTTTAGAAGCTGGCACCATTCCTGGATTGCTTAGCAATAATTACTGGAGCTCTACGGAACACAGCGCAACACAAGCCAAATATGAAAATCTAGGTGACGGCGGACAAGGTTTTTCCGCAAAGAGTAACTCACTCTATGTTCGTCCAGTGCGGGCTTTCAACTCCCCTGCATCGGGAGATTTTCTAAAATGGAATGGAAGCTATTGGACCAATGACCCAATCAACCTAGGAACCGATACAACGGGTAACTCTGACAACGTAACAGAGGGAACTACAAATTTATACTTTACTGACGGAAGAGCACGAAGTGCGCTTTTGGCTGATAATGCTGGAACGGCTAGCGGAATAAGGTTTATTGCACCAAACACTGGCACCGTTGAATTGATAAGCCAAGAGGCAACGAGGTTCGTGCGAGTAACTTCAAACGCTGCAGTTGGTGGTGGCAAAACAGAGATACAAGGTTCAGCTCAAATTCTTGCATCTTCGTCCATTTCTGACCCAGGTCATCTCACTGTTGCAGGAAGTGTAACTGTGGGTGGCGGAGTTATCTTTGAAGGAGCCACCGCGGACGATTACGAAACGTCCCTTGTTGTAACAGACCCAACTGCAGACAGAACTATAACTCTTCCTGATGCAACCACAACTCTGGTTGGAACAGATACAACCCAAACTCTTTCCAATAAAACTCTTACGACGCCAACTATTAATGGACCAGAAATTACGGCTACTGGTGGAACTCCGAGAATTCATGGTATCTATCTTCCAGAACCACATTTCATCACATTTGAGGGTTCAACAACAGATGAGTTTGAAACAGTACTTACCGTTGTTAACCCAACTGCAGATAGGACTGTAAGCCTTCCGGATGCGAGCGGAACAGTTGCACTGAACGGTTCAATTGCTTTGGGAACTGACACAACTGGCAATTACATGCTGGAAGTAGTGGCTGGTACTGGTATTGCTATCTCCCATACTCAGGGGGAAGGTTCTACAGCTTCAGTTTCAACAACGGGTGTTCAATCACTCAGTGCAAAGGCTGGCAACTACACACTTGCGATTGGTGATGCTGCAGAGACAATCATTATTATGGACTCAAGCTCTGCCAATGACCTGACTGTTCCACCGGCTTCGAGTGTTGCATTTGGAACTGGTACAAGCATCACCGTTATTCAACGAGGAACTGGTAAGACAAGAATTCTTGCAGGTGCCGGAGTGACACTCCTCGCAACACCGGGTGTTTACTTGAGGGCCAGATACTCTTCGTGCACAATAGTCAAAACAGAAAATGCAAACGAGTGGTTTGTTATAGGTGACTTGGCGGCGTCGTGATTCCGGGCAATCAGGCAAGTGGTGGAAAGTTCATTGAACCACCAACCGCAGTAGTTGGAGCCGTCGATGCACTTGGTAATGCTCTTGTAACAATCACGCATACTGGGTACAAAGGTAAATCGGGAGCAGTTCGTTACAGGGTCATTGCAAGCAACGGAGTAACCGAAACATCTAGCTCGGCAAGTGTTTCAATATCTTCTGGTTTAACTGCTGGTCAAACCTACACTTTTACCGCTGTTGCAATTGATGACACATCGGCGACAGAATCTCCAGTATCAACAGCATCTAGTCCGCTTGTTCTCGGTGGGGTTCCTTCCGCACCACTCGCACCAACAGTAACTCTTCCAAGCACTTATGGAAATACTACGGCTGCTGTTTCATGGATAGCTCCAGCATCGATTGGTTCGTTAATCAGTGACTACACGGTTCAGTATTCTTCAAACAGTGGCTCAACATGGACGACGTTTAGTCGCGCTGCGTCAACTTTGACGTCGGTGACGGTAACTGGCTTAACCAACGGGTTCGCATATGTGTTTCGAGTAGCTGCAGTAAATACAATTGGAACTGGAAGCTACTCGACTGCGTCTAGTTCAATCACTCCGTTGAATAGCAAAATACCAACCCCTCAATTTGCGATGGACGACGATACACTAGGACGTGTTGGAATCAACTTTAGCAATTACTTAGAACCAGCCGACCAAACATATGTTGCAAACTCTAGCGGTGGATATTTCTACAACTATTTTGACTGTGCTGGCGGCCTTTGCCCTAACGACACATTCGGTACAAGTCAAGGCTGGACAGGACTTGGCTATTCAGAATCGCGTTCCGCATATCTAAAGGTTCAAAGATTCGGTTATGCAGATTCAGACACCGTTTTCTGTTCGGAAACTTCACCTGATGCTCCTCCTCCTCCTCCTCCTCCTCCTCCTCCTCCGCCTCCTCCGCCGCCGCCTCCGCCGCCTCCGCCGCCTCCGCCGCCGCCTGAAACTACCGCTGGGTGTTATCTAATTTGCATCAAGGGAGAATGTGCATGTATTTGATAAGGTTTAATCATGAGTGATGATAATTGGCAAGACATATCACCTAAAGCGGAGTTTGACCACTTTGCAGACTGGCTTACCATGGAAAACCTTGTTGGAGAATATGGGGAACCAGGATTCAGCAAGATGGTAAGGGAATTTATTTGGCCATCAATAAACCCTGGTTATGCGATGCCATTTACTTTTAACATGCTTAGAAATGATGACGGACTGCTAGTTGGTGTGTACATCGACTACATGATGGATGGAATCAGAAAGCCATGGGTGGCCATGACCCATCCAGACCATCAGCGAGAAGGAGTGATGACCAGGCTCGTTGGCTTGATAGTCGCAGATTATGAACAAGAATATCAGCGTCAATTTTCATTTAGCGATAGTTGGTCAGAGTTGAAAACAACTGAATCAGCAGCAAATTTTGTTAATAAGTTTGCAAAGACGGCAATTGAAAGCAGAACACAAAGCAACAACGAGGTTTAAGGTTGGTCTGCAAGCTACATTGTTTTTCAAATAACTTGTAGCACCAGTAGAGATAGCGGAGTTCTAAAATGAAGCACATCAATGTCAATGGTGTATGTATTTACAGGAACGCAATCGCTTACCCTTTTGAGATAATAGAAGCTTCAGAATTATTAAATATTTCCACAGACAGCAAGGGCGACTGGAGTCAATCAACGGTTATCGACACCGAAGGCAAAGTATTTATATCTGATGTAAGGACAAACCAACTAATGTTCACCCCAGCGCCGACCCAGAAAGGCGATGAGTCATCCGCAGAGGTCATGCTGGCAAACAAAATCCACGAATGCGTTCTGCCATGCCTGCAGCACTTTAATAACAAATTTGGTCTTAGCATTAAATCCAACTCAACACTTGGTTACCAAATCTTGAAATACTCAATTGGCGAGCACTATGTATCCCATCTAGACAATGGTGAAAGAACCAGACGTTATGCCTCGGCAGTTGCTTACCTCAATGACGACTATGAAGGCGGAGAGTTATATTTTCAGGATTTAAATTTTACTTATGAGCCGGTAGCCGGGGATGTTGTAATTTTCCCATCTGGAGCACCATTCAGGCATGAAGCAAAACCAGTAATAAGCGGCACCAAGTACTCCATTGCTAATTGGTGGTAAAAAGCTAACGGAAAACAACAGACTAGTGTCCATAAAAGACTGTCTTGTGAGATAATTGGCCTCATGCCAATTGTTTTCCCTGTTTCTCCGTCAACAAATGACAAGTTTTTTGTTGCGGGTAAATCTTGGAGTTGGAACGGGTTCCGTTGGCAGAGGTTTAAATCTGCGATAATTGACGGTGGGTTCGCAAACATTGAATTGAATGTATCGAACGAAGAATTAGTTGCTGACGGAGGCGATGCTTAATGGCTTATAAAAAAATTCTTTTCCGTCGCGACACGTCTACGAACTGGGCTAGCTCTAACCCGGTTCTCGCTGGTGGTGAAATCGGTCTAGAAACCAACACCAACAAGATAAAGCTCGGAAATGGTTCGTCACAATGGAATGTCCTTCCTTATTTTTATGGAAGTATTGACAACGCAAGCCTTGATGCGCTTGGTGACGTAGTCATAACGAGTGCACAAAACGGTGACTACCTCCGCTGGAACGGAACCGCCTGGATAAATGACCCAATAAACCTTGGGGATGACACTGTAGGCAGCTTTGTTCAGAACCTTGTCGCTGGAACTGGTGTAACACTAACCAACAACTCTGGTGAGAAAGCTACACCGACCATTGAAATTGGCCAGGCCGTTGGGACTTCTTCGTCGGTCACGTTTGCTGCTGTCACCGCAGGGGTTGTTGGCAACGCAAGCACGGCAAGTGCTTTGCAAACTGCGCGAACAATCGAAGTCAGCGGTGATGTCGCTGGTTCTGCATCTTTTGATGGTTCACAGAACATAAACATTACGGCAACCGTTCAGCCTAACTCTGTAACCCTAGGCACCGATACAACTGGTGACTATGTGACCTCACTTGTTGCTGGAACCGGTGTAACTCTTTCGAATAATTCCGGAGAATCAGCATCACCTACTATCGCAATTGGACAAGCAGTCGGAACTTCATCATCAGTGCAATTCGCTCATGTGCTTGGAGACGTAACAGGAAATCTCACAGGAAACGCTTCGACTGCTGCGGCTCTTCAGACATCAAGAACAATATCTCTCACTGGCGATATTGCTGGCTCTGTTGCGTTTGACGGTTCTGGCGATGTGTCCATAACCACCGCCGTTCAGCCAAACTCTGTAGCACTAGGAACCGATACAACCGGAAACTACATGACAGAAGTAACCGGTGGCACCGGTATAACAATAAGTCACACCCCAGGTGAAGGTTCAAACGCAACAATATCCATTGGTCAAGCTGTTTCAACTGCAGATAGCCCAACATTTGCCGGAGCATATCTCGATGCAATAAGAGTTGGTGTCACAGATGCAAACACAATTGACACTACATCCGGTGGTTTGACACTTAATTCAAGTGGGGGAACAACAACCGTTGATGACAACTTGGTTGTTACTGGAACATTGACTGTATCTGGTTCGGTTTCCTATGTGAACACAACCAATTTGGAAATTGGCGACAACATCATCACTCTCAATAACGATGAAACTGGAGCCCCATCTCAAAATGCCGGTATTGAGATTGAGCGTGGAACATCAGCAAATGTTCTGCTCCAATACAACGAAACATCCGATGTATGGGAACTTACAAACGATGGTTCCGTTTACTCACCAGTCGAGACAACGGCAACAGTAGTAACAAAATTGAGGCAACAGCTGTGGCACAACGACGTATACGCGGCAACAACAGGACCCCTCACAAATTCTCCAACATACACCGATGGAAGCGCTGATAAAAACGGCGGAACTGGCGTTGGAGCAAAACTTACAGCAACAACTAACGGCGTTCTTTCTATCGACGGAGCACCAGCATCGTTGAATTATCGCGTCTTAATTAAAGACCAAGCTAATAACATCCATAACGGAATTTACAAAGTCACAGCAGCCGGTACCTCAACTTCGACATGGGAGTTGACAAGAGCAGTTGACTTTGATAACTCAACATTCGGTCAAGTCACGTACGGAAAATCAGTAAGAGTGGCAACTGGCGACGTTAACATGTTGCAAACTTTTGCTCTTACATCTTTCGGCAGTGTATACCTAAACGAACTAGAAGAAATGGTGCACGTTGTTGGCACCGAGCCTATTGTTTGGTCACAGGTAAGCGGCAAGGCCGTACTGGTGCCAGGTAATGGTTTGGAGATAACAGAAAATGTTCTTGCTCTCCCATCAATTGCTCAGTCAAATAGCTCGTCTGTATCTGGTTCGTCCAACTTCATAGAGGCTGTGAGCATAGACGGATATGGTCGCGTACTTGGTATTACAACAAATAATGTTTTAATTCCATTAGGTACAAACACAACTGGAGATTACGTACAAAGCGTTTCCGCTTCGGTCGGTACGGGAATTACAGTTTCTGGAACTGGCGAGGGTGCAAACGTATCTGTTGGTTCTAACGCAACACCAAATAACACGGCAAGCACAATTGTTATGCGCGATGGAAGTGGAAACTTTGTCGCTGGAGGAATTACTGCAGAGCTAACAGGAAACGCCTCAACAGCCAACACTCTTTATGTTGGTCGCTCAATTGGTTTGACAGGGGACATGAGCGGCTCTGTAACGTTTAACGGCTCCCAAGATGTTGTCATAAACGCAGTAGTCGCACCAAACGCAGTCACACTTGGCAGTGACACCAGTGGTGACTATGTTTCTTCACTCGTTGCTGGAACAGGCCTTACGGTATCTAGCGGAACTGGTCCATCATCGGTACCGACCATTTCAATTGGTCAGGACGTTGGGACTAACGCCTCAGTAACTTTCGCAAGAGTCACCTCGACATTGTTCGGAGACGTAAATGGAAACGTAACTGGAAACCTAACCGGAAACGTCGCAGGAAACGTAACTGGAACACTGACTGGAAATGTTTTTGGAGATGTAACTGGTAGTTCTGGAACCGTAACCTCAATAGGCACTCATGGTCTAGATGCGCTTTCAGACGTAACCGCTCCATCTCCAGCATCGGGCGAGTTCTTGAAATGGAATGGTTCTGCTTGGGTACCAGATGTAATCGATTTATCAACAGACACAAGCGGAAACTTTGTATCTTCAATCAATGCCGGAACAGGTGTTTCTCTAACAAACGGAACAGCTGCCGAAGCTGGTAACCCAACAATCAATATCGGTCAAGCAATCGGAACAACAGATTCTCCGACATTTGCAAACATGAGTATCGGTAATGCGCAAGTCAACGCAACAGGAATTGCCTATAGCGGCATAACCGGACTTGCAACCGTAACAGCAGTTGGTCACGGTCTGTCTGTTGGCGCAAGAATAACGGTTTCCGGAGCAACACAAACTGGATATAACGGAACTTATTCAATCACCTCTGTTCCAGACTCCACGACTTTTACATACGAACCAACTGTTGGGCCGGCAGCAAACAATGCTTCAGGTTCATTCTTGGTGTATGTTGCTGGTGCAATAACTTTTGAGGGTTCCACTGCTGACTCTTATGAGACAACGATTGTTGCAATTGACCCAACCGCAGACAGAATCATTTCTCTTCCAAACGCCACGACCCAACTCGTCGGAACAGACACAACCGATACACTTACGAATAAGACTCTCACAAGTCCAACGATTACAGGTATTTCGCCGATACTCACACTCGGTGGAGACTTGAGTGGTTCCGTTACTTTCACTAATCTTGGAAACGCAACGCTTACTGCGACAATCGCTGCAGACTCTGTTGCTCTGGGAACGGATACAACTGGTAGTTACGTAGCAAACCTGGTACAGGGTACTGGTGTAACAATCACAGACAACGCTGGCGAAGGTGCAACTCCTACTATTTCCATTGGGCAAAACGTTGCAACTTCATCCTCGGTAACTTTTAACACAATAACGGTTGACAACCTAGTTGTTACTGGTAGTCAGACTTCGACAAGTCAGGCAAACCTGAACGTTGCCGACAGTATTATTACGCTTAACTCAAATGTGACTAGTTCCCCAACGCTAAATGCGGGAGTTGTTGTCGAAAGAGGCACCGAGCCAAACGTTGACATTAGATGGAATGAATCAATAGACCGATGGGAAGCTACATCCGACGGTACAAACTACACAGAAATAGCTGCTGGCGCAACAATGACGGTCAGCACTACTGCTCCGCCATCGCCATCGACCGGAGATTTTTGGTTTGAGTCAGATTCTGCAGTTACATTCGTCTACTACGACTCGTACTGGATTGAAATTGGTGCTTCTGGTATCGGTGCTGTGACCCAGGATGCCGCTCCAGCGAACGCTGCAGACGGCCAGATGTGGTTCAAGAGCACGACTAATGAAATGTTTGTTTACTATGACGGTGCTTGGATTCTTGTTAACAGCTCGACTAACACTAGCGACGTGGAAATTGCGTCTATCATGGGAGCGTATTAAATGACTGGAGAAATCAATGGCTAATTCAGCTAAAGCATTATTTAGGGGTGCGGCTACTACGACTACTAGCACGATTCTATATACCGTGCCATCCTCAACTTCGACGATTGTGACAAACATAATTGTCACAAACACTGCTGCTACGGATGGTACTTTTACGCTTTCACTTGATGATGTCGCACTTGCATCTGCCGTAGTGGTTCCAGCAAAGGGTATTTTTACTCTTGATATCAAACAGGTTTTGGCTACAACAAAAACAATTAAAGGTGGCGCCAATGCCACCTCTATCAGCTTCCACATCAGTGGAATGGAGATTGCATAATGGCAGCTAACCAAATCCCTGCAGGTCTGACACCAATAACACCTGAGGAGGTGCTGATTGACCCAGTCCAAAAGTTGCGCATCTCTCAGCCACAGGCGCTGATTGACACCGACTTTGAATATGGTACCCAGATTTCCAAGTGGGAAAACCATACGAACGTTGGAGCACGCCCATTCGTGTATGACACTGCTTCCCCGATTTCGGGTATAACAGGAATCACGATGAGCACATCGTCAAGGACTGTTACCGTATCGCTTCCAAGCACTACTGGTATTGCTGTTGGAACTCCGATTTCGGTAAGAGACACATACCTTGCAATTGCTAACGGAAACTACTTGGTCGAGTCTGTTACTTCAAACACATCGTTTACATACACTGGCAAAGCCGTAAACACGGGCTCAGTTACATCAATCCTTGACGCAAACAAGACAATCATTTTTACTGGTAGTCTTTTTGCTGGTGCTGCAATTGGTGGGGCTCCAACTGTTTCTTATACAGGAAACGCAGTTTCCGTAACAACGACAATTCCTCACGGTTTGTCGATTGGTAACGAAGTTGCAATTACGGGTATAACCACATCTGGAACAAACCCTCCAAACGGTTCAAACTTTGTTGCAAGAATAATCAGCGCCACGCAATTCGTTGTTTATGTCCCAGCAACGCCAACAGGAACACTGACGGCCACTTCTGCTGCTGTATATGTTGTTCCGTCTGGTCAATTTTTACACAGACCATTTGACGGCGGTGTTATCTTTACGAATAACGGCACATCAAACTATGAAACAGCAGTTCGTCAAACGCGTCGTTACTTCCGTTACCAGTCAGGTAAGGGAATTCAGATGTCGTCTGGAACACTGTTGAAGCCAGCCCTTCAGGTTGACTCGCTCACTTATTCATCAGGAACTGGATTGGTGACTGTTCAGACAAAAGAAAAGCACAACCTTTATCCAGGTTCGGTAATCGTTACTTACGGTGCAACTGAAACTGGATACAACGGAACATTTAACGTTTACACAATTACTGGTTACAACACTTTTACGTACACGCCGGAATCGACTCCATCCGCAGCAACTGCTTCTGGCCCTTATTACATAACCGTAACCGGATGGTACGGCAATGAAAACCGACTCGGATTGTTTGATGACCAAAACGGAGTGTTCTTTGAGTTTGATGGTCAAACGCTTTATGCAGTTAAGCGCTCATCAACTTTCCAAATCTCTGGAAAAGTAACAGCGACTAATGGTTCGTGCACCATCACTCAAACAAATGCCGCGTTTCCAACAAGATTTTCAAAGCAGCTAAACATCGGAGACAGAATCGTACTCCGTGGGTCTTCTTACAGAATTACAGATATAGCAAGCGATACGTCGATGACAATAAGTCCTGCGTATCGCGGAGCTACAACTTCATATGTAATCTGCTCAAGAACGGTAGATGAAAGATACCCTCAGTCTGAGTGGAACTTGGACAAGTTTGATGGAACCGGAGCATCTGGTTACAACGTTGACCTTTCCAAGATGCAAATGTTTTACATTGACTACTCTTGGTACGGTGCTGGCGCTATTCGCTGGGGTATGCGTGCAACAAATGGCAAAGTAACTTACTGTCACAAGATTTCTAATAACAACATCAACTCTGAAGCGTACATGCGTTCAGGAAACCTTCCAGCACGATACGAAACTACATCAAACCCGCCGTTTACATATATGGCAGCATCGCTTTCAAACATTGAAACGACCATGACCGTAAACAGCACAACAGGGTTTCCAAACTCGGGAACGCTTGCGTGTTTCAACCAAACACATGGTTGGGAGTATGTTAACTACACCGGCAAAACAGCAACTACATTCACTGGATTGACAAGACAGCAAACAGGCAACGCTTCGCTTGCCTTGACAATTGCTGCTGGGTCAAACGATGGAACTGTTGCTTCTGCGGCCGGCCTTCAGGTTGGACAAAGAGTGAACGGAACAGATGTTCCAGACGGAACATTCATTCAGCAAATTGACGGCACCAACATCAAGCTGAGTGCCGCTGTCACTGGTGCAAACCCAACCGTAAACGTTGTCCCAATGGGTACAAACGCCGCGCTGTCTTGGACTTACTCAGCAACAAACCCAATCGGTGTTGAACTTGCATTCCCAACATATGCTCCATCGATTTCTCACTGGGGTACTTCAGCAATTATGGACGGACTATACGACGACGATAAGTCGCTCGTGTTTACGTATGGTTCAACCTCTGCCGTTTCTGTGGCTGCAGGAGCAACCAATGCCCTGCTTGCAATCAGAGTTGCTCCTTCTGCGGATAACGGTACTTCTGCAGGATTTGGTGAAAGAGAACTTATCAACAGAATGCAGTTGGTTCTACGAGCATTGGACGTAACCACAACTACGTCTTCGGCAAACTTGTTGATTACAGCCGTACTTAATGGCGTTCCATCTTCAGGAAAAACTTGGGCCAAGCCATACACGGTTACTTCGTCACTTGCTCAAGTGGCCGACTACGGCGGTACAACAACAACCGTCTCTGGCGGTGAAGTGACTGGTGGTTTCTTTGTAGGAACTGGTGCAAACTCAATTGACCTCGGAGCAGTTCGAGACCTTGGTAACTCGGTTCTTGGTGGCGGCGGCACAGCAACTACGACCGGCATCTTCCCAGATGGTCCAGACGTGGTTCACGTGCTCGTACGTAACCTTGGTTCTGCTTCGGTAAACGTGTTTGCTCGTCTTTCATGGACTGAAGCACAGGCTTAATCATGGCAGCGATTGACTTCCCATCGGGTGCTCAATCCGGCGACCAGCACTCAAGTGCCGGTAAGACTTGGACGTATAACGGTTCTGGTTGGATTTTAGTAACTATCCCAACAGCCATGTACACAACTGATTCAATAAGTGGCTCTACTCTTGTTGATGGAACAGTTGGGTTGCAAAAAATATTCAACGCTACGGCAGGCCAGATAATAGTTTTTAATGGCTCTGGAGTAGCAACTGCGGTTGACTCAACAGGTGATGTGGTAATCAACTCTTCGGGTGTTGCGGCAATTAGCTCTGGTGTCATAGTCAACGCCGATGTAAACGCCTCTGCTGCCATTGACAAAACAAAGATTGCTGGAACAGCAGTAACGCTTACGGACTCTGGGACAATTACGTCGGCAATGATTGCTGACTCAACAATTGTTGACGGGGACATAAGCTCTTCTGCAAATATTGCTCAGGGAAAAATTGCAGATATCTTGACAAACGCGCAAGCCGCAAGCTACACACTTGTACTTGCCGACAAAAATAAGATTGTTGAAATGGGTGTTGGTTCTGCGAATGACTTGACAGTACCTCCAAACTCGTCGGTGGCTTTCCCAATCGGTAGCCAAATACAGGTTCTTCAAACAGGAACTGGCAAGACGAGAATCCTTGCAGGCGCTGGTGTCACCGTGAACGCAACTCCAGGTGTTTATCTGCGCGCTCAGTGGTCAGGTGTTACGCTTCTAAAAAGAGCATCAGATACATGGGTGGCAACGGGAGACCTTTCAGCTACATAACTTATGGCCGTTTCAAGCAACAAACAAGTCGATTCTGGAGGCAAGAAACCTACAGCGCCAACGATTGGTACGCCGCTGCTCGCTACAGGAACATCGGCAAGCGTTGTTTTTACCGCATCTAGCTATATAGGCAAGGGAACCGTAACCTATAGGGCGACCTCAGACTCTGGTCAAACAGCCACTGGAAATTCCAGCCCAATCGTAGTAAGTGGAATGACAGCAGGAACAACAAGAACGTTCACTGTTGTAGCAATTTCGTCAACCGGAGTTGAGTCAGATTCATCCGAAGTGAGTTCTTCGCTTGTCATGGGTGTTGGTCCATCCGCACCAACAATTGGTACTGCGACTGGCGGTAATGCCTCGGCAACCGTTGCATACACCGCAGGAGCCACAGGGACGGGTTCTCCGACTTATACGGCCACTTCATCGCCTGGAGGGCTTACGGGCACTGGAACGTCTCCTATCACCGTCTCCGGCCTTACTAACGGCACCTCCTATACGTTTACTGTGACTGCGTCGACCGCCTTCGGCACTGCGACTTCTGCAGCATCAAACTCGGTTACCCCAGTAGCTCCACCTTACTTCCCGCCATTCTTTCCGCCATTCTTTCCGCCCTACTTTCCGCCGTTTTTCCCACCGTTTTTTCCACCTTACTTCCCGCCATTTTTTCCACCGTTTTTCCCGCCATACTTCCCACCCTTCTTCCCGCCATTTTTCCCACCTTATTTCCCGCCATTTTTCCCACCATTTTTCCCGCCATTTTTTCCTCCGTTCTTTCCTCCATACTTCCCTCCGAGGTTTAAGTAGAAAATGAAATCAATTTACGACATCGACCTCAAGTCATGGGATGGCGAACGAGATATTCTCAAGGACTCTGAAGGCAAGGTAACGCTAATCATTAATACGACTGGACACTGTGGAAACGCACCCCAGTTTGGAATTATTGAGGGTCTTTATCAGAAATACAAAGACCTTGGATTCAACGTTGTTGCTGTTCCCACAAATGATTTCTGCGGCGGTGGAGTTACCTACGGAGAGTACGCAGACGGCGTAAGAGATGCAAAGCACGCAAGGGATTACGGTGTCAACGAATGGAACGCTTCGTTTGATTTCTCTGAACTAATTGTTTCATGGCACGAAAAGCAAGAAGAAAAACAAAACACTCCACATGAGCTGTATCAAACCCTCATGACGGAAGACGAAAAAAGACTCAAGCAAGACATGACTGGAAACTTTGAAAAGTTCTTGGTTAACAAAAAGGGCGAAAGAGTAGCCAGAATCACCAATGGTGTGCTGCTTGAGTATGCTTACAATGATGGAAGATGTGAGTCTCCTGAAGTAGAGCTCCAAAAACTATCAGAAATGATTGAAAACGAGTTGGCAAAATGACGTCGATTGAAAACTACCTAAACAGTGAACACGCAGTGGCCTCAGAGGTCGTTCATCCGATTTCGCTTTATGACATACCAATTGCCTCTAGCGATGGAAAAGTGCAAGATATTCTGGCCAACAGAAAAGGCAAGGTAACCCTTTTATTCAACGTTGCTGCAGGTTGTGGCAATATTCCACAGCACGGCATTATAGAGAAGCTAAATCAGCGTTACAAGAATGAACCAGACTTTGACATTATTGCGATTGTTGTCGATGACTTTCAGTGCCATGGGTACAAAGAATTCCAGGATGGGATTGCCTCGTACTGCACAGTGAACAATATTGATATGTCGGTTGGTGAATTTGCCAAAAAGTACGCGGAAGAGAACTTTGGAACCACATTTGAGTTCTCAGAACTCACTAATGGCAGAGTTGACAAAGTTACATATGAGTCCGATTTTGTTCCAAATACGGAAATATCCCAGACACAGAATACTCTTTGGTACTACCTAACAGAGGGCTATAACGCGACACTAAATAAACTTGGTGTTCCATATACTGGAGAATCAGTGCCTTGGTCGGGTATTTCTGAAGATGTTCCAAAAGACGCAAAACGCGCCTTTCCAATTACGGGGAACTTCACAAAGTTCTTGATTGACAGAACTGGAACCAAAACCAAGAGATACTCAAATGGTTTCTTGCTCGGCGAAAGAGACGTCTTTGGCGAAATATATCCGTGGCTTGATGAGAAGTTTCTAGACAATGGTGAAAAAGACTGGAAGCCATTCGTAGGTCCAAAAGATGATGGCGAACCATGGATTGACCCACAGGTAAAGGAAAAGGGTGTAGACGTGTCCCTTGACCTAATCAGTCTTGATATCGATGAATATCTGGGGCTCAATTAAGCCTTAAGGGTGATGTAGTCTTATTCCGTGAATTCACCATGGAAGATAGAACCTGGATTTTTCGGCACTGGCCCAGAAAATATCCACGTCATAAAGAACTTCATTGATGAAAAAGATGCATCTATCATCTCGTCATTTGCTAGGACCATAAAAGAATGGTCAAATGGTTCGGACACGGACATCTTTGACGAAAACGGCGTATGCACTTATAATGCTGCGTATTGGAACAATAGGCAATGTACTTCGACTATTTTGGAGAGAATCAACAAAGAGGTGTACGACCTTATTGATTTCTATCTCGACAAGATGGCTGTGACTGCAGGTGAGATTTTTAATTGCAAACTAGAGAAACGGCCACCATGCATAGTTCGGTGGTTTGGTGGGATTGAACAACGCCCACATGCGGATAAGCAGATGAATGATGGCTCACCAAATCCGTTCCCAACATACGACATCAATTCGCTTTTCTATTGGAACGACGACTTCGAAGGCGGAGAACTTTACTATCCAGAACACGACATCGTCGTAAAGCCAGAGCCTGGTCTTGCCGTAATCCACCCTGGGGACATCAACTATCTACATGGTGTGAAAATGGTCACGAGCGGCGAGCGATACACATCCCCAGCATTCTTTACGGTCGAATGATATGGGACACGAACCTCTTCTTACCAATACGCCAAGAATAGGTTTGTTCGTTGACTACCTACCACAAGATGAATGGGGAGTAGTAAAAGCATATTGCGAGAATAATGAAGATAAATTTGAGTTTGTTGGTCATAACCCAGAGATTGGTTGGAAGAAAAAGACCCATTCTCTTAACCCAGAGATAACCTTCCAAACCTCTTTCTTGCCAACCAGGGATGAAATTAGTTCTGGTGGCTACATGACAAACGGGGATAATTACAAAATTTCCATGCATATACCAGCAGATGAGAAGGTTAACAAAATTCTGTCGTGGATGTTGATAAATGTCAGAGACACAATAAAAGACACTTACGGGAATAAGACCTATTTTGAAAGCGGTCCCTGGTTGTCGATGGCCAAAGAAGGCGACAATATGGGCCTTCACTGCGACGGCGTGTTTTTGGATAAGGCTGGCGCAGTCACTGACTTTTCATGCGTCTACTACGTCAATGACGACTACGAGGGCGGTGAGTTATACATGCCAATCCTTGGACTATCGATAAAACCAAAAGCTAATTCTTTACTGATTTGGTCGCACACTTGGCACGAAGATATGGCCCATGGCGTGAGGCCGATTATCTCCGGTACCCGCTATATGTCACAAGGATTCTTTACTACCGTATAGACTGCAGTAATGGATGAAGCGTTTGTGAAGGTTGCGGGTAAAAACATTGGGCTTTGACAGGATGCGCGAAAACCATTATCGAAAAATATACGAAAAGCGTTTGCAAAACGTTTACGAAAACATGTTTTCGAAAGACGTTATAGATTTTTGCGGTGAAGCACAATTTAATCCAAGTTTTTTTAGTTACAAAGAATCTGGCTTGGACACGAATGATTCTGCTTCACATAAACCGCATGAGAACGTAAAATACCACGTAAACAAAAATGGGATTATAGGTAAAGAATTCATAAGAAATGCTGAAATACTTGCCGCAGGATGCTCTTTCACTGCCGGAATAGGACTAAGCACTGGTCTCTCCTGGCCGTATGTCGTCGGCGAAAGAACACAACTTTCTTTTAACCAACTAGGAATACCTGGCGGCTCGATTCAGCAGATTACTACAGCTGTCTTTGAATTCATTAAGATTTATGGCAAACCAAAACATTTACTTTTCCTCGCCCCAGAAGCAGGTAGACAATGGATAAGCGTAGACACACCCCCGTACAGGGAGAGGTTCGCCTGGTCGAAAAGAGACCGTGAGTTTCTGTCTCATGAAAATTTCTTCCCAGGGCGCTCAAGAGGTAAAGAGATATCTTTAGATATTGTTATCCAAAACTCATTGAACTCTTTAAAGAATCTCCAGGATTTCTGCTCCATAGAAGAAATAAATTTTAAGTTTTACTCGTGGGACCCTGTAGATAATCGCGTCTATTCCGTACTTGGGATTGAAAATTTCATCAACCCAAATGAATCGTTAATGATTGACGGGTGTGAGCACGACGGAGATAATGTGGAGTTCTGGGATGAGGCTGTCGATTCGGTCCACCCCGGGATTCATAGGCAGATACATTTTGCAGAAGCATTCCTTCCGCTCTAAATCACGTATCTCCAGGTGGCGTATGGACATCTCCGATATGTATAGACTGGGACTATGGAAACCGAAATACTCAGCGACCCGCGCCTAGGGATTCTTCTCTACAAAAATGCACTACCAAAAGAATTGGACATAATTAATCGTCTAGAGGCGACTATAGGAAATAGTACGGTAGGTCTATTCAAGTGGAACGAAGCCCTTGTTGGATACTCGCAAAAAATGCCAGAGTACCGAGACTGTGTTGACTGCAAAATTGGGGAAACACATATTGAATACCTTCAACAGTATCCACAATTTGCAGAGCTAAAAAATATATATGCAGACACGGCTGGTGCCATACGTGCGTGCATGACTGATTACCAGAGTCGCTACAACATAAACATGGAATACATGGAAGCCATTAACTTTATTCGGTACAAAGAAAGCCAACACTTCCAGGTGCACACAGACCATGGGTTTTCTTACACATGTACAGTTTCTTCTGTCGGATATTTCAACGATGACTACGAAGGTGGAGAACTATGGTTTCCATACTTGGACTTGACATTTAAGCCCGAAGCTGGAGACATTGTTATGTTCCCGTCAACCTTTATCTATGCCCACGCAGCAAAACCCGTGATAAGTGGAACCAAGTACTCAGCGGTAACAATGTTTGACTACAACGACAGAAACCACGACATCAAGGGCAGCTACGATGGAGTAAAGGCTCCACTTAGTCAGTAGTGGCGGTCGTAGGAATCTACTCTCCTGGGGCAATGGGTTCAACCGTCGCGTACTCTTGCTCTTTGTACGGTCATGAATGCATATGGGCGTCCGAGGGCCGCTCTGACGAAACTAAGGCCCGTGCGGAAAAGTTTGGGATACAGGACGTTCTCACGTTTGATGCGCTCGTAGAAAAGAGTGAGTTCTTTTTTTGTATTGCAAAGAACTTCGACCCGTTTGAGCTTGGCCAGGAAATAGTTTCACGGAATTTCAAAGGCATATATATCGACCTGAACGCAATGTGGGCTGATTCAAATGACGCCGACCTTGAAAACATACTCGTTCCCAAAGGGGTCAAGTATGTGGAGGGAGCCCTACGCGGTTGGCCAATTACCGAACCATCAAGTGACGACATTGGCGAAAAAACAATGTACCTGTCTGGTCCGCATGCGGATGCAGTGAAAGATTTGTTTGGTGGTTTTTGGAGAATAAGAACGCTACCAAAATCAGCAAAATTATTAAACCGCGTCCTAGCAGAGGAGATGGCAATTCTTTATGGTTAAGGTGAATCTAAAACGAACACACGATAACCCACCAGAGATTCGACAATCCAGAATCAATCGTGACTGGATGGATGAAACATACAAAAAACATGCATATCAATGCCTGCCAATGACGGTAGCCAATGTGTATGGCTGGGAACTTGTTCTTCCGCAAGACGTTATTGCCCAGTGGGACGGCGGTAATACAGTCCCAACAATACTTGAAGGCGGTTCATACGGCGGCAGACAGATTGCCTACGGTGGAATAATCGGAATGGTTTCTTTCTCTGTCGGTTGGATTTTCGGAACCGAACCAGGGTACGAGACATTTATTGGTGGTTCGCCTAACTACATAAGAGATGACGCACAAGCACTCTCTGCAATCATTCCAAGTAGTTGGTGGCCCGATGAGTTCCAAATGAACTGGAAGATAAACAAGATTGGTGAACCTGTCTTGTTTGAGGCTGGAATGCCATTCATGTTTTTCTCAATATTTGAAAGTACCGTTTTGGAGAATGTTGAATTCACCATCGGCAACCTTTCAGATGACATGGAGCTTATGAAGAGCCGCGCAAAGTATGGCGATGTGAAGATGAAAAACAACGAAGAGAATCCTTGGACATGGACAAAAGGAATAAAGACTGGCCTTGACGCTGACGGGAATAAAATTGGACCCACTTTCAAGGGAATGCCAAAACTAAAAATTCCAGGACAATAATAATGTCGATGCTTGATTATAAAGATTTATTGATAAGAAATGTTCATGTTGTTGACAACTTTGCAACGAGTGACGAATTGTCAAAAATTCTTTATAAGTGCAAGGAATTCATTCATTGGGATAACACCTGGCAGGAGTATCTAGACGGTGAAAGATATACCGAAAGACCAGACTGCCAGGAACGCATAGACGTCTCATCTAGAGCATTGGCGCTCGTATCCGCCACGGTGGGTAGGAGGTTGTGCTTCTTGTATGAACCGTATTTAAGAAAGTACCTGCCTGGCTCGTATCTTAAAATGCACGCAGATGCAGAAGGATACTACGGGGGCAATCCAGAGCCACTCAGAAACTACGACCCAAACAACCAGATGTCTGAAGTCCTAAATGAGTACTCATCAATCCTCTACCTCAATGCTGATTACGATGGGGGTGAGTTGTATTTTGAAGAACTTGACCTGATGATTAAGCCGAAAGCAAATCAGCTAGTTTTCTTCCCAAGCGGCTCCGAGTTTAGACACGAGGTAAAGCCTGTTCTCAGTGGGGATAGGTACACCCTTGCATCTTTTTATACGACTGATAAGCTTGTTGGCCTGCACGAGAGGATACGTGAACTTTTATGAAACTTGGAAAATATGACCCTCTAATGGCAAAGAATAGGGCTGCACGATTTCTGACCGCGTCAATAGGGGAGATGAGTCAGTTGATGGCGAGCGAGGGTATGACCCCCGTGTATTCTGGGGAAAATACGCACGAAGAAGGAACAATAGAGTACAACGCTTTTAGGCTTATGTCAAACGAGTACTCCGCATTGGAAGCACTTAAAGATGGATGAGCCACAAGACTTCAAGATGAGCACCAGAAAAGGTGAAGCAATAACTGACGCCGAAGAGTGGGATAACGAGATTATTGAATGGGACTCAAGCACCGGTGTCTATTATGTTGCTGGTAAGCCTGTATCAATGTGTCAAGGTGTAGCAATGTTTGATGTGAAAAAGGAAAAAGATGAGCAGGTATGACCCAGTTGCCGATTTGGCGTATCGTTCAGAACAGCTTGCAGCATACTTGTTCATACTCGGGTTTGATGAATCGCGTTTTGACGAAATCACAATAGACGATTGCGTAAACGCAATTCGAGACAGATACCGATATGACCATGACACCGAAATTGATTCCAGTGTTAAGGACTATATAAAAAGACAAAATATCACACTGACAAGAAATGTCCGCCGTGCTTGGTTTGATGTGCAGGCTGCTCTATACGAGGTGACAAATGGAACAAGATAAAAGGTATGAACCTGAAGTTTCTTTTGATTTTAGTTCTCTTCAGTTTAATTGGGAAGAATATGCAGACCAATGCAACCGCGAAGATGGTGGTCACTCTGTCGCTATAGCCGAGTATCTTTTCAATACGGTTGGTATTGATAGAAGGAATATTGCCACCGGCGGTGCGAGCGATTATGAGTTCGTTGTCCATTATCCAAGACCAAATCTTTCAAGTGCGTATGGTCAGGCTCAATGGATGTCGATTCTTCTAATTCTTGGGATTATGGATATCTCAAAGAAGAAAAATGTATTGGCAATTTCAGGTGGTCTCGATAGGTTCAGATTAAAGGTTTTTAAGTCGATACATGGGGCCCACATTACCTTTCTCAACAACAAAAAACTTAGTCTGTATGAAAAGTTCCAAGACCCAATTGACGACTATGACGTCGTTACAATGCAGGATTTTGAAAAGCATGTAAACAATAAGTACGACATGATGCTCTCTTGGTCGCAGGATATGGAGAATCCACTAATCCCTGTTAGCGCCTTTGTCGACAGGCTCGAGGATAACGGGATTCTGATAATCCAAAATACCTCTGACAGTATGTTTCTGTACAACAATCACACAAAGGCAACTCCAATCTGGGGATACCACGAAGCGCTTAAGAGGATATCCGGCTGCAGCGTGTATCACGTTCCTCTGTTTTACGGAATGACTATTGTCGTCAAAGGAGAATCATGATTATAAAAGACAATGCACTCAATGATTCTTTGTATGAAGATGTATTAGCTGACAAACTATTTTTCCCAGAGTCAATGGGCTCTGACGAAAGATTAGCTACAGAGCTGAATTCGTACCATTACGAAAAGTCAAGTTGTTTTGCTCCATATATGTTTTGGGATGGATGGTGGTCCACTCCAGCAAACACATTAAGGAAGCGGGTCGTTCAGGCAATTTGGGAAGACAACCTTCCATGCGATACAAGCGAAATCCTCGGTATTGAGTACTGGACAAGAACCTATCTCCCAGGCCAGTATCTTGATGTTCATGTCGATGAAGACACCTTTCTTTACCAGGAGTCAAAGACTTTTAGTGGCCCATTGACTGGCTCGATATTCTATGGTCTCGACAATCAGGATGGTGGTTTTGTTGAAATATACAATAAAGCCATTTTGAAAGATGGAGAAAAACTGGCTATTGAGTCTGAAAACATCAACACGTTATTAGTTCCAGTTGAAGAGCGTGAAAGAATCGCCTACAAGGGTAACCGTGTAATCATTTTTGATACTGGCCACGTTGTCCATGGGACCACACCTGCAAAGAGCGGAATCAGGCAAGTCATGGTCACAAACGTGTGGCATCGAGACAATCCACCAACTGCGCTAAAATTAGGCGAATTCTTCTATGAGTGATATTGAGAAAATAAACCTGGTGTCGATTGATGTCCTTAAAACGAAGATAATCGGTATTGATAATTCCAAACTTCTGGAAGAGATTGCTGGTGCTCACGGAGAAATAGACGATTCGTTTATGGACGACAAGCATCACACATATTACGAAGATAGAAAATATCCATTTGGAATGATTGAGTCAGAAAAGCTCATTGACAAGTTGACGGAACGAGTTTCAACCGCGGTTGGTCGAGAGATGGTTATGAGCGACATATGGACACTGAGCCTTGAATTTGGGCAGTCGGTCTCGGCACACTCCCACAAATCAAACACGCATCTACACCCCGAAGAGTATTTCTCAATCGCTTACTATCCGTGCGCCCCAGACGGAAGCGCCGATTTGATATTTCTAGTGAATGCTGGAAACACAATCGAAAACTCCATAGAGATAAAACCGGAAACAGGAGATTTGATAATCTTTAATTCCTATTTAACACACATGACAAATAGGCATCGAAACAGAGAGGAAGCACGTTTGGTCGTAAGTGCAAATTTTGCACCGAAAGACCCTAACGTAAAACCAACCCAAGACTGGACTGCGTACTCTCGCTCCGCCGAAAATGAAAATGGTGGGTATGATAAGTTTTACTGTCTTAGGATTAACACCCCATTTGGAAAAGAAGATGTGAACCTTGGGATAAAAGGAAATGTTGCTGAAATATTTAATTCAACCGGGAAGTACTTTATAGAGAGTTTTACTAATACGGATACCTCGTTCGATGCATCGTTCTCTGTGGATACACCAGTAATAGCCGAAATAAGTATAAGATTTTCTATCGATGAAGAAAATGGTGATGTTGTGGGTTTGGCGAAGATTGGTCAGTTTGCGGAATATTCAATAGCCGGACATTTGTCATGAATCAATCAATTTACGACATACCAATCAAATCGATAGATGGGGATGAGAACATACTTTCTAGCCTTAAGGGTAAAGTAACGCTCTTTTTCCCTTTTGGTTCAAAAGCGGGGTACGAGCCAAAATGTAGTCGCATTTGGTCATACGGGAGAACTTCCAAAAATCTGTGGGAACTCCAGAAACTGCATGAAATGTTTGATGATTTTAGCGTTGTAGGAGTTCCAACTAACCAATTCTGGAACATGGAGCCTTTGGATAACCATGAAATATCTAACTTTATTAAAGAAGTTTACCCATTTGTGACTTTTCCTATTACGGAAAAAGTGGAAATCAATGGAGATAACGAACACCCAATATGCTCACATATGAAAGGGTATGCAAAAAGGCTTGTTGATGATACAAAAGCTGGAACCAGTCTGTCTGCTGCCCAGGGTCAAAACCTTGCCGGTGGGGCGGTGCAGAAAATACATGCTTATTACGAAAAATTTATAGTTGGCAAAGACGGCAGGCAGATGTACAGATTTAGATTTAGCGTTAAACCACTAGCAGAAACAGTAGAAACTAGCGAGATGGATATGACCATCATCCAGGCTGTACAATCTCTTTTATGAGCAATTTCAACTTTAATCCAGAACACCTTGGCGGCGGAACTGTAATTTTTAAGAATGCAATCAATATTCCACAAAAAGAGGCATTTGAGTATCTTGACAAAAAGAAGGATGAAGCTTTCAATAACTCGTACACGATTATTAAGGATGAAGACGGCAATCCACTCCACGCAATTAATAAGGGTGGGTTCATCTACGACCTAGAGGACATGGATAAAGCTCCAATAAGGATAGGAAGCTTGGATATCCCATTTTTCCAAGAATGTGAAAAAGCAATATACGGCGCACTTTTGCATTATATAGAAATGTTTCCCGCTGTCCTGCAGTGTCTCTGGTGGAAGAGCCCTGGTCATGTTTTGAGGTATGCAAAAAGCGGCGGTCTTGGATTTCACGCCGACAACGATGTGAACTATCGCTACGGTAGAGAGCCCAAAGAACAACATGCAACACGCAACGTTCTTTCAGCGCTTGTATATTTCAACGACTGCACCGATGACGAATCAGTTGAGTATTCGTTCTCTGGTGGAACCATGACAATCCCGTATTTCGATATAGATATTGCTCCGTCAACCGGCGCGATTGTTCTGATGCCGGCAAACTATATAGGTGCTCATCAGATAAACGAAGTAACACGAGGGGTAAGGTATTCCTACCTGACATGGTTTGCTCAGGGTTCGCAAGATGATGAGCGCGGATGCTCACCAGCGCATCCAGAAGAAACGATGTTCCAGAACAACGGTCAATGGTGGCTGCCTTCGATAATCAAGGATTATGAAAACCATTTAATTGAAAAGTATGGTTCTATTTCGAATGCTCCGCAAGAAAAAGTTGACTATCTAAGCAGGGCCGACGACCACTAAGTTTTTTTTGAGAACATCTTTTCGGTCACAAAAAGGTGTTTAGCAAGCGTGCTTGATGAGTGTATTAGCCCAAGTGGATTTGGTACGTTGAACTCATTTAACAAGTCGGCCATCTTGCCATCGGCAATGTCTCCCCAGAAAGCCATCATTGCTTCTGCTCCAGTGCGGCCGACCGTGTAATACTTGTCCTCGATTTGGCCTGGGAGTATGTTGTCTGCCCAATTGTTGTAGCCATCTTTTTCGACCATATTAGGTAGCTTGGCGAACTCCTGAACCATTATTTCAGTCCACCTATTGAATGCCTCGTTTTTTTCGCTCATTGGGCTATCATACACTGTATGAATCAAGAGCAGAAGTTCAACGATGTGGAGCCCAAACACCTCGGCGGTGGAGTGGTTGTTTTTAGTGGAGCCATCTCTTTCGACAACGATTGGGCAAGCGCATTTGCAGAAAAACAAGTCGCGGAAGAACGCGCTCAAATGTACGAAGAGGCAATAGACCCAGAGACAGGTGAACCTGCATTCATAAATAGAAGTGGGTACTATTTTGATGCCGACGGAGTGAATCAAATGCCTCGCCGCGGTTCACGAATACACCAGAATCCAGATGAGGACATAAGTGATTTTCTGGAGTTTGTGGAGAAATCAAAAGACGCATATCTACTCAAATACTTCTATCTTTTCCCCTTGGCATACAAGAACGTTTGGTGGAAAGTAAAAGGTCACCTGGTTTCTTATTCTGTGGAGAATGGTGGTAAGTTTCTTGGGCCGCACTCCGACACGAGTGCCGACTATGCCTATGGATTCCCTCACCCACACGACCAGCTGGCCACGAGAAACACAATCTCATGCATTGTGTACTTGAACGATAATTTTGAAGGCGGGCATCATTACTTTAATTATCTTGACATTGACTACAAACCTTCCGCCGGCGACATATTGATGTTCCCGTCGAACTACATGGCTGCTCATGAAGTCAAGGAGACTACCGGCGGTAGTAGGTACACGTATCTTGGATGGTATTCCCACGGAACACCAAACGAGGCTGTTAACGAGCACATAGTTGACCCAGTGGAGTCGCCTGAGTTGGCAAAAACCGCAACCAATGTGTACATGCCAACACTTCGCTCCGACTTTACTGATTACCTAAATAAGGTCGACCCAGGAAAAACTTCGGTTGGTCACAGCCTGGTTGAAAGTATGCACTCATGATTGTGAAGCATCTTGGGAACGGGGTAATGCTGTTTGAAGATGTGGTAGACGCATCCAATTTCGAGGCATATCTTGAAAGAATTTTTGCTGAAAATCTAGATGCAACGCATGGCGTGAATGTTGAGTCATTAACCAATGATGGCGGTTACGCGGTTACGCAAGAGCACGTATTAAAAATGCCAACCAGGTTTAATGGACTTTCATACGGCTCCGAATTCACAAAAGAAATAACAACCTTGATTAATGACGGCATTTATAGATGCCTAATTGAATATTGTCGCTCGTTCCCAGTAGCAATTGAGTGTATTGGCTGGAGAACAGGTGGGCAGATTGCTTCGTACTCAATTGGTCAAACTATTGGACCGCATAGCGACTGTGCCCTACCTTACGACAAGGAAGGGAATGTTCTGAACACCTTCCCGCTCCACAACACCCTTACTGGTTCAATGGCCCTCAATGAGGAATACGAGGGAGGAAATATAAGATTCAGGCCGTGGGGTATAACCGTACGTCCAAAAGTTGGCTCGGTTTTGATATATCCGTCGTCATTTATGGGCTGTCATGAAGTTGAGCCAATCACATCCGGGGTAAGGAATTCTTATCTGCAGTGGTTCTGCCAAGGGGATGCAAAGATGGAGGTTCAGGAAGAAAACAAGCTAAATAGTCTTGCAGCAGATGTTCAGCATTCCGGGCAGGGTTATGTTCACGTTGGTATCGTAGAAAACACTTAGTACAAGCTGCTGTGTTCCCTGCCGCGCTGCTCATTGTCGTATACAACCTGGGAATGTGAATAAGCCTTCTTTAGACCGTTTTCACCTTCAAGCGTTCTGTTTTGATAAACCGGATTTGCTTTAAACATTCCGTTTGCGTCTTTTGCTGAATCACCATTCCCCATGAATTCGGTTTGCTTGCAGTAGTGCTTGTAGTCGTCATAAAGCGCATCTATGAAGTGTGGCCTACACCAGCCATCACATTTATCTGGTTCTGAAACGTTAATTCCAACTTCATCGTGACTGCTTCCTTGACTGAAGAATTCAAGGTATCCATATCGGACGCCCTTTTTCACTGGCTCAACTCCATGTGTTGCAATGTAGTTTGCAGGGAAGATAACAACATCCCCGGTTTTTGGAGTGTTCTTTATTCCGAGATATGGGAAAACTAATTCCCCACCAGTGAAGTTTGTGCCATCTAGTTCTGATTCATCTTCAACACAATCGTTAATGTAGAACATCACCGCCACAACTTGACGCATCTGTATTTGTCCACGCGGCACAAATCGCTCGCCACCTGTGGCCCTGTAATTTGAGTCGTTGTCGTTGTGTATGCCAAGGAATGCCCCCTCGTCATAGCGCATTACGTGACCCTTGGTTCTCCACCAGATTGTTCCAAGGACCATTGGGAATATATCTATGTACCGCAGGAGACACTTGTAAATAGTGTCTTCCCAGTATCTAAACACTTCTATCATCTCTGGCTCTGTCCCAGAGTTAACTACTTCAAGCAGTCTTACTGGAACCATCTTTACCTGTTCTGGAGAAAACTTGTTGCCATCTTCGTTTATTGCGTAGTCATTGCCTTCTTCATCCTTGGCCCACGTCCATCTTTGTTCGTGCGCGGATTTTGAGTTTTTATCTATATACGGTAAAAGCATGTCTTTGTCAACATCTATTGCTGCCGGGAAACGAATTACCCCACCACCCAAATCTTCAAATTGCATGTTAAAGATTTCGGACACAGTTTCGTCATTGCGGACATCTGGTGTCGTTCCGTAGAATCTGTTATCGCTATCTGTATTCATGACTACTCTCTCCAAAATTGAATCAAGCTAAACCTAGTCCCAGATAGGACTTCGGTAACCCCATGATAGTTCAGATTCGCGTCAAATATTAATGCTTGACCTGCCTTGAGTTTTATGTCAATATCAATGTTTGGTTCTTCCATTGTCCCAGTTAGGTAAAACTGCGTGCTCCCGCCCTCGTAGTCATCATTTAGGCATATAACCGACGAGTGGAGAATCCTGCCAATTCCGTAATCCTTGTCCCCTCCATCGGTATGCACCCCGTGTGATTGGCCTTTGACTTGACTCTTGATATTGCAGCTTTGATTCGGGAACGATGGAACTTCTAGTCTTACGCCAGTACTCAGAAAGTATTGATTTGTTAGTCTCTTGAATATCGATTGCAGAATTGTTGTAAGTCTTATTCCACCAACACAGGCGGAATCACTTATGGAATGTGTCGTAAACTGGTTTCGTTCACTTCCTCCACATGGCTCTTTCTTTTCGAGTAATTTTATGGAATCCATAATCCTCGCAGCAAGTCGACCGCTAACAAGGTTTACAATATATATATCGTCACTTATCTTTTTGAGATTCTTCATAATGAGGTTATGGTTCCGTCTCTGAAATTTAAACCAGAAAACTCCTCGTATTCATCTAGGGTGCGTTCTGTCCCTAATGCCCCTTCGCCAATTATTCGTTCGGTGAATATTCTCTTGTATTCTGTTCTGGATTCAGCATCCATCATCCCCCAGATTTCTGAAAAATCACCCCATATGTGGTGGCGACGTGTTTTGGCAAATGTCTGTTGAGAGTGATATAAATGAGACACATTGTGAGAGAAGGGCATCACCAGGTCGAATCCATGAGTAAAAGCCCTTGCGGCAATCAGTGGTTCCTCTCCCCAAAAGGCAATTTTTGGATTTGGTTTAACTTTTGCAAAACTTCCGAGTGTGAATATAAAACCGCCAGAAACAGATTTAATAAATCCACAAGTATCAAAAAGAACCCGAGCTTGCTGTGTGGGAATTAGGGTTTCCTTAAAATTTTCTACCTTCTCGCCAAACCAGATTCCACATTGATAAAACGGCTGATTGAATTGAATGTTTTCTTTTCCGTCGTCGTTGTATGTATAAGCTGGCGGATACTGAGTAATAAGTGGCTTAGGCAAGCCCAGGTTTTGATAGTAGCGTATATCGTTGATGAGTGATGCGTCCCAATTTTCGAAAAATCGCATGTGCGAGTCAATTTGAAGGTAGTAGTCTTCTCCGTCGTAAAACTCGTTTGCTAAATACCTTGCCTGCTGTAGGCCTATGTTTTGCGGTGCAATACTTGTCGCCGAGTTAATAGTGACCCATTCTGGGTAATCTGTTTTAACTTCTATTTCGCCATCAAACAAAATGCAGTTATGAATACCAAACGAAAGCTTGTTTGCTCCGCTCGCATTGGTCACTGCGCTGGCAACAGTTTTGTTTAATTCAAAATCCCTATAAGAAGGTATTTGTATGAATATCGATGCCATATCATTTCCATATAGCGCTTGCGCAAGACACACATATTGAACCCAAGGCTCTCTCTATCATTGCGGCATGTTCGTCGCTACGCCATATCTCGTCGAGTGTGCTGTCGTTCATGTTGCCAAAAGTATAGTCAAAGTCATAATCGTTACAGCAGAGAAACGCTTCCCCAAGGGCGTTGACATGCAGCCAGCCATATATTCGCCCAATTGTTCCATTAGAACAACCAACTACTCTAGTTTTATCGCCTTTGTTGTACCTCAAAATTGCTTTGGCATTATCAATCACTTTATGTTCTGCCAGTATCGCAGCCCTATCAATTAATGATTCCACTGGATAAACAGTGAGACCGGGAAATAGCGATTTAGCCAATGCGACTTGTGTCGGAGATTCTCCTGTCAAGGGGTCCAAATCTATCTTTGGTGCATTCTCGAGCATCTCCATCCGTCCGCCATTTTCTTCCATGTGCGGCGCGGTGGGTATATTTACACCTATTGAAAACGCTCCATTTGCTGTGTATTCTGGAAACGCTTCCATTGTTCGTAATACGTTTTGTCTTACATGGTCAAAATCGTATCTTGTGACTCCTGAACGTTCCTGCCATAAACCATCCTCAAATGCGGGAATGTTTAAATTGATTCCGCTTATAACGTCTTTGTGTCGTTGGAGTATCTCCACCTTTTCTTCGGTGAGATTGACACCGTTTGAAAGTATCATGGTTTTTAACCCATAACATTTGGCCAAATACAGCATCTCGTCCAAGTGCTTGTATAGCAAAATCTCATTGTAGTGAGCGGTATAAAAATGATTAAAGTTTGCTTCAACTACACCGTTTGGTTTTTCTTTTTCTTTTATCAACTCAGAAAATATCTTGTCCAATAAATCAACCGGCATATGCTTTGCTGCATGTGGGGGATTCTTTTGATACCTGACAGGGCAGAACCAGCACTTCGCGTTACAGTAACCGAATGGGTCTATTTGGGCATCGGTTATCTTGTACTTATTTAAATTCTCTTTTACTACCATTTGCCGAGCGGGCAAGCTGCTGCAGGTAGTTTTACTTTTAGTTTCATGAAGCAACCACATTCTTTGCACTGGTGGGTAAGTTTTAGCAAACTTGGACACGCTTCACATATTGCGTATCGCGCTGATGAAACGTCCTCGGAAACGTGTTCAATATGTGGGTTTACCAAATCCCACGGACGTGTGTCGCCGAGCTTTTTTTTATACTCTTGCCATGGACTTGTCATAAAGGCATCCTACATCAATATAAGGAAAATTTAGACAGTCGGAGGAGTGAATACACCATCCGTGTATCCGTATCCAGAAATAACCGTGAATCTTTCATCTCCGGCAAGACGTACCGCTTGCACACCAGACAAAAGTGCAGCAATTTTTGCTTCTTCTTGGATTGGTACAGGCTCCGACCAAGCCACTTCGCCATCTACAACAAAGGCAAACCATTCGAATCCGTCTGGTGTTTCTCGTGGGTTGATGAATCTTGGTGCGTCTGACATGTATTCTCCTGTTTATTCTAGGAATAGAATTTGCGCTTAACTACAGCCTATGAATAGGTTGGCGTTTCCACAACCGGCTTTGGCGTATATTTTCCATACAGATTGACTATAGCCATTGGTGACTGGGTTGCAGCTACACCAAGTTGCACAGCTCGCTCCACCTTCGTTGAGTGCTCCATAGTAATAGCCCCCAGTCCAGGAATATCCGTCGAAAGGAGTGCAAACAACTGGTGCAGCCGTGGCCTCGGTGGTCACGGGTGCCGTGTAACCGCACTTCCCGTCTCTGTAGGCTCCGTTATATCCGCCTTCACCTGTACATCCAGGACATCCAGCCGTCCAATACTCGTAACTCATTGTGCCATCGCATGAATACGTGACACCGTCCCACGAGGCAGTAGTACAACCGAAGCATGGAGGGGCTCCAGTTGTTGTAGGCGCAGCCGTAGTCGTAGGAGCGGCAGTGGTAGTCGTTGTTGTAGTCGTAGGGGCGGCAGTGGTAGTCGTTGTTGTAGTCGTTGGAGCAAGCGTCGTCGTGGTAGTGGTAGTTGTCGTTGGAGCAGCCGTCGTAGTCGTAGCCCCTGGAGCCACCCATTGAATACCATCCCATGCGCGGGATATTGCTGACACCCATGCCGTTCCGTTCCATACCTGGGGGGTTGTAGCAACCCAGGATGAACCATTCCAAACCTTGGAGATACTCACACCAGGAGCAGCGGTTGTAGCTGTAGTCGTCGTAGGGGCAGCAGTTGTAGTGGTGGTTGTAGTCGTAGTTGTTGCAGCAGAAGGCGTCACTGCCGACGATGACAATGAGTAAGGTCCAGTCCCAACACTGTTTGTCGCAGCAACACGGAATGTGTAACTCGTTCCGTTCGTCAGGCCTGTAACAGTTGCTGATGTTGCGGTTGACACGCCCTCAAAAAACAAGCTCCACGTTCCACCCGAGTCAGAAGAATATTGAACGGAATAATCAGTGATGCTTGACCCACCTGTTGATGCAGGGGCAAGCCATGTCAATCCAACTTCTCCACTACCAGGAGTTGCGGTAATCGTTACTGGTGCCCCCGGCGTAGTTACCGGCGTCACTGCCGACGATGATGTTGAGTAACTTCCAGTCCCAACACTGTTCACTGCTGCGACACGGAATATGTAGCTTGTTCCGTTCGTCAGACCCGTTACTGTGGCGGACGCTGCAGTTGATGTACCGTCAGCAAATGTTGCCCATGTTGAGCCCGAGTCAGAAGAATACTGCACTACATAATCGGTAATCGATGCCCCACCATTCGAAGCTGGAGCTGTCCAAGACAATGCAACCTGAGCATTACCAGCAGTTCCGAGAACTGTTGTTGGTGCGCCTGGAGCAGTAGCCGGAGGGAGCGTAGTCGTCGTAGTGGTAGTCGTTGTTGTAGTCGTTGCCGGTGTAAATTCTGGCGGGAAAAACGGCGGTGCTGGTGTGGTCGTTGTGGTAGTAGTTGTAGTAGTTGTGGTAGTCGTTGTAACAGGTCTTGCGGGAATTGCAAGAGTTGCAGTCACGGTCGGAGTGATGCCGTTAAACGCTCCACCGAGAGTTGCTTGGAAAGAGATATTTCCAGGGCTGGAACCGTAGGTTGAGTATGTATAGGTGTAGGTTTTAAGAACACCTCTAGCAGTTATTCCGTTTGACTCCTGGTTTGTAAAAGCCGCACCACCCGCTCCCCATGTGGCTCCAGCAACGCTTGCAACGGATGACAGTGTTTGAGCATCATTCCAGTTTGATGTACCAGACAATTCGTTCTGGGTGTACATCTGAGCAGTTATGGTGCTGGTTGTATCCAGACCTGACGCTGGAGTTGAAGCGGTAAGCTCAACGCCAACGCGCATCCTGTTGGAAGTACTAAATCCTGAGCCTGACGCAGGGCCAACGTATGCACCCCATTGAATTGCCATATTAGAGTCCTGTTACCTGGAACCAGATATCCCCAGTCGCAAGAGCGGTTGGCGTAGCTTGTTGAACGAACACAGTGCGAGTACCAATCATTGAAGCAGTGTCGTTAACAATATAAATTGCGCCACCCATTGTTCCGTGAGCAGTGCATTGGTAGTAAAGGACAGTAGGAGCGTCAAACTGAACATCCCAAATTAATGTTCCGTTCGAAACATCGTTGTTTGTTATTCCGTCATTGTACGCAGTTCCCGTAGAACCATTTACAGTGCTTTGGATTCTGAACGGATGAGCTCCCATCGTATTTGTGAATTTATATTTTTGCCCTCTAACCAGGTGGAGGATGGGGTCGTCTTCAGAACCAGTGAAACCTGGTCCTGCAAAAGTGTAGTGACTAGAACCATTTGCTCCAAGAACCCACTCCGCCGTATAGGTTGCTATGCCTGTCAAATTTGCAGTAATGGTTCCAGCGGAAAAGTCGCCAGAAGCATCGCGGGCAACAATTGCAGAAGCCGTATTAGCATTCGTTGCTGTCGTTGCTGAGTTCGATACCTTTAGGGCGGTTGAGATGGTTGCAAGTTTTGTGTCAACAATCGCAGCAGATGCACTGACGTCAGCATTAACAATTGATGTGCCAAGATTTAACTTGGCATAATCAATCGCAGCAGATGCACTCACATCAGCATTAACGATTGACGTCCCAAGATTCAATTTGCTATAAGCAATCGCTGCAGAAGCACTGACGTCCCCGTTGACGATGGTCCCATCAACAATGTGTGCCGAGGTTACAGAAGAGTCCGCAATTTTGTCGCCGTTAACCGCATCATCTGCTATTTTTCCAGTTGTAACGTTGAGGTTGGCGATTTTTGCAGTCGTGACTGCAAGGTCGTCTAGTTCCACGGTCTGGACAGACATTCCAGTACCGGTCATAACCCAGGAATTTTCCGCTCTCTTGATAAGGGTGAGCCTTGTCCATGCTGAGGCAACTGTTGTGATGTCGCCCTCGGCATACAGGGTCACCCCAGAGGCAGGAGAAATGGTTACCGAGCCAACAGAAGCAAGAAGAACATCGATTCTGTCGCCGACGGTAAATTCGACAGAACTGTCATTGGCTATCGTGAAAACAGCCGCACCAGCATTAGTGCTTTCTACCAATTTACCTTTATCTGAAAGGGCGAAAGTGTACGTCAAATCATTTCGAACGTTACGTGTAAAATTAAAATCACTTGCCTGGAGCGTGTTCAGCTGAAGCGCTGTCAGTCTTTGTCCTGCTGTAAATGTCTGGATTGTCATGGTTACTAGGGCCTTTATCGTCGATAGTCTCTAAATTATAACCTATTAAATTTATGTCAATTATTTACGTCAATAGATGTACCAATAAGCAAAATCATTGTATGGTCACGGTATGCGTCATTGTGTGTGTTATTTTCACCCCGAGCGGACGGGCATATTCAACAGCACCCAAAACGAGTTTTGATGAACTCCCAACATCTTCCTCGCCCGTTGAGCCGTATGTCTCATACCACTCACTGGAAAGATTGATTACCCATGGTGTTGTTTCATAGTCATACTCCACAACAACTGATTTCTCCCCTGTTAGCTGTTGTTTAGCTGCATCCACAACGGCAGGAAGAGTACCAGCATTAATCCCATAATACCCATTGTCAACCTGCCAACTAAGTAGTTCAACTTGTTTCGCAAGCGTGAAAACCGGAGGACTCAATTCTGTGTAACTGGTAAGCAGCAAACCATCATCGCTGTCAAGAAGTGAACCAGAGGAAATTTCATCTCCCAAAATAAATGGTACTGTCACCGTATCTAGTGATGATTCGTATCGTGTTACGGGTTTTGTTCCCGTAAATTTACACAACCATGTAAGCGTTTCAAAGTCGGCCACGTCAGGATTGACTAGCGTACTTTTTGTTGTGTTGTCCGAGTCGTTGTAGCCTTGTTCGATATCCAGATATGCGTATTTTCCCATTTGTTGATATGATTCATCCAGTCCATTTGTAAAAATATCAAGCAATCTCATAAATGGGAGGTCTATCCCACTGGTCTGTTCAAAGTCAATATCCAAAAACACTCTTGGTATATTCTGCGCCACGCTGCTAAGTATTGTGTTTTTTGAAGCAAATTCGTAATTTTGACATAGAACCGGCAAAGTAAAGTAGATAGGTGCGGTTGCGTCGTTTGCTGTAAAAGTTATGTGGATTGTCATTCCCGTTGTGCCAACAGGAGAAATCGGGATAATCGGGTCGCTTCTAAATATGAACCATTGTGGGTTTACAACTCCAACTGCGTTAACTACGGATGTCGAGCCCTGCACTGCCTTGAGGGTATTGACAGAGTTTTCTTCTTCTTGGCTAGAGTGCCCAAGACTAACTTCAACCGTTCCTCCAGATGGCATTTTTATACCACATGTAAAAATGATGGGTTTAGTTAAATCACTTAAACCTATTTCTGCAGAATCTAATCGTATTGTCCCAGTATGGTCGTCGTTAAGAATTGTTAATGCAAGTTGCTTGTTGGCCGAAGAAGTCCAAAGCTCTGAAGTTGTATCAACAGAAATGCCCATGTCATCGCTGGTCCATGAATTGGCAGTGCCGAACTCCGAAAGCGTGAACTGCGCACCAGAAAGCCTGTTGGTTATGGCGCCCATATTAAATAACGAGCACTTCCACTGTCGCCCTAGGCATCACTCCAGCATAAAGAAATTGATAACCAAGAAGGTTTCCATCGTCAGTTACCTCAGAGAGAAGGTCTTCATTTCCCTCCATTGCACCTTCTGCCGAAGTTGGTATCGATGGTGTAACGCTGTAAACGTAAGATACTCCGGCAATCTTGCTTGACCTTACAACGACGTCGAATATACGGACAAAAGAGTTCCAGTTTGGCCATTCCGCAACGGACATGTACGTTTCGAGGTCTGCGGCTAGCGATGTGGCAACAGTGCTCGCTCCGAACTCTGCATCAACAGAAATAGTTACAGTGAAATCGATGTCCACTGGAAATGCGTCTAATATCTTAAAGGTTAAACCGGCTGTGATTTTTTCAGCCACATCAGTGTAAATCTCATTTTTAATACTGGATAGAACCGGCATTCCGTCCTGGTCGCACATGAAGATAACAAAATGCCCTGGGTTGTCGCCTACGTCTGCGAGAAGCAGCGATTCAAGTGCAATAAGGCTTATAGGACCATATTGCCCGAGCACGGATGCTGAATCTGAGTAAGCAACCGAAGAGCTTCCAGCCGAAGCCCCAACCGATGCTCCAATGTAATGTCCAGAAGGAATTGTTGATTCATAACTAGAGAGAGACAATGAAGGAGTCACGGCTCTAACTATCTGAGAGTCGAGCTGATAGAGAGCTATGACGAAATCGGAATCCGCAAGAACGGTTGTTGAGTATCCGGATTTTTCAGCATTTACGGCACTCGCGGGTGCTTCGTAGGTAATCGCTTGTGTTAAATCGTAAACCTTGCATCTATATACTTCGGAATAGTTTGCAAGAATATAGTTCTCAACCTGTTTGGCCGTGGCGAGACAGGAGGAAAGCGATTCCAAGTAAGTAGTTGCCCTTTCAAAATATTCGGCTTCGGTTTCTGCTCTTGCTCCCTGCGTTACGTTCGACGCGGTCGCTGCCGACAGAACAACAGTATTTGCTTGCGACAAACTAAGAATTGTTCCGATGTCCATTGTTGGCAGGATTCCACCGATTTGGGATGTTAGGGTGGCGGTTACTGTCGACTCACTACTAACAGCAGTTGTATCGGCCGATAGAATAAATGGATATTGAACCGTTATGTCTCCATCCGTCGTTTGGAAGTAAACAATTGTTTCAGCTGGAACCGTTAGTCCATCACCGCTAAGGGTAAATTCAACATCCACAGAACCGAATGTTGCTTCTTTTCTAACAACACCGATTAACCTCATTATTCCTTCCATGAGGCCATTCGGAAGTCGGTTTATCGCTCCAGATGTAACGCCAGCCATGTACGCTGTTGATTGCAAAACTGCATCCTCAACCGTTCCGGAGCGAGGAGAAAACTCGGGCAATGCTATTTTTGCATAATCAACAGCCTCGTTGTATATCTCATCTGGTTGCTTGTCGTTTACTGTTAGGTCGATGTAGTTCGAAAAATCCGGAGATGCCATGATTACTCTCCCTCAAAAGCAAAATCGATAAGCAAACGAGATGAGCCGTTTTTATCAGGCCTGTCTTGTTCAAGTTTTACTATTCGAATTTCTGGCCAGAATGTTGAAAGCGTGTAATTTAGCTCGGATTTCCTAAATGTTTCAAAAGTAGAATCTTTTACACCATATGTTGGCTCAAGAGCCAACTCGCCCTTTTCGATTCGGCACGCAATAGCTACGGCCTGGTTATAGTAATCACGGGTATTTTCCTGCAACAAACCAACCCTACCCTTATCAAATACTATTGGGAGTTTAAGAGTGTCCATGACCGTTGTTCGCCTTTGTCGCTAGCTGCGTATTTACATAAGAAAGCAGGTTTGCTATCTGAGTGTCCACATATAGTTTATTACTTCCATCGGTGCTGTCGACTGGAGTATCTACATCTTTCAAGACTTTTGACTGAGTAGATTTACCTATTACGACAGGTTCTTCAAATTTACCGTCAAGGAATCCACATAAAATAGATTGACCAATCACTGGGTAACTTCCAAATGTTTTACAGGGGCCAAAAGTACTACCAGGAGCAAGCGTTGGTATGGATATAAATATCCCCCCAGAAACACGAACGACCTTACCCAGATACAGCCCTACAGGACGTTTTGCGCCAGCGTTACCCTTAACCGGGTTGCTAAAATCGTCTATGTGGTCATAAAAAGTCATGATTGTCCTACACCGCAACTACGGATACGCTTCCAACCGGGATTGGGATTGCTGGCTTGCTACCTGTTCTTGGCTTGATTGGGAGCCCTTTTTGATTTCGGGGTTCTTCTGGCGTTCTAAATGAGACACTTGCTGGGCCTGGAGAACCTTCAGTATAGTTCACGTCTGTGATTATGTAGCCACCATAGAAATAGTCAGGGTATGGTCCGCATACGGCCGTCATTCCTGGCCTCAAGGCACCACCGTTTGGCATTAATACACTGCAGCTTCCCGTGGCAGCCATAGGGTCTTGGTCGTCAGTATTGAAAGTGTGCCATTTTTCGAGTTGAAAAATGTTCGAGGTATCGTCCGAATCAATGAGTACTTTACTTAAATCCTCTCCAGTAAATCCTGGTACATATAATAATGGAACAAACCTCTTCCCCCCCTTCATCCAGTTCCCAAATTTCCACATTAGCCACTGATGAGAACCAAATATTAGAATGTTGTCAATTTCGAAAACCACATATTGATTGCCCTGCGCTTGGTCTTTCAAAACATCCCATGTTGATTTATTGTTATTTGAACCACCCGACTTAAATGTGGAGTGGACCGTGTTTGTTTTCTGACCAATAAACCCCATACCAAATTTTTTGGCAGCTGCGGCTGCGTATTCGTAGGCCGTTCCACCGCTTATCGTTCTCGGAAGTTTATCTCTGCGCATTTGCTGTATCCCTTTATTTCTGGCAGAAACACTGATTATTGGTGAACCACCCTCCCCGGGTCCGGAATTAACAGCGGCTATTTCGTAATTGCGTCCTCTGTAGGTGATGTCCCTTCGTACCACAAAATAGTTTTTATCCATCATGTTGTAGCCATTATCCATGACCTTGAACGTGACTTCTGAGCCCATGTCCATCTTGTAGTCAACTGTTACCTCGAATAAGTTTTCCTCGAAATACTTTTGGGCTGCTCCAAATAAATCTGTTACTTGCAGTATTCCGCTGAGATTTCGTTTGTTCTCGTCTGGATTGAGAGATACTGGAAAGTATGCGTCTCCGGCTACTATTCCTGCCGCTTTTTGAGATTTCAAAATAGCGAGTTCTCTGGCAATGAGAACGTTCTGATATAGACGCGCTGGGTGTACCGGTGGTTTTCCGGCTACCTTAAATGCAAATTTGCCGAAATGCCTATTAGAAATTTGATACAAATCTATGGCTTGTTTTTGAGTCAATTTTCTTCCGTCATCCGATACTTGCGGTATTAAAGCAAATATCGGAGTACCATCATCAAAAACTGTCGGGTGAAGGAAGCAAAAAGATGCGTCAACTTTTCCGCTGACAAGAAGAGACAATGGACGGGTGCGAAGATTTATATTTCCATAAGCAAGAATATATGACGCACTTATTTTTGCTTCGTCAGCAGTTGGATAATCAGGAAACATCGTAAGTGTTTATCCTTTAAGCGCTGCCGCAATGTCGTCCGGGTCCACTCCTGGAGTCGTAATCTTTTTCTTAGTTATCTGAGTAATATTCCCATACTTAAACCTTGGGAGTTGGATGAAGTTTTTTGATGAAGGTAGGTACTCTGTTAGGGAAACATCGCACTGAGCGCTCACTGTTCTGCCAGCTAGGTTGGAGCGCGCATGAGTAAATGTCATGTTGTCTATGTACCAAAAAGAAGAATCTAATTGTTTATGAACTGAATTAAAACTGACCGGTATTCCGTTGTCGGCAAATGCTTGAACATAGGATATTTCATCATCTACGGCAGTAAAGAAAGAGTCATCCGCGTCAGTAATGATGAACTGAAAACTCGCCTTTCGTGCTTTACCACCAGTCACATCAACGATTGGTGCTAAATATGGTCTCTGTATTTCGTTTAGGTTAACGCCATAGCCCTCATGGGTAAACGATGCCGGAGCATAAAGAAACAGGTATTCAAGCGGTTTTTTCCCACGGACAAACGAGTTTATTTGATTCATTGCACGAAACGCTGAACCGTTCCTAGCTGTTCTTTTGAGAGCATTAAAGCTGATTCCGGTATAAGTCGATTGTGCCACTGGTCTCCCTGTCACTGAAAGTGCCATGATTACATTCTCCTTCTTTCGTTCTTTTGCATAGCAATAATTTCGTTAGCGACTTCCCTTGCTGTTGCTCTGGCATCTTTAGACTCAACAATGGTAATTGATATGTTTCCGCCGTTGTACGTGGTTCCAGTAGGTGACATGTTGGAACTCATCGGACTAGATGTATCTCCAGATGGTGCAAGTGAAGGAACAACATGAAGATGCCTGGAACTAGCGGCACCGTGGAACTCAGCAAAACCTCCTGACGCCTTAGCTAGCGACGCGTACTGGCCCAGGTTCTGTCCTGTAAGGTCATACGCCCTTCCGGCTGCATGGTCGCTACTTGGAGAACCTAGGTTGTTTGTTCTGAATGAGCTTGTTACGGTGCGTTTTCCGGTCAGTTTTGAGTTCATAGCATTATGTGCCGACATTGTGGCTCCAAGCGCTCTAGGGGCTCCTGTGTCGCCTATACGGCCACGTCGTGGGGACCGTGTGTCTGGTGGCGAGAACTGTCCAGTGGCAGGGTCGAATTTCCAGTTCCACCAGTTTGGAGCCTGATTCCACCAGTCTGGCGAATCTAATGTTTGTGCAAAAGCCGCACTGACGGCAGCCGAGAAATCTTTCTCCAACTGGTCCCTATCAAGTTTTACTTCGATTAAATCCTTGGCTACGTTCTCAAGCGAAAGCTGACCTTTGCCAAACGGCGAATTTTTCGAACCACCATACAAAAGCTTGTTGAGCATATCCGTGGCCTGACCAGCGGTCTTGCCCTGAAGTTTGGTTGGGTCCAACACAAATTCTTCAATTTGTTTTATTTGGGCTGCTGCAGCAGCTGCAGCTGTTTTTTGTTCTTCTGTTGCTCCGGCTGCGCTTCCAGCTTCTACGGTGCTCATAAGGTTCAGTGTTCGACCTTTGATTTGATTGCGCAACAAGGTTGGGTCAACACCCTGAATGTTTGCTCCCAGTAACTGTGAACCAAGTTGATTTGCAACTGTTTCGGCAGCGCCTATTTTTAATTGAGACGTGTAATCAGCGCCCAGTGCCTGTGCTTCTGCGGTCTGTGTTACACCACTCAGAACCCCTCCTTTTTGGAAGTATGCACCGGTACCAAAAGCCTCGCCACTACCAAATGACTTTATTGTTTGGACAATGTTTGAGAGCGGAGAGTTGGGTTTTTTGTAATCTAGATAGTCGCCAAATTTATTGAGATAATCAGCCATTGCGTCTGCGGAGTTATTCCCACCTCTTAGAGTGTTTCCCGCACCCTGCAGTGAGTCCTTTATCTCTTTTCCTTTTTTGTACTCGTTATACACACCCTGAGCACCAATGCGTATGTCCTTAAACGCATCTTTCATCTGCTGGGCTGTTTTTGCCATTCCAATACCGAGCTTCTTGGTGATGTCAGCAAGGCTCTGGGTGCTGTCATACAGGTCTACGTTTTTGCGCATTGCCAAATCAAATATTTCGGCAGACGTCATTTTGGTGGTTCCACCGAGCGCTTTCATTACGCCGTCGAAACGGTTGAACATTGGAGTTAATTTTTTTTGTTCTTCGACGTTTTTATCCAATTGTTCTTGTGTAGAGGTGTAATTGCTACCAGTTGCAAGGCTTAATGTATTGCCGGAAAGAATTGCACCAGGACCAGTGGAGTATTGAGCGAGAACTTTCTTTCTTTCCTCTTCTGTTTTTGCACCTCTGAAAGCATCGGCTAATTTACTAGTATCCGCCATCTTCTTTCGTGCAAGATTTGTGGTACCTATCAACGCTCCTTCAACAGCTTTCGCAGCTATTCCAGCAAGTTGATTCATGCCAATTTTCTTGACCGCATCTTTAACCATTTTGCTTTGGTTTGCTTTTGCTTTAAAAAAACCAAACGTCGCACCTAGTAGAGCTCCTGCAGCGGCACCGAGTGGTCCACCAACCATCATTCCAAGTGCCGCGCCACCGGCAGCACCGGAAGCAACACCACCCATTTTTGTTTTTGCTGACATTGCGCTTCCTAGTCCAGCAGTGGCAATACCAAGAAGCGGATTTACCGCCATCATTCCAGCACCAGCTTGCAGAGCGCCCATATTTTCTTCATTGCCAAATCTGCTAGCCGCGTAACCAGCAGCCATTGCACCCATACCACCAAGGCCGCTGAGATTTGCTTTTGTTGCAGCCTTCATTGCCTTCAGTCTGCTGCCCTGCATCTTTACGCCTGCTGCAGCGGCTTCTGGATTATTCTTCGCAAAAACAGCTTGCTGATTAGCTAGAGACATTTGATAACGGTCTCTCATGTTCTTGCCGGTGACCAAATTCTTCAGTTCTGTACCGAAGGTTCCGCCTTTATACCCTTGACCAAATAAGGTTCTACCTCCCAAGTATCCAAGCTTCCCCTTCAGTCCAATGTCCCTGATACTTCCTGGACCAGCATTAATCACTCGACCTCCACCAGCGGCCGCAGATGCACCAGTTGTGCCGCCACCTGACATTGCTCCAGTTATCCCGCCACCAGAACCTCTCCAAAATGACTTAAGCGCTTGTGGGGAATTCTTTAAGGTGTCTTTTACTTGTAGAGCCTGACCTTTCATCGTTGCGCCCGTGTTTGGCAAAAATGATTTCAGACCACCTTTAGTTTCCGCATATAGGTCAGATGCCCTCTTGCCCTTAGGACGTAAAAATGACATCAATTTTTGACTTCTGGTCATACTGTCTTGAGCTGCAGAGTTCAAAAATTCGGGCGAATTCCACAGGCTGTCAGCTGCGCGTCCAGCGGTAGTGTCGCTATAACCCAGTAAGCGTGCAAAAGCATCTGATTTTTTGCTTATATCAAACCGTTGAGATTTGTATTGCTCTCTGGTTGTCGCTGCGCCCCCAGCAATTGGTAATCCAAATGAGTCATATCTTTGACCGCGGTTTATTTGTGGAGTTCTCCCTCCTCCACTACCAACTCGTCCATCTGGTGCAATCAATGGTTCGTATAGGGGACCGCGAGATTCAAGGTCACGTAAGTCGTCGCCCCTATTATTCATTATGTATCTTGTTCTATCTCGCATGTAGTCGGCTTGTGATTGTCCAGGCAAACGCGTAGGCATCTTTTCGATGTATCCATAGTCATCGACCGACCCACCCTTCATGCCGCCCTTCATTGATGCTCCGCTTGCCGTGGTTGCGAGTTTGTTTAATGCTGTTGCAGCTGCATTGGAAGCACCAGTAACAGAACCTATTCCAGGGGCAAGACCTGTTGTTAGAGCTTCTGATGCAGCACTTGCGGCTACGGCCATTGCACCGCTTAGGGATGTTCCACCACCTGCTGCGGTTGCTGCTCCGCTTGCATTGCTGGGCATTGGCAGTCCTCTAGCAGCCCAGTCCATTTCGCTGACTTCGTTGTATCCAGGAATACCACCACCACCACTTCCCGAATATCTCCTTTTCCTTTGTGCAGCTCTGGTACCTTTAAGCGCCATTCCGCCCATTGCGAATATTCCTATAGCAGAACCTATTGGGTTGTTGGGACCCGTTAGCATTCCAAAAACTTTGTTCACCGCCGAAACTATTTTTGCAATAGCGTTAAGGACGGTTGTGATAACCGGCAAGGCTCCAGTAAATGCTTCTTTAAAAGTTTTTGATAAATCAAAAAATCCAACAACAATATTTTTTAGGGCTTCTCCGAATTTAAGGAAGCTATCCTTGTGCTTCACCGCTAGCTCCCCGATGTTTCGAGCACTTTTACCAATCTGTTTAAATATTTCGAGTATTGGTTCACCAAAAGTTTTGATAACAATGGTCCCACCGTCACGCATTTTGTCCAACGATGTTGTAACCTGATAAAAATATCTTTGTAACTGATAAAAGATTCCGCTTATCCTTTTAGAGAAACCCTCAGTTGTGGGAAGGACCTTCCTGATAAGCATGACTGCAAACTCGCCGAGCTTGTCAACAGCAGTAACGAGTGACTTGAGGAATGGTCCTTGACCAAAAGCTACAAGGTCAGAACTAATCCGTCTAAAATTCTTGGTCAAGCTAGTAAATATTGCATGCATTGCCTTCTTGACTGGTTCAAGCACACGCTTACCAACATCTGCTAATTCAACAAAAGAACTTGTTAGGTAGCTTTTGAATTGGGCGAAAAGTGTTCCGGCAACATTGGATGCAGCACCAGCAACACCAGATTTTTCTGCAAGTGAACCATCAAGCAAAGCCTCAATAAATTTATCTTTATTGCCAAATCCACCACCACCCTTTTTGGCCAAATCAGCCAAAGCTGGGTTTATTTGTTTGATTGCATTAATTGCTTCTGTGGACATCTGCTTTGACGTTCCAGTTTGTTTTTTCTGGATTAAACCAATAGCATTAGCTGCTGCCTGCATCGCTTTCGTTGGGTCACCACTTGATGCAATAAAATCTGAAAAACCCTGGAGCATCTTTTGCGAACCAGCAGTAAACGTAGAATTCTTGCTCACTCCAGCAAATGCTGCAGAAAGAGCTTTCATGCCGTAGATGTTTAACTGAGTGTCCTTGTATAAACCTCTGAGCGCGAGCGAGGATTTATCCATTGAATTAGTCGTTGAATCGCTCGAGTATCTAAATGCGAATTGAGCTGTTTGCATTTCGCTAAACGCAGCGGCGGCGGCAATAGCGGCAACGCCAACCGATGCGAGACCTGCGGCCAGTCCCTGCATTGCAAGTTGATAGCTCTTTACAAGAACTTTTCCTATAACGAACAGTGCGTTGACTGAGGCCAAGGCGAGAGCAGATACGCCGAATTCAATGCTCATAGCCATTACTCCAAGCATCAACTTTCGCGCTTGTTTAGTAAATTGCATGCTTACTTTGTCGAGTATGCTTATTTTCTCGTATAGTCTTTGTGAATCTTTTGATGCTTTATTTGATGCCCTTGAGTGACCAGTCATTGCTCCCGTAAGATTGCCGAACTTAGCGGCGTTTACTTCGGATGCGACGCCCATTGCTTCAAGCGCAGCGGTAACCTGCTGAAGCCTATTCAGATTTTTGACGTCTACGTCAATAGTTATCGTTGCGCGTTCGTCAGCTGCCATAGTCTCTTATGCCTTAGATAAATATCTGCGACACACTAGAAGCCGTTAGATTTTCTCTCGGCTGCCTCGCGGTCTTCTTGAACAACTTTAGCACAAGCAAGCCTAATTACCCATTCCTCGAACGAGCAATTGAGTAGTTTTATTGGGTCTGTACCGAAAACCTCACCTAGACGCGCAGCCGTCTGAATGCGCGTGTCTTCGCTTAATTCTTCTAGGACTGATTCGAGGGGTTTTCTTGCTGTTCTACGGTGTCACCGTAACCTGCAGCATCAATGATTGCAAGAGCAGCAGACTCGACGTGTGGGTCGAGACCGAAAAACATTTGAACACCATCTGGGAGTGCGCGTGCAGCACCAGTCATCTTGAGTACGGCTGGAGATGCAAAGCCGAGCGACTTGCCATCTTCAAGGACTTCTTCGCCATTGAGGAAGATGCCTTTTGTTGTATGACCAATGACTTGACATGCAAACTTGGTTGCATCAATACCGTTCTTGGACTCCGAGCCGGAATTCTTTTGCCACGCTTTGATTTGGTTCTGCGTGATATTCGGACTAATCAACAGTGTGACGCCCGGACGCTCTGGAACGTTGATGAATATTTCGTTCCGCTGTACCTTTTTGGAGATAACAGCTTTAAGTGCGTCAAGCACATTTTCGTCAGCTCCGTCGAAAGATGGAGCAGGCTTGGACAGTTCGTTTTGTTCTTGGTAGAAGTTTGTCATGGCCGCAACACTATCAGGGCTATGCCCTTAGTGGCGGATGTCAATACTTATTGAGTTGGAGCGCCAGAAACAGCGAAGGTCAACGCGATGGTTGCTGGTGCACCGCTTGATGCATCACCTTCTGGTTCCGAAAGACCCGTCAAAAGAACCTTGGAATAAATGCGCTCTGACTGTGAGTTTTTAAGGTCGCAGTCTGTGTCGTAAATCTTCAATTCGTAGTACGCACGACCGACAACAAGGCGGAGGTCCTTCATGATGGTTCGAAGGTCTGTATCGTAATGCCTAGTGAGGGTCATGTCGCCGACTTCTGAAGGGGCGCAAAGTACTTCGGGGAACGGTGTTCCACCGACGTAAATCTTTTCAACGGCGGCCGTGATTTCGCCACCAGATACCTGTGCAAAGTATCCGGAAAGGGCTGGACCCACTACGTCACCACCCGCAAGGGGTGTGATTTCGGCAATTATTTGCCTCTGAGCTAATTTACCTGATGCCATATATTCCTCCGTGAACCTATACCAACGTCGCCGTTAGATTGGACTTTGTAATTTCTACTTCAATTGTGTCACCAATCGAGGAGACTCTTGCTCCAACTTTCGCCTTGATGACACCAGTTGCAAGCTGGGTAAGCGGGTTGTTCGCTTCATTAACCTGAACTGTGTAGCCAGGGTCGATTTGTTTTCCATCTGCACCGAATGCTTCATAGAGGCCACCGCCAATGCGGATTCTGTCCATGATTGCGGTGAGCGTTGCAGCAACTCGCGAGAAAGTTGACCGACGTCCGTCGATTGGCAAGAACAACAGTGCTTCAAGAGCCTGTTCTGCTTCGTACGTAATCTGGTTAAGAACTTCGCGAGCCATGATGAATCTGTAGTTGTCGGTGTCATCAGAGGCCGAACGAGCACCATAAACACGTACGGTGCCGTTAATTACTCTGATTGGGTTAACGAAACCGGCATCGAGCGCGTCAGCCTCGGACTTCGAAAGCGATGTATAAAGCCCGGTTACGAAATCTGATTCTGTTCTTTCGCCAGCGTACGGATTCCATGCACCGAACTGATTTTGCACCTGTGCGCGTTTTCCAGCGACGTATCCCTCTGGTGGAATCACCGAAGTGAGAGTTCCGTTTGGAATCTTTACCCATGGGTAGAAGAATGCACCAAACTGGGCATTTGCCAGACCCGAGAAATCAGTCACGTCCGCGATTGCCTGTGAAGCCGTGTCTTCCTTGTCAAATCCCATGAGCGCGATACGGTTGTTATCTTCTGCATGGTCGAGAAGGGCAGTACGAACTGCTGTCGATGTGAATCCTGGAGCACAGACAGAGCCTGGTCCAAGGTTCGATGTAAAAGTGTTAAGCGCTGTTACAACATCTGCATCAACAAGTGCTGAACCGTTTGTTCCACCAGAGAAAGCTGTTGCAGCCATTACCGCAGGTCTAGTGGTTGTAGTTCCAGCAGAAGCTGTCAGGTACAAGGCTGCGGTTGAGTTGTTGTTTATTTCCTCGACAAAGTTTGCAATCGATGTGTGTGACTGACTGGCGAAAACTTGTGTTCCATTCAGAGCAATCAATACCTTGAAAGTCGTAGCAGATGGGTGCGTCACTTGCGCGGTCAACCCACCAAGGGCTGATGTGTTTGCCCATGTTCCGGTTCCTGATGCCAAAAGGCTTACAGCAACGCTGCCCGAAACCGACAAATCGATACTTGCCTCTACTGCGCTTTCATCGACGACACGTGACACGTATGCACGTGCGCCACCTTCTTCGAAGAATGTTTCAATAGTTTGGTATGTCCAGCCATCCGAAACGTAACCACCAAAAATATCTTGGAAGTCAGAGATGCTGGTAACAAGATGCGAGGTGCCATCTGGCCCGCGCTCTGTTACACCGACTACGAACATTGTCGCGGTCGCTGCTGTCTGAGTGTTTGTTGGACCCGTACGAACTGATGTGGTTACAATTATGCCTGGCATTGTTTCCTCCGTCCCATTTAAATCGGAACTATTTGTTATGAGACTACTGAGAGTATAACTACTCGCAGCTTGATTTTGGCGTACGTTTTAACCGGAACGCTTAAATCTCGTCTTGATTTTTGTTGCTTTCTTCTTTGGTAAATAGTGCTGTTAAATTACCGATGTCAATGCTTTGTCCTGATTTTTCTGCTGGGGGCATCTCAATCTTCTTTTTTTCTTCAGTTTTCTTTTTCTTTGCAGCTTTCACCACAGAGAATTCATAGACTTTTATTTTTCTTTGCTTTAAAAACTTTTCGATATTCTTGTTGCTTTTAGAAACAAGTCCGAATGAATAGTTTCTCATATAAATGCCCTCTACGGCCTGAAGTATTCCCCCAGATAAATTCTGTATTTGGACGCAGTCGGAATATGAGCTATCCAGTTTTTCTGTATAGTTGTCTAGTGGTTGAAAGAAACTATCGTCCATGTCAGTCTGCAGATATAGAAACCGGAGTTCCGTCAAAGTTTGTGATTCCGGAAATCGCCGTAGAGAGTGGGTTTTGTCCCACCTCAAATTCAAATCTCGTCACTTCATCGGCAATATTCTGTCTGGCTATGACTTCGTCTATTGCTAGGTCGTAGGCGATATATGCTCCCGCAAGAACTCTGTCACCTTTGAGAAGGGTTAAATCCGAAAATTCTTCGCCAACCGTAGATTCGTCAATCATTGCCTCCCTGTCAGCCCCATCCCTCTGAAGGCACGGGTAGTCAAGGAGTGCGGAGCGGACAACGGTGGTCAATCTGTCGCGCATATCGGTTGTCTGCTCAGAACCCTCCGTGCGGACCCATACGTATGTTCTCATACCGTATACAACTCTATAAAGAGGGTCTAGGCCATTTGCAAAACCACGCCTATCGAAGGTCTTGGTTGAAAGAACCACTGTAATTATCGTGGGCCACGCATCAAGGGCAAGAGGCTCATATGTCAAATATGATTCAGGATTGGGTAGAACAATGTCGTCAAGGTTCCAGCCGTTTCTGTACATGACCAATCGATTTGGGATATCGGTTTTTAGGTAGTCGGTTACAAACTTTTTTGCAAACTGAGCCCCATACATCAACTCGGCTGGTTCCATTAGATGTTTCCTGAGTTAACCCATTTGGCGGCATCGTTTGCAAACTTTGCAGAAAACTCCGCAGGAACAAAAAGTATTTTTCTCTTTGCCATTTTGGAAGTTCCATATTGGTGAAACTTTGCATACTCGACGTTTGTCCCAATGGTAAATGATTTTGGGGCAATGTTTACAGACGCCATATTCTGAGATGTCAAACTTGCAAACAATCTTCCAGTACGAACCATTGGTGGTGCTCCGGGAAAACGAGTCATCTTCCAGGCGCCGTACTGTGCGTCAAGAGGAGACCACCCGCCAACCAAGAGACCATTGGATGTAAAGTTTGCGGCAGTTGATAAAGCAATTTCTGCCTTTGCCTTTGGAAAAATTGGAGCAAAATCCTGTGCTCTAACTATTTTTTTTTCTAGGCTAGCAATCATCGACCCCAGTCCCCGTGTGGAGATTTTGATTTCTGTTTCAGCCATTAAATTCTTCTTCGCCTGTAAGTTTTCATAGCATTTAGTTCTTTTTCCAGGAATCCAGTCTCAAGCGGAGCAACGTTCCTGGAATTCAAATCTTTTATACCAACAACGTCGTCATGCATGTTTTGCATTTCACGTGTTGCAGCGCGAAGAATCATTAGCTTGAACATTTCCTGTATGTCGCCTTCGAGGCCTCCGCGATAAGTGACATCAACTATATCGTTGGCAAATCCCCTAAAAAGCTCAAGACCGTAACGATGAACGACATAATCATTTCCTGTTGCTGTTGCAACACCACCACTAACATAAGTACCGAGCGAACCAACAACTTCAGCAACTGTAAAAGTATTTGATGTTATGGAGACTATCTGTTTATTTGAAAGATTGTATGTTGAGGGAGTTGTGTTTTTAATCGACACTGTTTGACCAACCGTTAGACTGTGTCCGGTCGATGTGTATGTTACTGATGCAGAAGTTTGTTGAGCGGCGGTTATGTCGCAGGTACGGGTCACAGCTTCGCCCATTAATTGATATGGGGCAGCAATATTTCTAAACTTAACTTCTGTCACTTTAATAACTGGAGTATTCCTCAAGGAAATATTTATTGCGGGCATTAAATAATTAAGGCTCTCCCCAGTTGAGTTAAGACTTGAATCATAGAAGAAGGATGTTGCAGGAATTCCAACGTAGGAGCTTGGTATGACATGGCTCTCCGTAAAATCCTGAGGCCTTACCGGCCTACCTAGGTAAGCTTCTAATTCCATCTGTAGACCCTTTAGGACAAACTCCGCCGCGTCCTTCTGACGCATGGAAAAAGATATATCCATATATATGCTGAGGTCATTGTCGGAAACGAGCATTTCCGTTGTATCGAGCATGTAGAATTACCTTTTACGCTGTGCCAGCGGCTGGCCGCTGCTGTGGCGAAACAATATTAGCTAGACGATTTAGGCCTGAAGCCGCAGCGCGACGCAAAAAACTAGGACGCTGATTCCTGTCTCGGGATGGCAAAATTCTTGCTCTTGTAGGAGGCGTTAGTTCGCTATCGGTTGCATTGCTTGGTGTTGGCATAAAACCTCACTGTGGACAAGTTTTACCAAAGTTTACACCATTTTACTTACGTCTGCTAGCGGTCAACGTTTGGAGGTCGTTCAAGAACTGCTTTCTCTACTTTGCCAGATGGAACCTCAATTGGAACCCATGCTTTTGAGTACGTATGGTCCTTGACTTTTCTACTCTTTAAGAGTGAGCCATCGAGCATCATGTCTGCTTCAATGACGTTCATGTTCAAAAGTTCTTGGATTTCGTTGATGTCATACTTCTCGCTGTAATAGACATCTTTGATAATTCTTGACATGTTATTGGCAAATATGTTCCCACGCCCTCGGTTTAGCCGCAGGTGCATCATCATTGCATCTATCTCGTCGATGTCAAAGATGAGAGCAGGAATCTTCCCCTCATGTCGTGACATGATTTCTTTATTAGAACGGAAAATAATCCAACGATGATAACCGTCGATTATTTGCAGTGTTTTTTTTTGGACGATGATTGGTGATAGGAGACCGTAATCAACTACTGATTGTTGGAGTAATTCCAGGTCTGGTTTGAGAACATGTGTGGCTCGCCACTCCGGTTCGTTCAGGGTTTTTACATCAATTGAAATAGACTCTGGTCCTACATACTTTTTACTCATACTTGTGCTCGCACGTTTGCGTTCAGTGTGCGCAGTGCATCGATGCTCGTACGTAATGAAAGAAGTTTTTCACGCTTTGCTTTTACGAGGCCTTCTGCGATTTTGTAATCCAATATCTGGTCTGCAAGCTTGTAGTCCGACCATGCTTCACGCTCTTTGATTGAACCCTTTGCGGAAAGGTATTGCTTTGCCCATTCACCCTTGAACATTGCTTCTTTTTTGGCTGCATCAACAGCGAGTTGTTCGAATGCTTCTGTTTCGTTTTCCAAAATATCCATCAGGCGAAGAAGCTCTTGCTCGATGTCAACTTGGCTAATCGGTTTGCTGCGGTCCACGTATTAATTCCCTTCGAGAGGAGTCCAATCTATCTTCTCCAGAGCAGACATGTTTACGTCTGGCCAAGAATATCTTTGTTTGCCGAGACGAGCAAGACCCATCTCTTCAAGAATCCAAGCATCACATTTATCATCAGCGCCAGGATTCCCCCACACGATTCCGGTTCGGGCAGATATTGCTGAGATAACCTCATTCTTGGAGGCGTTCCCTTTTCCTGTTGCAAACTTGGCCCTACATGTTGGGGGTATCTCTATGAGATTTATCCCTAGATTGTGTATCAAAAGTCTAATAACTCCACCTAGCTCACCAATAGAAAACGCTTGCCCGCTACGAGACGCAAATGAGTAGCCTTCAAGAAGAACACAATCAATTTTATTAGCTAATAATAAATTCGAAATATCATCTTTTACTGCTTCGAGACGTTCGGTCCCTAAAAGGCCAGTGGCGATAACGCCGCTCTCACCGTCGAAACAGTACCCAGTAGAAGTGAGAGAAAGGTCTAGTCCAAGTAGTTTCACAGACGAATACTACCCCGTACAGCAAAGACCCGCCTGACCTCTAGCATCAGGCGGGTTTCCAATGTCCTCGGAGCATAGAGGAATTGTTTTGCCGTGAAAAATCACTAGACTCTTTGACCACCTGCCTTTCTTCCCTTGGAAACGGCTACCGGCTAGAGGATTTCAGAGTAACACTCAGCGATGCCTTACGAAAGTAAATAGCTTTATGGTGTTTGTAAAACAAAAAAACGCAAAAGCCGAGTGAGTTTCCCCACCCGACTTTCGCGCCTATAACGGTCCTAAGGATTACAACAATACACCCGCAACATTTTTCACTCACGTAAAATAAACGTTTTTTTTTATTCTCCTTTGGTCAAGATTGTTTGGTGTATACTTTTTCGCGTACCCCATTTATACATAGGAGAAAAAATGTCAACAGCAGTACTCGCACCAACAACCATCACAATGAACATTGCTGGTGGATTGTCAACCAGCAGCATCGTCACAATGGCCATGCCGTTTGCTGGCAGAATCACCGGCGCTTACGTAGCCGTAACCACAGCACCAGCAGGTTCAGCACTTACCGCAGACCTTAAAGTCGGTTCTGATGTAGCAGCAGCGTTCTCAATCGCAGCTGCAGGAACTTCAGACGAAGGCACGCTTACTGCAGCCAACTGCGATTTCACACAAGGCGCTCTTGTCAGCCTTGACGTATCGGCTGTCGGTTCCGGCACTGCTGGTTCAAACATGACAGTTGCATTCACCGTAATCCAAGGCTAAATAAACCCTTTAACAAAAACCACCTCATCACTAGTGGGTGAGGTGGTTTTTTTATACCCAAAAACTCTTAGCTAGTTAAAACCTAACGCTCCCAGCCGTGCTTAGCCAGACCTAGGTCAAAAGCCAACTGCGGATAGTTTCCGATTCTCATGTGGCACGGCCTACATACCGACATGAGATTCTCTTCATCGAGTATCGAGCCGCCCTGTGAACGACGAATAATTTCATGTATGTCGCTGCTTCTGTTTCTTGTATAGGTAACAACTTCATCGTGTTCGGCAAATTTTGAACATGCCTCGCACCATGGTCGCTCTTCGAGCAAGCGAATAACGAGAGGTCTTCGTAGTTTGTACTCTTCTTCTTTTTTCTTTGACCTATATCTCACTCTTCAAGTGTAACTGAGTCAAACGCAGATAGGGAGTTGTTAATCAATGCGTGCTCAAGTGCATCGTCAAGTTCGGTGCGTTCAAAGTCCATCTCATCAAGCATCTCAAGATACTTGTGAATTGCTGCTTCTAAGAGCTCTTTTCGAGACATCTCAGACTCATCCTCAACGAGGTTTTCTACAAAATTAAGACGGCTTTCAACGTAGAACATGAAGCGACTAATCTTATTGAGCTTCGCGTCATAGGCAGCACCTGATTCGACAAGCATCGACTTCCCCTGCGAACCAAGTGCCGAATAACGAATACTGTCGGCCTCCTTGTCTGCGTTGATGTCCTTTATTTGTGAACTGATATTTTCGGACAAGACTTTTAATGCAAACTTCCAGCGTGCCCGATTCTGTGGGAGCATCAAATATTCTCGCTGGCTTTCGGTTACGTTGTTTTTTACATCTTCTGCGACAATCCGAGCAAAAGTCTCATCATTCATTTTTTTTGTTCCAATGGCTGCAGATACTTGATTTGTAAACGCACCAGTCGCAGAGTCGCGACGGAACAGCTGGCCATTTGTTGTCTTCATAAGCTTGGTCTATCTCCCTTTTTACCGTTGTTATTAAGTTTATTGCTGACTCATAATCAATTTCTTTTGGCTTATTGGTCTTACGAACCCCATCTTTTAGATAGAGCAATTCAAGTTCTGTGTTTTCTGATGTAATCCCCATCTCCTTGAGGAGCAGGGAATAAAGGACCAACTGAAAAAACTTACCTTCCATGTAGCGCGAAGATGGAACTTTTCCAGTCTTGTAATCACTGATGGTTATTTTGTCTTCGTCATGTATCCAGCGGTCAATAAAACCCTTGATTACAACTCCATTGATTGCACCGTTGACCTCAAACTCAACTCCACGAGGATGAATTATCCCAGGGTTTTCAAGTCCGAAAAGATTCTCGATACACCACCATGAATTCCATCGGAAGTCATTTATAGATAATGTCCGAAGATACGGCGTTACACGTTCCACCCATCCAGATGATTCCCAAACAAATCGAGCAGAATGTTGCGCGTTAGAAAGCGAGCGGTCTTCTGGTTGATATGTGTTGTAGAAATACTCAAGGGTGTCGTGAACAAAATTCCCCATCAACGTCTGCTGGGTTGGCGGTTCCGAAATCTTATCGATTCGCGACAACTTGAAACGTAGCGGACATTGTTGGAATGTCCCAATAGATGATGCTGAAAGGTGTGGTGGGAGTGGATTCAACTCCGTTGTCACGTTTAGTCTTTCTTCTTTTCGGAGAAAGCAATCGCAACTGCTTCAACATGAAGGAAATCAGCCTCTGCAGATGTCACCGTGTCTTTTGTTGGAACGGCTTTTCCACCACTCCATTCGCTCCACTTGGAGCGGAGTTCGGCTTTTTGCTCAGCATTGAATTTCTTGCTAATACCAATGAAGTTGTCCCAAATTGGATGAGCATCAGCATTTGCTGGAACAGCATCCATTGCTTGTTCGATTTCGATTGCGTCGTCAGTACGAGATAAGTACAAACCGACACCAAGGCTTTGGGCTGCTTTCTTGAACGCGTTTGACTCTGCACTCTTGTACGCATCGCCAAGGTCGACAATCTGACCTTGCTTGGTGCGCATAATCTTTGCTGCATCAATTCCATCGCGAGATACGGCTGGGTGCTCATCCGTTGCAAGCCAAGTAATGCGGACATGAGCCATAATCCAGTCAGTATCAATTGCGTCGCGTTCACACTTGATTACCTCGCGCGACCACTTCCCAACACCGAGAACCTTATTGAGACGGTTGGTTACTTCGGTAACTGGGATGTATAGAAGATTCGTTCCACTTTTATTAACTGAACGCACCATCTCTGGTGGGAACGACTCTGATAGTTGTTGGTATATGTCTGACATTTTATTTAGCCTTTCGTACGATAATGCTTGCTTCTTTTTCTTCTACCTCGCAGAACTTATCTGCGGAAATTCCAATTTTTGCAAGTTCTTTTACTCGCCAGTATGATGGCGCACAGTAGTCAAGAAGTTTGACAACCATTTCTTGCGGTGTCATTGTGATTTCACCAGTTGACATATCAACCGACATATCGCTTAAACGTGACGCAATGTTCTGCGCAAGTTCTTCGTGCCTCCACTTCTTGCGGTCATTGCCGGCTCGTTTTTCAACTTTGCTTCCATCGGTTGTAATGAATTCTGGGAGACTTCCCATCACTCCATCGACGATGTGGCAAAGAGAGTCGTAAGCCACGGACATGCTTGCTTTGAGCAGGTGTGCTTCTACCAATGCGGAGCAAACAGTTTCAATGTCCTTGCTTTCTCCGAGCTTGCTAAAAGCGCGCTCTAATTCCATTAATGAACGATTTGCATCGTCCAAAGCCTTATTCCAGGCTTCTTTCCCCTCAATATTCATATGTCTCCAATAGTTAGGTTTGTAGGTCTTCCTAGATGATTATAGAGACTGGTCTCCTCTGTGGCAACCCCAAACCAGTTAAATGTGTAAAAGCTCCAACGGCAGAGTCAACCTGGTCGTCGTGGTCGCATGCTTCTGGAAATGCAGAAAATTCATCAAGCCAATCCGATAGCCATGGGGCTTGGACAACCCGAACGTTACCGTTGGCTACGGCCGCAGAAAAAGGGCGTGCCCTAGTTAATTTGTCCCCAGTAGACCGAATTCCACCAAAGTCATACCCTGGAAGGATGTAGCGGGCATACTGGTCGATTAGGGCCTTTCCTGACGAACCTGGTTCTTGCTCCATTCGTATCGTCACCGTATGGCCGTCTTCATAGGCTGTTTGAGCCACTAATTGCTCAACCCGTTCGTTCTTTACTCGGGCCTTTTTGACATCCAAGACATAGGCGATTCCTTGGTCGAAAAGCATCAAAGTGCCTACGGTCCAGTCGGGATTTGGGTTTGAATGGCTTGGCTCGGTTGCTGCAAGGTCCCAGAATCTAACAGCCCTAGCTGATGATGTGACTTGTGGCACATCTATCGGGTCAATTGGGACAAATGCTGTTCTATCAAAAATCGTTCCGAGGCTAGTTGCCCACCAGTCGCCCATTTCCAGCCGTCTGCGCTCAATGGGGTCAAGGGCGGATAGCGCCTGTCGGTATGACTCAGCGTCAATTCCTGGGTTATCGGTAAGCATGGATGGAACGAATATCCGACCGTGCTCACGTCCCTCAACGATAAACCTCTGTCTAACCCAATTGGGTGCAGGGTTAGACGCAGTCCTCATCCTTAGTGGGACTTTTGATAATTCACCAGTTGATGGACGACGTAGACGAGAAAAGAGATAGCGATAATCAGATTCTCTAATTTCGGTAACCTCGTCCATACCAATAAACTGAAATTCAGAACCCTTGTAACGAAGATAGTCGCCAACGTTGTTTAGGTAACCGAAAGAAATTCTTGCGCCTGACGGGAAGGTAGCTATGAAGCTATTTGCGTTCCAGTGCACATCGTCATGCATTGCAATCCACGACTTAAAACGGTCCATCAAGGCTCCAGGCAGAGACAAGTCGGCATAAGTTCTTCTGAAAAGAATTGCAGAATAGCCAGGTATATCAACGTATTGGAGAGCAGCCATCAGCAACGCAGACGATTTTCCTCCGCCTGCTGCACCACCAAAAAGGGCTTCTATGTCGTATGTTCTAAGGAATACTCTTTGTGTAATCGATGCCTCTTCAGGGCAGTACAAAGGCTTCTTGGGTTCTAGGTATCTGAGTACTTCGTTCCAATTTGTCATCATGTTCCTGTCATCAACGTATTTCGTACTAGTATTTAACCATATGAAAGATGCAGAACCGGTGGGTGTATGAAAAAAGTACTACAATGGTTTACTAGACGGAGAACTGCCAATATGCTCATGGTGTCATTTATAATTATGACAACAATTGGCGCTTTTTACATTTCGTTGCCTGTGGGCTTTATTACCGCAGGGGTTTGTTCTGGCGCCCTCGGGTTTCTACTAGGACTGGAATAATCGCACTTTATGGCGTGGAACTCTTCGCAAAACAAATCTCTCCAGTCACCAGGACAGAAATCGATACTCGGGCCAGGTGCTCCTGTCGCGTTCAACCCAAGCCAGGCTGGAAAGCCATATCGAGACTCTTGGGATATTGAGCGTGCCTACAGAGAAGGAATGGCCAAGGTCACCTGGGTTAACAGGTGCATTGATGCGATAGCAGGAAATCAGGCCCGCCTACCTGCAATGTTGCGAAAAGATAATTCCCCAACTGGGAAAATTGTCACAGACAATCAGAGTAACAAAATATTGGATATTTTGAACTCTAAATCAAACATGGGTGAAAACTCATTTGTTTTTAGATACAGACTTTCCTCTCAATTGTTAATGTCCTCACGTGGGGCATTTATTGAAAAAGTACGCGGTCGTGATGGTGGAATCATCGCCCTTCAATTACTTCCGCCACAACACACATCGCCAATACCTGACCCGAAAAAGTTTGTTTCCGGTTTTGAAGTTGATATGCGAAACGGAACAAAGGTAATCCTAAAGCCGGAAGATGTTTGCTGGGTAAGAAAGCCACATCCACTAGACCCATACCTGTCCATGACTCCACTTGAGTCTGCTGGTATCGCCATTGAAATTGAAAACCTTTCTAAAATATATAATCGCAACTTCCTTCTTAACGACGGTCGGCCAGGCGGCTTGCTTGTTGTAAAAGGAGAAATTGATGACGATGACAAAGATGAGCTTCGCAGTAGATTTCGTGGAAATATAAATAGGGCTGGCTCTATAACTGTTGTCTCATCTGACGACGGTGTTGATTACGTCGATACAGGTGCATCCCCTCGTGATGCCAACTATATACAGATGCGACAGATTACAAAAGAGGAAATCCTTGCATCCTTCGGTGTTCCGGAATCCGTTATTGGCAATGCATCCGGTCGAACATTCTCAAATGCCGCTGAAGAACATAGGGTTTTTTGGAACGAGACAATGCTTCCGCACATGGAGTTGATTGGTCGGGCATTAGACGAACTGGACGATGAGTTTTATATTGACTTCGATACGTCTGATGTACCAATCCTTATTCTCTACAAGCAAGAGCGTGAAAGATATTTGTTAGACGAATTTCAGAATGGTCTTATAAGTGGCAACGAGTATCGAGCCGCAACCGGAAGAATTCATATCAAATCAGACCTCATGCAGGCTCTTCTTGCCAATCCAAACCTTACTCCGATTGGTTATACAGACAAAGAGTTTGACTCCGCCAAGCAAGCAGCCGATGCTGCAGCGGCTGGACAACAGCCAGGTATGCCTGGCGTCGCAGCAGCGGGGGTAATGCCAACACCAGAGGTTCCAGTTGAAGGTGCGCCGCAAGACCAAGAGATACCGGCACAAATAGTTGACATGAATCAAAAGCCAAACACTATGACTGAAGCACTCGCAGCAGAGCAGGGTGGACAACCACAAATGTCACCGAGTGCGTTGTCTGCATACGAACCGACGATGCAGTCAAAATCAGATAACAAACAAATCGATGACTGGGACTCAAAAGCAGAAGAAAACTCAAAACGCTGGATTGAAATTTTGGATAGAAATTTAGATAGATTTTTCGAACGGCAGCAACGAGTTGTCCTTGAAAAGGCCATGGGCGCAAAATCAAAAAAGGCACTTGCAGCAGGCTCCCTAGAATCGAGTTTAATTTTTGACATTGATGTTTGGGACAAGCAAATGCTTGAAGACTTCAGACCGCTTCTTTCCGGTATTACAAATGACGCAGCTCGTCTGATAAATGAACAGACAGGAATGCCGACAGAAATTGATGAAGAAGAAATCAAACAGTTGATTGATGCACAAATTGAAAGAATGCAAAAAGTCAACTCATCAACCAAGGAAGAAATAGCAGCAGCCATACTTATATCCTCTGCGCTTGAAGATGACGAGGACCGTTCCGGAATGCTAAAGGCTGCCCTGGTGGCAATCTTTATTAATCTAATTTCCAAGAAGCAAAGGGTCATTGCTGAACATGAGGCGCAGACTTCATATAATGCTGGTGTCTACTTTGGAGCAAAACAGGTTGGTGCGGCATCAAAAACTTGGATTTCTTTGAAGGATTCAAAAACAAGAGCAGAGCACAGACTTCTCGACGGGAAAACGGTTAGTGTTGGCGATGCATTCAATGTTGGTGATGATGTAATTAGGTTCCCAGGCGACCCACTATCCCCAGCTCGCATGACAATGAACTGTCGTTGCAGATTAAAATTCGGCTTGAACTGAGACTTTAATTAAAGTCCAGTAATTTAATCCGCTCTTATGCCAAAAGAGTGTCTCCAGCGCTTATTATTGTGAATACAGTTCTCTGAAAGCGCGTAAACAATGACAAATATTACCGAAAACTTTACTGAAACTCAATACAAGTCCATGCCTGGACAGATAAGCACCAATGAGGCATTGGGTATCGTTGAATGTTTCACTGCCGCTATTGGGAACAAGGACAGTGTTGGCGACATTTGCTTGCCTGGTTGCTTTGATTCCTCGCTCCGTAGACGTAAGCCACGAGTCGTTTGGGGTCACAACTGGAATGAGCCTATTGGTAAAGTTTTAGACATCTACGAGGTTGGTCCAAACGACCCACGTTTGCCTGCAAAAATGCGAGCAAATGGCGTGGGTGGACTCTATACGAGAGTTCAATTTAACCTTAAATCGGAACGCGGTCGCGAAGCATTCAATAACATAACATTCTTTGGCGAAGACCAAGAGTGGTCAATTGGTTACAAAACACTTGATGCCTTCTTCGATAGCAAGAAGCAAGCCAACCTCCTTAAGGAGGTTGAACTATACGAGGTAAGTCCTGTTCTTCATGGTGCCAACCAGTTAACTGGAACCATCTCGATTAAGTCAGATGAATCGGTGAAGGCTGCAAAAGTAGGTCCATGCTGGCCTGGGTATAAGCAAGTTGGAATGAAAAAGGGAAAGAATGGGGATATGGTCCCAAATTGCGTTCCAGCCGATAGCGCAGAGGCAAAGTCTGCACTTAAGGACCCAGATGGCGGGCTAACTGCAGCAGGTAGGGCTCACTTCAAAAAGACCGAAGGTGCAAATTTGAAACCAGGCGTCAAGGGTCCTGCTGACACTCCACAAAAGATGCGCCGCAAAGGTTCATTCCTTACAAGATTCTTCACTAATCCAAGCGGTCCAATGAAGGATGAAAACGGAAAGCCAACACGACTTGCGCTTTCAGCTGCGGCGTGGGGCGAACCAGTGCCACAGAACACCGAGGATGCCGCAAAGCTCGCAGCAAAAGGACGTCGGCTTTTGGACAGATATGACAACACAAAAAAGAAGTCAGACTCCGAAATTGAGGTCAAAAACATGTCAATTTACTCTGGTGGGAGTTCTTCAATAAACCCTATAAGCGGGAGAATGGGCGACCTTGTTCGCCATCTAAGCATGCATTTCGGTGGACAGGTAGCCATCCGTGAAGCGGATGAAAGTACGGTCATCTTTGATTTAGACAAAGACAACTCGACGTCGACAATGCGGGCTGGATGGCACACCCCGGATGGCGAAAGATTTATGTTTGGCACGGCGCACGAAGTTAAGCCAGAAACCGTTTATATCCCGCTTGATGGCGGACCTTCGGTTGCCCTTACCAGTGACAAACCCAAGAGATTTGTTGACGGTGGAGATTTCTACGACTCTCTAATGCGTCGTGATTCTGAACTCCATGGAAATGACGACAGCCACAGTGATTGTGGGTGTGGCGGAAAATGCGGTACAGGTAAATCGGCAATGAAATCATGGACATCCTTCAAAGACGAAACACCAGGTCTACATATGTTTGTGAAAACACAAAATGTAGAAATGTACGAAGCGGCAAATGAAATCGGAAATTCGCACGGATTTGAAGTCGAGTTGCTTGCAGACGGTTTTGCTATCCCGAATATGGACTGGTACGGTCCAGAAGCACAAAATGCGCTAATGAATGCACTTGAAGCAATTAACGAAAAAGTTCTCGGTGGGACAATTGGTCGTGCTCGTCGTGCTGCTGGTCGAATGGGTAAACCTTCACGCGACGGCGACAGCGATGGCAGAACCACGAACCCCATAACCGGCGAAGATGATGTTCCGTACATTGAGCCCAAAATGCCTGCAAAGCCAGAAGAAATACCAGACAAAATTCCAGAAAGACTTCCCGAGCCAGTTCGCGTTCCGAAGCCTGCTCCAAGTCGTGTCCCAGGCCGCCCTTCTCCAGCACCAAGCCCGAGCCGTCCGTCCGTACCAGCGCCACCTCAGAGGGTTCCGGCTGGTGGGGTTACTGGAGCAATGGGCTTGAGGAATCGTGGCGATAATATTCTTGCTCAATTGCGTGAATTTGGGATTGATGAATCAAAGCCACCTAGCGATTCAAAGCGCGCTATGGATGCGGCAATCAGACATCTTGCAAAAAGAAATATGATTACCGAAGAAAAAGCACGCAAAAGGATTCGTCAGGCAATTATGCGTGAGCGTAGAAGCAACGTCCTTGCCAGAGCAGCAGCAGCTAGAGGTAAGTCTGAGTTGAGCGTATATGTATCAATTTCAGAGAATCATGACCTAGAGGTCAAGTCTGGCCTCCAGATTCAATCGAATCAAATTGATGGGTTCCAGATAGATATTCACCCATCATTTATATTCGATATCAAATCAGCTGTTGACACTGTCGCTGAATACCACGGTTTTAATTCAACCGCAAACGATGACGGAATATGGGTGACAGGGCTTGCCTCTGTCGGCGTTGATGGGGTTAATGCCCTCGTCAATGTGATATCCCAAATTGAAAAAGAACAACCGTTAGAGAACTACGAACTATCTAGTTTTTCGGGATAACCCACGAAATGAACGAGAAACGTACGGAATTACTCAATTACGCTGTGAAAAATATTGAATTTGAGCGCGACTCAGCGATTGTCCAAAATAACTTTGAGTTGGTGGGAGAACTCAATAAGAAACTGGATGTCATCGAGACTCAAATCAAGTCCGAAGAGACTCATCTCGCAAGTGGTAAATCGACACGCTTCACACGTCCTAAAGTAGGTAACGTCAGCCAAAGAACCCCTGTTATGGGTTATGCTAAACCTGTACAGCAACAAAAAATTTCATATAAATATCACTGCATAGTTTCAGGCGAAAAACGCATGAATCCGTGTGGTGGTTGCAGCAACCCAAAAGGCTGTCTGTCAAGTTCGATGCAATACAAGGAGCAAAATTCATGACTCAGAAATCACCAGTCGTCAAGTTGGACTCAGACGGCGAAGTTGCCCAATGTGCAAAAGGTCTTGACGCATCAGAGTGCGGCTATGAAGCCGGAGCAAAAGTTTGTGGAAAGTGTGGAGCCATGGCTACATCTGTTAAGGCGATGGCCGAGATGGGCATGAATACACCCAAAAAGAAAAAGAACTCAATGCCAGGAGCGGAAGCTATGGATGAAGACATGGACACAGAGATTGATGAGAAAGCCATGACCGACGACGAGGATATCATCGACGAAGAAGATGCAGACGAGATGTATACAGAGCAAGAGTCTCCACAGAAAAAGAAGCCAAAGATGATGCCTGTCCCTGCAGAAGAAGAGATGCTCGACGAAGAAGACGACATGGATGAGGAAGACGACATGGACGAAGATGAGGATGTCGCTCCGGTCGCGAAGCCAGTAAGAAAAATGTCAAATGTTCCAATGGAAGAGTCGGACGAAGACATGGAAGATGAGTCTGACGAAAAAATGATGGACTCTTATAGTTCAACTCAAGAGAATCGCTCAAAGATGCGTCAACGTCGCATGCAGTCAATGGGATTCAAATCAGCAGACTTCGACGAGGAAGCGTATGTTTGCTCGTTCGACCGCAAGGTGTACCCAGGCGGCGCAAATGTTTGCGACAGCTGTCCAGGCGGATGCGTTTCTGAAAAAGGAATGCCAGCACTTATTGAAGTCGAAGGCATGGCCGAAGATATGTTCAGAGGAAAAGTTCTTGACTCTGGATACTCCGACGAAGCCGACCTTTTTGTTGTTGATGTTGAAAGAAAAGATGGCAAGCCGGTAGAAATCTTCTTTGACGGTTCGACCGGAGAAGTCATGGGTTGGCATGTTCTTTCAAACGACGTGATTGAGGTTAAGTCAGCCCTTCAAGACAAAGTTCTTGTGAGCTTTGGCGAAGCAGCAGATATTGCTGTCAAGTCGGTTGAGGGAGATATTGTCGCTGTAGAGCCAGACGTATTCGAAGGATTTGATGTTTACGCAGTTGAAATTGAAGGCGTAAATGGCAAGTCGTACGATGTATTCGTTTCGCTTGATGGAGAAGTACTTGGCTATGACGAGTACACACAGGAAGAAGCATCAGCAATTGAAGCAGAAGCTGCAGAAGTTGCACTTAAGCGTGCTTACTCCGAAGAGTCGAGAATGTCAATGGCAAAACAAGGTCATGCACTTGCTGATGGTTCATTCCCAGTCAAAGACGAAGCCGACCTTCGCAATGCGATTCAAGCATTCGGTAGAGCGAAGAATCCAGCCGAAGCAAAATCTCACATCATGAAACGTGCCGTAGCCTTGGGTCTTGAGGACCTAATTCCAATGAGCTGGGGTCCTTCTGATGATGCCGAAAAAACGGCAGAAGTTGTTGAGGTTTCTCCAGAATCGAACTTCTTGTCAAATCTGATGGAATTCCAGATGCTTGCCGTCGAGGAAGAACTTAATCAGACCGATACAGAATAATGTAATATTGTTGGTGTCATACCAACCAACAAATCGGGCTAAGCGTAAATGTGTGGCTTCGCGCTGGGAGACCTTCAGTGGGCTATAGACAAAACGATTTCATCAACAGGGCGATAGCGAGAGCTGTCAAAAACAAGGACGCAAAATTAATTACTGGTCCGACCCTTGACATAAAAGAAGCCAAGCCAAAAGAGTCTAAACCAAAAGACGAAAAATCAAAAGAAGAAGAAAATCCTTTTAAGAATCCATACGACGCATTTCTTAAAACATGGAAGCAAAGTGACCCACTTCCCCTAATCCCACCAGGGATGACTATGCATTTGTGTAAGTTTGGCAACCCATTGCATACAGATACAAATTATTACAATTTGCAAAAAGAATATCAAACAAAAAAGCCGAAAGTTAAATTTAAACACCCAGATTTACATCTTGACTCAAAGTCTCTTGGTCCGAAACTTAGGGACGAAATAGATACCCTTCTTGCACGCTCCATGATGGGGAAGTTTGGTTTAAAGCCATGGGTGGATGACAAGAACAAACTTCGCTGTCCTGAAGGAAGTCCGGCAGCAAACCAGTTTACTGACCAAAGAATGTCTAACTGTTTTATTGTCTCTCCACGCACAGCCGCCGGAAGCGCAGGACGAATAGCAAGACGTGCAGGAAGTGCAATTGCGGATGCGTCACAAGTTGGTGGAAGAACCCCAAGTGGATTCCAAGCAGCAAGAGACATGAACAACCTAACCCAGCAAGATTTTTTGGACATGGGGTACGACGAAGTATCTAGCCGAATGGCTGTTGGTGGGCGAATTGTTGGAGCAATGTCTGGAGGTGTCGGTCAGAGGTATGACCCATCCAGAAGGTCTGGACCAAGTGAACCTTATCTTTTGGGCCGGAAAGAAAAAACCCAACGTGGTAAACGGTCAACGATGCTTGCTATGACAAATCACGAGATGATACGTTCCGGATTGATAAAACTTCCGAACGGTGACGACATCGGAGACATTACCGATGAAGCAACCTTCATGAGGGTAATGACACAAATGTTCCCCAATGTTGAGCCGAATGAATTTAAAGCATATTTCCAAAATGCGATTCCATCGAATCTGAGATGGGAGCAAAAGGGTGAGGCAAAAAGGGGAATTCGGGCGTTCTGGGAGGCAACAATTGTTGAGGCAATTGCGAATCCGGACCATGCAAAATTAGTAACTCAGTTCCAGGTTGATTACAACATGGGGAGTGCATTTGAAGTTTCACTGGACCATTTCGGACCAGCTATAGATTCCAACGGGAGACTTGTAAGTGCTGCAGGGAAAAAACTAGTGGCTGGACGGAATGCCGGACAGGGCGGAGTTCACGTCATTATGAGAATAAACCCTGCAGCTCTGTTCCAGAGCTCGTTAGGTTTTCATAACGGCGATGCACGCAGTGGCGGAATACATGATTCCGTCGAGGGCGACATGCACTATACGGCCACTCACGAATTTGGACACCTTGCGCACTTCTCTACAGCATTGCAGGCTCTTGGATTCGACGTAAACAGAATGGCTCGATACCCGTCAAACCCTACATACTTTGCCGGCAGTGCCACTACTGGTGGAGCACCAGCTTGGCGTCCTGGAAAAGAGAACGGTGGATGGGAAATAGATTTCACCAACATGCGGAATCCAATGAATAGTCCGAGCATCCAGCTCGTAATGGATGCCGCTCAAAATCTCAAGACTAGACAGTACATGGGAGGACGCGGAAACTTTAACTCTGCAGACCTACAAAAAGACCTCGTTGAGTTTTACGACGCATTTACTGAAGCGGTAGTAAACAACATTACCGATACAGCTGAAGACCTAATGCTTATGGCTCAATTTGCTGGTGGGGAATATGCTGCTTCTAACCCTATTGAGACAAGAGCAGAGTATTACGCAGCTAGAAGACTCTATGGCGAAACTAACAGCCAGGCCAGAATGCTCTCGCCGCAAAGATACCCGCTTAATCTCAGGTCACCAAGACCAGGTGGTAGGGGACCGGTTAGACAGAGTACGAGAAACGCCAATTATGTTCAAGAATTCTCTGATGCAGTCGCGGCTTCAGGTACCGGGCCTTCACGAACGGCAAGAATAGGAATTCCTGGAACGCCGATGACCTCCGCAGAAGTGACACGAAGACTCAACGATTCAGGGTCTGGGACCTTTGGTGTTCGACCTGGAACATGGAATCTAACTGGGGCGATGGACATGGGTGGTGGCCAGCGCCGAACCAGCCTGCATGCACAACAGGTTCAGGGGTGGGTAAAACAAGACGAAAGAAAAGCTAGAAATAAAAACAAAAAACCTAAAAAGCAATGGCAGCCACTCAGCGCAGCTCGTCTGCGAAGTGGGATTACTGGTGCAATGTCTGTCGAGCAAGACAAACCGCGCTACCCGCGCGAACCTACGTATGGTTCATTTCTCGGCGATGCTCAAAAAATATTTGGAAGCGCAAAAACCTGGGAAGAGTTTAAAAAAATATATGACGAAACAGAAATAATCTTCTTTGACTATGAAACAACTGGAATAGAAAACGACAGCGACGGTCGCACTATAGGCAAGGGTTCTCCGGTCCAAATAGGTGCCGTACGAATGAAGGGTGGAAAAGTAATTGACCGCCTTAATGTATTCATGAAACCAGACCAACCATTAGGTGAATGGTCTGCGAAATACCTTAAAGACAAAGATGGCAATGTACTGACCGATGCGTATTTGGACACCCAGGAAAGCATGCTAAAGGCCCATCAGATGCTTGCGGATTTTGCCGGCGAAAATGCAATATTTGGAGTTCAATATGCACCGTTTGACAAAGATGTACTTGATGCGACTCTAGAAAAACTTGGGATTCAGTGGAGGCCTTCTGGTTACCTAGATACAAAAGACATATCAGAGCACACACTGCCACGCTGGACACCTGAAAACCCAGAAGGCCCATCCAAGCTCGTAAAAGAAAAAATACTGGATGACGGCACTGTGATTCCAGAAACAAGAAAAGCATCAAATGGACTAGCAGATATTACGGCATATCTTGGCGTTGATTTGGGTTCCAAGCATCACACTGCCGACGCAGACTCTGAGGCGGCAGGAATGGTAATGGCAGCGTTGGTTGATAAAGCCATAGAAAAGAACCTTCCAACCACCGTCCTCGATATGAAGTCGCAAAAGGAAAGAGTTACTGAAGCTCAGAATGATTTCGAAAAAGCAATCGTTGATTTTGAACAGCAAGTACTTGAGCGGAATGGCGGCGTAACTGGCTCGATGGATGTTTCCCTGGCTCCTCAAAACTTTAGAAATATAGTTTCCGAATCAACTGATAAGCAAGATAAACGAAGCGAAAAAGCCAGGAATAGGGTCGATAGTTTAGAGAAAGCCATGGCTGCACTTGAGGCGACTGGTGAGTGGAGAGGTGGGGAGTTTGGAGTTGTCCTATCTCGCGGTAAAGACAAGACATCCCTAGACGGATTTGACGCTGACGTAACTCCACGCAACCTAACAAAAGAAGAAGTTGAGAAAGAGGGGCTCGCCAAGTTCAAACAAGAATTAGAAAAGAAAATTTCTGATTCTAAAAAAGAAGTCGTTCTTCAGGAATTCTTAGCGCGCACCAAGAAGGAAAGAGTAGAGCAAGGAATTCTCGACATAGAAGACGTGCCTGAGGAAGAATACAGAAGACTCGTCGAGGAGGGTAAAGAACTCCAAAAACGAAGAAACGATGGCGATATTGAAGCGTTCAAACTCGACGGTAATCAAGAAGCTGTGATTCACGTAGGCAAGGCGCAACTGGATGGCGGAGTTCTTAATCCTTCACGAACATCTACTGCTGGGATGGGAGCTGGTTCACCTGGCGATACTGGCGCCCTAAACAGAATGCAAATTGGTAATTTTAATGAAAAATTCCGACAAGATGCAAAAAAATTAGCAACATATGAAACAATAATGTCTGCCCTGAATGCAGGACAAACAAAGTTCACACCACAAAACAGGGAAGAAGCAGATTCAATCAATTCACTGCTCGGTATTTCCTCCCAGTATGGCGCCAAACAGGGCGAAGAACTAGATATAACAGCACTTCCACTGCGAGACGGAATAAGGCCCTTGATTGAAGATGGGAACAGAAGGCTCACGGAACTTCAGGCACAACAAACTCGAGCCAGCAAACTCGCAGCGAGAATTAACGAAAGCCCAGACTTTGGATTTTTGAGCGCATATCCAGCATCAAGCGGTGTTACTACAGATGGATACTACGGTAGAAATGCCGCTGCAGATATCCCAGAGGACGTAGCGAAGTATTACACGGAAGCACAAAATACCGCACGGGGAGCTGGCCCCTTTGCAATAGATGTCAAAGACCAAGATTCGTACATAAGATGGGAAGATAACCTTCGTGGTTCGGCCTATCTTGTCGTGGGAGACACCGAAGACACTATTGTCAGCAATCTAGGGCCATCAGATGAAAGACAATTAGTCGGGGTTAATAAGCCAATATTCGGTGTTTCGTCACGACTTCGCAGTGCTCGTCAACCCGAAAACTACAACCTAGCAGCACATGCGCTTATGGCAAGAGCGGTCAAGCTGAAAAAAGAAGGCATAGACCCAAGTCCAGAAAAGGTTCTATCCGCTCCTCTTTATCAATCATCAAGTAGCAGCGGTGTAACTGGCGCGATGCGAACATCGATGAAAATATCTTCAACTAGAAAATCAAATCGGAAGACCGCAGAAATCAAGCGCTCAATCAATGGGCCTGGCGGAAACTTTGGCGGAGACACAAGTGTGCGCTATATAAAAGATTTGAACCCTGCCGACACGATGCTCGGACCAACGCTAATCAGTGAGACAAAGGAAGCCAGAAACAAAGAACGAATTAATGTTCTTACTGCGTTGAAGGACGTGATTAAGACTGACTTCATTCCGAATTCAGAGGGACCACAGGCTGCTGCCGCTGCCCCACCTGGCTCCCCTCCACCAGACGGCCCAAATGACGACGACTGGAAGAAGAACATATTTGATGTTAAGAATGCTCTCAATGGCCTTAACCCAGATTTCCACAGATACCTAAACGAAACACCAATCGAAGAGCTAAAGAAGGAACTGGAGTTTTCAATTCTTGACTTCCACGAGGGTTTAGATAAACAGCCTCGCACGCACGTTCCTGGAAGATTCTTGAAAGACCTTATTGAAAACGGGTTCAAGAACAGCCATCAAAGAAACGAGATTGTAGGTCTCGACAAGATACTTGCAAAATACGAAGCCGATATTGGCATACACCCAGACACCCCAGTTGAGTTACGTCCGGCATCGGGTTTTGTTCTACACATGGATGAACTTCAAAGAGAACAGAGCGACATTAATAAATTCCTCAAAAACAGTGGTAAAGAGAATCCGGAAAGATACTCCCCCAACCTTGTAGATTTTCCCCACTCCAAGCGAACTAGGGGTAATGACTGGAATTTTGGAAACGCTGAAGTTATTCTAAACCCTGGTGTTGCTGACAGAACAGCGTACGGAAACGGCGAGTTGTTCAATAACCATATTGAGCCAGTCGGCATGAACAGCTCAGACAATGAAGTGATTGCTAGGGCTCATGTTGATGCTGCTTTCAAGACTGACAACCGTGCAGAAAACATAATTGAGCACCTATACAATAGCTTTAAAAATAACCACGACGCATATAGAAAAGAAAAGTACGCGACAAGCCCAGGTCGCTCGTGGGAGCCACGTGAGGCGTTTATTGCTGGGGGATTTAACTCCGACGATATTGACGAAATAAAAATACCATTCGATTCGATTCCAAAAAACTTCATTGACGGTCACCCTGATTCTCCAGCAACAAATTCGGCAATGGGCAAAGACGCATACATCAAGGAAAGCGAATCTTTCCTAAATGGTCTTAAGGAAAAGATTATCTCCGATGCCGCAATGGACAGAATCAATCCAACCGAAGAAGAACGAAAAATCATTAGAGACATGCTTTCCTCCTCACCAAGGGACTTTGTGATACCTGACAAAATTCAAAAAGGCATGAACCGCTTTGGAGCAGCCGAGTTCGACCTGAAGCAGGACGTTGATAAATACCTCAGACTAGAAGCCGCAGAAGCCATGCGAAAGTCAATGGACAAAAAAGGCATAAAGCTTTCAATAACTAACAAATATGGACTTAACGTTTTCGACCCTAAAGCCTTCGATAAAAAAGCATCTAAAAAAACCACTGCAAAAGAAGCAATAAGAAACAAAATTGAAAAGCAGATGGAAGACATAATCAGTGACATGCGTGAAGCAAAGGGTGGTGGGGATAAAGACAACATCGCCTCAGGAATAACTGGCGCGATGAGTCTTTCGCAGAGCACTAAAAAAAAACCCAATACCGTGGTTGAGAGCTCGCTAACGGGAGAAATGTCGGTAGGTAGAACGCTTGATGAGGTAGTTGAAAAAGGACCCAAGACACTCCCTTATGGCCGCGACAAGTCTGGTGTGGTTAAGGTCGCATCTACAAAGGAGCATGAAGCAAAATTTGGCAGAACAGCCGCAGAGCAGACCAAATATTTTAAAAAAAAATACGATTTAGAAATGGAAATTGACGACATATTCGATGAGGGCGATTCCTACAAAACGGCGCATTTTGCATCGCTTCAAGCCCTAGATGACATTTTGTCAAATTTTGATGCAGAAGATTTATTTGGCGGAAGAGCTGCTTCTGATATGCGTTTTAGAGTCAAAAGAGACTTAACCACAAACGATGAAGAAGGGCTCCTTGGTTTTGTCTCCATGGACGATGATGCTGGAATAATTGAAATGGAAATACCGGTTGGGCGAATTTCCAATGCGTCTGATGAAATAGCAGATACATTTGTAATGGATACAAAATTGCGCGGACAGGCATTATCAAATCTAAAAGCACAAATTGGGAAAAAATACCATGGCGTTCATGACATCTTCTTGCAATTTGAAAACAACAACAAAATAACTCGTACGCCAGAAAATGAATTAAAAATCAAAGCAAAAAAAGAAGAGATGGCGAAACGTCTTGCTTACGGTGTAATGGTGCACGAAATGGGTCATGTGCTCGATACATTAGCATCAAGAAAGTCAAATAATGCTTCTAGTTGGAGTACATCGCTAGAAAAGGATTTTGGTCAGCTATCATCGGTAACGAAGTACGGCGCTACGAATAACGCTGAAAAATTTGCTGAAGCATTTAGCGCATGGTGGCTTTTCGGACAGAATAAAGACCTTGATATCGTTCCACAATTTAGAGCTGGTGCTGATGGTGGGCTGTACGACTTTGAGGAGACAGAAAAAATCAGAGATGTTGCCTCCAAGATTGTAAAACCGATATTTGGGAGACTTGGCTCGTCAATTAAATCTGCAAAACAGGAATCTGTTAGTCTTGATGAAATACCTCCAATGGTCAAGCTCTATGCGATTCTCTCAACGATGAAAGATAAATAGAGGTCGTTTTATGGCAATTGAAAAACACTTAGTGGCAAACGTAGGTGACTCTGGCAAGCTCTACTTCGTCTCTGGGGCGGACAAGTTTGACGGTATTTATTCCGATGGCAAGAGTCAGGCACCAGTTTCGTTTATGTCCTTTATCGCGACCAATCCAGAAGTGGTCCCATTGAAAGACAACGACTATCAGAAGTTTCTTTGGTCGATGGACTTCGAGGACCAAAAGTGGCAGTCAGAGTTCATAAAACTGATACCAAGACGAACCGAGACAAACCCATATAACGAAAAAGTACGAATATCCATGAGTTCGCTGGAGAAAGCGTCAAAGCAAACATATTTCAATAAACATATTAAGTCTTGACATTATTTATCGCGCTGGTTTTGTGCGTACAATTAAACCAGGGGAAATTGGGTGTCACCAAAAATCGGAGCGGCAGTGGACATATTCGAGCAAATACTCACTAGTAAAATAGTAATCGAAAAGGCTGGGGAGCAAGCAATTGATGAAAAAGCTGGCGGACCAGCAGGTGCAGTAATACCCCAGGAAAATATCAGTGGCGATGTTCTCCAGGGGCGCGGACCACGACGTGGAAACTTAGAGAGATTGCTTCGCTACTGGAGACCAATCATGAAGCGTGAAGGTGGATTCCGTAGATGCAGAGTTATTCTTGCAGACCACCCAGAGCTCTATCCACTTGAAAGAATTTGTGCTTGGCTGCACCATGAAACAACTGGTTTGTGGCCCAACGAGGGATGCCATCATCCGGGAATGAAAAATTGCAAAAAAAAATTAAAGAAAGTTACTGCCGGTTCGCTCTGGTCAGACGATGAATTTGATAATAGATTAAGAAAGCTAACTTCTCGTTCTGGTGGAAAGTCGCTCGCTTTTGCGGGCGTAAGAGGAACCGAATCTCCATTCTCTCCGGTAATAACTGAGGCAGATTGGAATCATGCCATAACAGTTATCCAGGATTTCATAGATATGGAACCTGATTTTTGCAACTATTTGCGTGATGATGGAAACTGGGAGCACGAACATGGTTATGAAGTTAATAAACCAAGAGCAGAGGCGCTAGATGCAAACTTATTTGATTTCTGATTGTTGCGGAGAAAAATCCGAAAACCCGATTTACAGGGTTCGTTACTTATCGCCAGAACTAGCAATAACAAGACCGAATATATTCCTGAGCCCAATTTCTTTTGCTGACACCAAAAATGCTGCAGTCAACTTTAAATGCAAGATGCAAAGAAAAGAAGGCAAGCGTGGATACGAAGTAAAGGTCGGTCAAGTTTCTTCGGATAGCAGACTTCTTCAGGCAGCACAGGGCCTAGGTAGCGCAGTTACTCCAGGCAATCTAACAATGCTTCGTTCGCCAAAACGCTCAATAGCCGCATCGCTACTAACACCAGGTGGCGGCCCAAATCTACGACTTCCAAGCCTTAACCCGCTTAGGGCGACCAAACCAACCCGTGGATTTAGGTGTCCTGAGGGTTATCAGTTTGGTGGACGGTTTACCGATGAGAGACGCTCAACGTGTGGAAAACAACTATTTGACCTTCCTGGCGCAATCGGAAGAGCAATTGGAAGAGCGCTGCGAGACGCCGTCTCCGGTCGTGGACAAGCAAGCAGTTCGCGCGGAGTTGCTTCTCTTTCTGTGTCAGGAGAGGTTCTACAATCAAGAGCTCCACAGATACCAAAAGTCTCAACGGCTAATAGAGCTTTGAAGGTTAGGGAAGTATCAAACATCGTAGAAAAATTATCCAATGTCACCGAACCGTACATGCGTCTTGTTCGTCGTGATGGATTTATTCTTCAGCCAGTTGTTTCTCCAGCAGTCTTAAGAACAGTGCCAGACAACAGAGACATGGAAGGTGCCTCGTTTATTACAACCGCACTTACACCAAACATTATCGGTCAAGATGAGATGGGATTATTGTCGAACACCGGAGTCGACAGTGTTTACTACGTTCTTCCAGGCGGCTCAACATTGAGCCTCTCAAAAGCACGCCCGCTAACAGTTGGAGAGCGCAGAAAACTGGGCAAGACGATTAGCCAAGCTCAAAAAATGAGCACGGCCGAAAACCCAACCGCAGCGCTTGAGTTTATTGCCTCGGAAATGGGCGATGGAATTTCCTATGAAGAGAAGTTCAGGGGTATCAATAATCCAAACGAAATGATTATGGCAAAACTGCCAGGAGAATCTGCAAAGCGTCAAATGCGCAGATGGCAGTATGAAATATTTGCTAAGAAGAAAGGACCAAAAGTCCGCTCATCAGCATCAGATGGACAGCTAGAACCACTTCCGGATTCCGAAAAAATTGACGACCTTGCATCAGCTGTTAGACACTTAAACGCAGGTGGTTCGATAGAGAACCTGTCAGCAACAATTCGTGCAGAAGCCGTAAAACGTAGCTCCATGTACAAGACCGGAAAGATAAAAAACGGAGTAATAATTCACGAACGAGCAGACGGTCAAACAGTTTTTGAAGTGCAACCAACAAAAGATTTTGAACACTTAGGCGCCGCACTGGCATCAGAGGTTCAGCGCTCATTGGGTCTAAATGCTCCAAAGGTTCGGCTTACCGGAAGCGGAAAGAGAAGGAGCTATATGCTCGCTGAAGCGCAGGATGTTGACAGCACTGCTCGACAAATCAGAAAAACACCCGCAGACATGATGCCCCCTGAAGACATTCTAGGAATTGCAATATCGGACTTCCTCACGGATACGCGAGATAGAAACCCTTCAAATATTGCTCCGGTGCGGATTGACGGACAAATCAGAGCAATAGCTTCGGTAAATCCATCATCCGGATTCTCTGGTCTTTCAACCACAGAATTGCGCCAAAGAAGGCAGATGTCACTTAACGAATTTTTCAATAAAAAACAACGCGCGACTTACACAAATTACTTTCTTGGACTTCAAGAAAAGCAGAAAAAAAGAGCAATGGAGTTATTCGAGAAACTCATAGATGACGCTAACAATTTTGATTTCGGCAAGTTTACTGACTACCTTTCAAAAGATGGAAAGTTGTCGGAAGCGGAAAAGGTTCACCTAAAGATTACCCAGGCAATATATTTGAACAGAATTCAACAGCTAACATCCTCGTCCAAAGTATTTAAACAGTTGCTGGGACTATTGCCTAAATGAGACAAGTTGCATTAATTGAAGACAAACTAACAAAGCAAACTTTTGCCGTTTTGGTATTGTCCAGCAGCGAGCCGATAGCATTTGGCGCACTTGGCCAGGGAGAGGTTTGGGCAAACTGGGCCAATAATGAAAAAATGACGATTGAAGCAATTCGTGAATCACTTGATTTAACATTGACGATTGGGGAAATGTCAGATGTTGGCAGTCTTGACATTGACTCAATAGAGGAAAAATTTTCACAGAACACCTTCGCTGAACTGAAAAATGAAATTTCGAAAAAAGCTCTGATGCGAATCATCGAAACCAAGAGCGCGCCACCATATTTTCCAGCAAATAGTTCCACTGGTGATGATTTCAATATCGAGGATGATTACTCGGTAGAGGAAAACATCCTTAATTGGCCAATTACGGATATTGGATTGGCGTCTATTGATGTTGCATACAAGCAGATTGCAGTCAACTATAAAACCAGAGCATTCATCCATGACAGCAAAAATTCAAGCCTCACACTCCAGGTGAAGGGTGTCCGTGCTGTTTGGGATACAAATATGCCTGGCGGCGGTGGCTGGCGCTGTCCAGACAACACTCCGTTCGGTGGTCAGTACACCAACCGACTCGGCACTGGTTGTACCTTCGGCATGGTTAGAAGAATCGGTCGTGGGATGATTGGCGCTTCATTGCGTGACATTGCCAAACCATCTGACGACCTAAGCAATATTGACAAGCCAGCCCTTTTGAGAGCAGGACAAAGACTCGAAGCAGGGGCAGAAAAAAGAAGAATTGCACGAGTTGAAAAATTTGGGCGTCGTGCTGCGAGACGTGTTGAAAAAATAAATAAGCGCACCGCAAAAGAAAAACTCCGCGCCGCAAATCCAACCGCAAGAGATGTATATGGTTCTCTCAATCCCGACATGACCCGTCGAGACAGGGCTCGCATCGCCGCTGGAACTGTTATAGCGCGTGTCGGAAACGACATAAGAAATGACGCTTTCAATACGGCGACTTCCCGCAGAGCAGCCAGAAGAATTCCAACTTCTACACCAAACCCCAAAGACAATAAATTTAAAAGAGATAAGAAAATCCCACTGGAATACAGGCACACCGGCGGAATACTTCCTAAGAAACTTTCCAACAATGGCTCCATTCTGTTGGGAGATGGCTTGTTGATAAACCTTGACGAGATGATTGATTCGGACGAAGTAGTAAACGAACTCAAACTTATCGGGGTGCGTGACCCATTAGATGTAAGCAAAACAGGATACGACCTAACGAATGTAATCGGTGATTACATAACTCAAAAAGAACGACTAGACATACTCCATACAGCTAAAGTGACGAGTAATCTTTACGGCAATCAAAAACAAATAGATACTATAGATGCATATCGTGATGCTCTAGCAAACTACAGTGGGGCAAAAGTTCTCACTCGAAAGGAAACAGAAGATTTCCTGTCGCCAGCAAATTCTTTTAACAGAAAATATACGAGACCAGACCAGTTAATATCTGATGAGCTGAGAACAAATGGTGGAACAATACCTTTAGATATTGCTGATAACGGTATTTATTACAATGACGCAACTGGTGAATTTTTTGATTTCCAGGGAATGATAGATACGCAGAAATGGCTTGGCAATAGGTCGACTCAAATTACGCAACAACTCACCGATAGTGCTAATAGATACTTTGACAATAATATTCCTGCCTATATAACCCCGAATGAGATGTATGCAATTGATTACAATTCATCCATAGCAAAAGAGTTTTTATTTGAATTCGCGGCTGATGGAAGCAGGCAGCCGAATCCCGATATAGGTAGAAGATTAGACCCCTTTGATAGAAACGACGCCTTAATAATTGGGGAGGAAACAGTTAATGAACTGCTTTCAACCGGAACTGGCAGACGAGGTTCGAATAGGCGCGCAGCAATAGCTCGGCGAATGCGGCAAACAGCAGATGATTTAGTCAATCCAGATAGAAGAAAAAATAGACGCATCTCAAAAATTAACAACACGAGCCAAAGTGCTGGCATTGCTGGCGGACAAGTAAGGGCTCCAAAAAATAACAACAAACGCAAAAATCGTGGCAGTAAACCGAATACTCCAGGAATCGTCCAGAGAATCGGTCAGTCGACTGGGATATTTGGTCCTCCACCAACTGACACAGAACGCGCAATCAGAGAACTACAGGGCAGAAGACCAAGAGCCACAGACGCACGGAGAGAACGAGCAGCCAAGTTCATGCGACGTATGGCTAGCAGAATTAGACAAGAGCCAGTAAATCCACAAGACGAAGTCAACTATGCATCGCCCCCTCAAAATTATCCTCTCGACCCACGACTAAGTGGACAAAGAGTCTCACCGTCAATGAACCTTTCCGCTCGCCATATCTACAATGGAGACCCAAGAATTGACATCCTTCTCCAGGACCTCATGCCACCACAGGGAGTACCTGCCTCGGTATGGACTAAAGATGAATCAAACTTTGGTGGCGTACTTGAGCTAAACAATCTTTTGACAGACCCAAATAGAAAACCTCTATTACCAGATTCCTTTGATGACGCTAATCAAAAAGAATTACAAGAAATAATTGATGAGTGGTCAAAAGCTTTCAATGACCCGAATGGCCCTTCTCCGACACAGGGTGCCGTATCCAATTTTGGTCTTACGATTGAACAGGTGGATTCAAAAGGGAACACCATAAGATACAGCACGAGAAATCCTAAGCCAAACAATAACTACCCGTATCAGCCTCCAATCTACATTGAAGATTCAAATTCCTCTACGGCACATTTTCTCGATGACGAAGGGCACCACATTGTTTCTGCTGTCGTAATCACGGATGCAAATGGCAACGATGAAGTTAAATACATTGCTAGCGATTACATAAAAAATGAAATTCAAAAAAGTCAAACTCCAGCACAAAATGCCAAACCTACTTTCATACAACGCGTTTTAGGTAGGTTTAGAAGACCAGCGAACCAGCAGCAACAGCAGGCAGTACCATCAACAAGAGCGAGAGTTCGTTCTGTTACAAACAGCAGTACTAGAAGTGGATTGCGTTTCAGCAAAACCACGACAGGACCAGAACTACCAGACGCATCGACACTGAGTGCTCTTGACAAATCACTTCTTTCTTCAGAAATGCAGAAAGAACTGGACTACAGAGAAGATAGTTTTAGGAAGAAATTAGGCAAAGCAGTTGGCGACACAAACCCACTAACCGAAGACGAATTGCTTAGTTGGATAGATAATCTTTCGAAAACAGACGCAAGGCGAGCCGGAATAGAAGAAACCAATCTCCATAACTTTTTGGTATTAACTGATTTTGAATCAACAAAAGACCACAACCTAATCAACGACCTAAAACCATCTTTGCGCAAAAGAGTGATGGACAATGCAAAGATAACGGGAACAGGAGTTGACCCGGTTAAACGCAGACCGTACACACCGTATGGTCCAAATAGAGGGAACACCCCACAGACTCCGGGTGGTGGTGCTACGTCACCAGTTCCAGTTTCTCCTACCCCGTCGGCCCCTCCTACCCCAACATCGACTCCTTCTACTCCTCCCGTCCCAACTCCCCCAATCGCTCCAAGCGTTACGCCAAGTGCACCAGTAATACCAACGACGACACCTATACCGCGAGCCCCTGGAACCGGACAGACAATTACCCCAGGAGTGGGCAACTCAGCGTTGGGAATCGTTTTTGATACCAAGTCAGGACTTTACATTGACACATCAACCGGGGAGTTTGTTGAAGATTTATCAAATCTTCCGATTGACCAGCATTCCATTTACACCCCAAAACCACTCGTACTCGACGGTGGGGCAGGGGTTGGGAATATATTCCCACATATAGCGGTGGACACCAATAACGCGTTAACAAAAGGAATACCGGTACTACGAGTAGCGCCAGGCGTCGACCCAAACACACCGTCACTAGATATAACAGTAAAACCCAAAACTGCCGCTGCCAAAAATCACTACATAGGTGTAATTAGTTCATTCAGGAACGCAGTGAGGAAGCGTTTTGAAGAACACAAAAAAGGTGGAAATAAAAAAATTAGTGCCCAGACGGAAGCACCCCTGAGCGAATTGTCTTACATAGACACAAGAGGTGCACGCGTTACTAATGACGTGACTCAGCCAGTATTTCCATTACTCAAAGATTTAGACGCAACAATAGCTGTGCAGTTACTCCAAAACGCGGCTACTTCAAACGAACTTCTCGATGGAGCAAATTGGCTCTCGCGTTCCATAACAAACGCGAGCCCTACAACCACCAAACTTATTGCCGATGGAGCAGCGTATCCGAATAATGCATATTTAGATGCTGGTAGCTTCAATGTAGAAAGACTCGGTCTTGACCCTAATTTACCAATCGGTGAGTTCTATCTTCCTGATGGAAGCTATCGCTCGAGAACAACAACCGCTGGAATGACTATTCCAATCAATCGCGCGCTTCAGTTAGAGCATGCAGCCAACAATCCAATTCCCGGCAGCACACAGCAAGAAATAGACACTTTAAGACAAAAAGCAAATTCGGCCTGGCTTGACGCACAACGACATATTTCTGCTGTGCACGCCACGGCAGTTGATGCTCGCGACAATGCTTTGAGCGGATGGAGAAGAGAGCTTTCAACGAACAAGAGACGCAATAAAGGTCTCCAGGATATTTATATTTTCCAAGGAGCAATTGCTGAGCAGGCTGCCCACCTACTGGAAAAACATATAGTTAATAATCCTCCAGCTCTTGCTGCAATAGAAAATGCAATAAGAATTGGCATGGAAGACAGAGCCAAACGTTCCAACGAAAGAACGCGACGGGTTGCTGCGCGTGCAGCGCAGGGTTTACCAAGAGCAGAAGGATTGTATGACAATCAACCATCAATTCTCGACCCGTGGAATTCGCCAACGCCACCACAGGCACTAAGAACTGCAAGTGAAATAATAACAATAAGAGACGACCACCGAGCGCAAACGCTGTTTGAATTTATTACCCATGGTGCGCCAGCAACAATAAGCGACGAGCAAATTGATATGTTGGATGTATTGGGAGAAATTTATGACGCTGGTTTGGCAAATCCAAACCAGCCAATAGTCGGACCTCAAGGTTCACGGATAGCTGGAATTGTTTATCCGGATGCCGGTACCGCACACCTCGGTGCTGTTTGGCAATTCAACGGATTTAATAGCTTCCCCGTACTCGCCAGTAGAGAAGAAATTATCGAGATGTTGAAGGAAGTCGAGACCGACGGTCAACCAAGATATGTCGTTATTTCAAGAGGCGTCGGTGGCAAGCAACGAGCACCGGCTTCAGTGCAGTTGCAAATGGTGAACGATGCCTTAACTGGAGACCGGTTTATACCTGGGCAGGGCGGAAACGCTAGCGGCAGGGGAGAGTATTGGTCCCAAAGCCCGAGTGCATGGAAGTCGTACCACGGTCACCAGGGTGGGTCTATGGTTGCGGTCCTCTCGCAAGAGTCAAGATTGGTAAACAGAAAGCAGTTTGGAAGCATCTTTGGCGGAGAGGGAGGCGGAAACAGCGGAGAAAGCTATGAAGCTCTTTGGTCGCTATATAACGCACTTGGTGCACCGAATGCCCCAAACGGAACGAACTCATCCCATGGACAATCAAGCATATACGGCATTCCAGTAGACAGTTTGAAACTAAATCCAAACAGCAAGACATTGAGTAGTCAGCAAATAGTCGAGCTCGACGCACATATAGATAGACTTACCGCCAAAGGTACGCCTGTTGCCCCAGGTCAAAGACCAGATGCTAGCTGGGGCGCCGTAACCATTGAGGGCATGAATAGAGACGGGAGATTAGATAGAAATATGAGAGAAGCACTTTTCCCAGGAATCTCGGAAGCTGCAGCAATGTCGGTTGATGAGTTGCGGGAAATAGAGGAAACAAAAGACCTATGGAATGCATGGCTGCAACAGAGAATGACACACGTTAGCGACCTTGTGAAAATGCTTGAAGATGAATCAGCTGGTCTACAAAGCGCTACAGACAACAATAAAAAAATAATTAGAGCTATACGCTCTCAATTGTTTATGCGAGGAGAAAACATTGCAACCATGATGGGGTACGATGGTTTTGCCGCAGAAGGAATCAGTGATTCCTCGATAACACCATCCCAAATATGGAAACACGCATTAAATGGTTCAATAGGAAGAATCATTATGCTTAATCGCTCTTCAATGATTATGGAGAATAAACCAATAAAAGACTACACCGACTACGCCCCCCTTCTAGGGGCGATACAATACCCAAATGGGAAAACGGCTCAATTGAGTCCAAGTAATTGGTTTTAGGATGGACGGCAACATGATTAACTACGAAAATTTTACAGTAGATGAATTACGCTCCTATGAAGAGTTGTTGAGAAAGGTTCAGTTGCCGATATCGGATTTTGAAGATATGGCAGACTTTCCTCCTATGTGCCTTTCGGTCAACAAGGAAAAAAGAAATTCTTTTATGGAGAAAGCCTGGGAACTTTGGTCCGCCGGGAACAAACTTCTACAAACTCAAATTCCAGATAATTTTCGTCCATACGCGGCACTGGAGAAAGAGTATTCCAAAGAAATAAAAGAAGCAAAAAAGTACATAAAGGATTCCAACGGGAATCGCATGGTTGCTATCGATATGTACATAAAAGATAATCCAAGCGTTGAAATAGAAGACTCTGACCGGCATTAATAAAGCTATATGGATAATAAAAGTAAACAAATTACGCCGGAGATATCTTCACCAAAACGCAAGAATCGAAAAAAACGAAAGCTGCGTGGAGAGAACGTTTCTGGCTGGGAGAAGTTAAAAGAGCGATTGATTGATGCTCCAGTATCTGTCGATGGCGTCGGATTAGTCAGTGCGCACTATTCATACAGCGGTTCGACGGGTGGCGGTTCTGGTAAGGAGCTAAACACTGAAGAAGTTATTCCAAAACGAGTAAAAAAGAAAAAACGACGTCGAGCAGCGTTTTCTGGAGAAAGACTTGATACTGATATATTAAATCCCCCTCCGACTCCTTCTGGGAGTACGGTTACGGCTTTTGGTGGTGGGATTATTCCTCCAATAACAAACGGCGGGATAAATAGGGATGCCATAACCGGAAAAGCTCTTCCCAGAATCGGAAGACGAATTCTTAATAATGCAAAAATAACCGGCGACCAAAACCCATTAACACGCAATGATGCAAATAGTAATGGCCTAATTTTTGATGGCACCTCCAGAGAGATGCCAGACCCAACGCCAGGTGACTCAATAACTGGCGAAATGGGGATGATGGATAGGTTCAAAAAACCTAAACCAAAACAGTACGTTGCGAAAACAAACAACACCCCATTTGGCGGAATTGATAGCCTTGTATCGGAACAGGCAAATCAAACTAGGAAATTCAAAACATGGGCCGACAGTAGAAATTGGGCAGAGTTTCACAAGCAGCACTTTGATTGGTGGACATTCCCAATAGACAGAGGAAGCGCCGGATATGGTTTTAGGTACGACATCAGCGGAAAGCCATTAGAGGATTTAAAGAACAATCCAGAATACCTGGAATCACTAAGGACGGCAGCTGGGCTCTACTTACAGTCGATGGCCTGGGATATAAAAAAACATGACTGGATTGCTAACCCGGATTTCGATGGCGGTCAAGACCCAACAAACAACATAAACGGAGCACGACTATTCAAAATCGCTCGCTCAATGCAGCTGCATGGACTAAATGACGAGTTTAATTCAACGAGAGAAATGGCTCAATCACTTCGCGATGCAGGATACAGAATAGGAAATGATGTTTTTTGGAACAATCCAGATAACTATCACACCCGTTCGTCACACCTGAAAAATGGTGGAATCACCGGTGCGATGGCCGGACTTGGAATAAGTCCAAAAGCATTTAGGGAAGCCGTTGGCGGTGGACCTCAACGCGACACACATAAAGAATTACCATTTATTAAAAAATGGGCGCAAAAAGATATTGACAATTTCAAATATTTTACGCAAGGAAAACGTGACCCATCTAGTGGTTTAACTTTCTGGTGGAAAGATGACTCAACCAGATTGAAGTACATAAACGCACATAGCAAACGAAATTTTGAAATTGGATTCGCAAAATTTGGGGGGATAGAGTATGCTAGATATGGGACTGGGTATGCTCCGCAATTAAAAAAAGTTTCTAAACAAATAGAACAATTGGGGCTCCTGTGGGGAAAATCAGGAAGTGACCATGGGGCTCTATACGACCCATTCGGTGTTGTTTTTACACATTCCGAAACCCCAGCAAACCCCCAAACTGCAGCAGCCCAACAAGTGCGCGACTTTCTCGGTACATTTTCCAAAGAAATAAATCCATCCCAGTATTGGGAGAGATATAACTCATGGTTGAATAACCCTTATGTCACAGCAAAAAACAGTAAAGGGCAGGAGGTTGGTGTTCGTCTCGCCTTTAAGAACGATGAAGGCAAATTAATCTCGGAGTTTGACAGGAGAATAAAACAAATAGAAGACGACCTAAGGTCATCTTTTGGACTTAGTCCAATCCCGAAATCTACGTCGGTGGTTCGAGAAAGCGACGATTATTCAAAAATACCTGAATACGTAGTAGATAAAATTCTGGAAACAGTAGACTCAAAGGTGGATGAAAAGATATCTCGAGCAACAACACTAAAACATTTAACAGAAGAACTACGAGATGCCACCCTGCTTGATTCAGAGCAATTAACTAGTGCGATGGTTGCAAAACTTTTGAAAAATGAAAGAGAATCATTCCTTAATAAAAAGAAAATTCAAAACCCCAAATTCCTTGAAAAAAACACCATCGATTCGGTCACCAGTTCTCAAGCCAGGGACATCCGGGATACGCTCCAAATTGCTTATCAGATTGACATTGACGAAGGACGTAATCCGGAGAAATTCGACTTAGCAGACTTCGCTAGGTCGCAATTCATAAATATTGATATTGAAGCAATAAAACAGCTGCACCAGGAAGAACTTGAAAAACTTTTAAACAATGAATAATCTATTGACAAAAACTGATTCATCTCCAGAGAACCTTTGTTGGAGTACTATTAGATTAGCTCCTGCGTCGCAAATCCGTAGTGCAGCCATCCTGCACGAAAACTCAATCTAATGGACTATATGGACCAGATTAACGAAGACGAAAATTCTGAAATCAAGGATGTTCTGGGCGGAGCGCGTATCGTTCGTCCTTCAGACCCAGATACTTATTCAGACCCAGAATCTGCTCGCGTTAGAGCAAGACAACTTGGATGCATCGGAATTCGTCGATACAGTAACCGAACCGGCGGTGTTTCATGGATGCCATGCACAAACGAATCGGACTACAGAAAATATTCCGGAATAGGTTTTTCTGGTCGTAAATATCGTCGAACTCAATTAGAGCGCGAGATAAGGCAAATAATTGGCTCTCCTTCGAAACGAAAATACAAAGAAAAAAGCGCCAACTATACAAAGCCAGAATTACGCGACCGTCTAAAAGAACGGATAATGTCTGGCTCTAAAGGTGGAGCACCGGGCCAGTGGTCTGCAAGAAAAGCTCAGCTTCTCGCCAATGCATACAGAAAAGCTGGTGGTGGATACAGGGGAAGCAAGAGTAAGACTCAACGCTCTTTGGGTAGGTGGACCAAGCAAAAATGGCGCACAATAGATGGCAAGCCAGCAAAACGTGGAACTGTCACAAGAAGATATTTGCCAGCAAAAGCTTGGGAAAATTTAACCGTGGGGCAACGTGCTGCTACCAATCGTAAAAAAATAGAAGGAAGCAAGCTTGGCAAGCGAGTGGTTTCGAATACAAGAGCAGCAGCTAAGGCTAGAAAACGAGCAGCAAGAGGACAAAAGCATATTGAATTCTACGAGGAGTTAGATTTCAAGGCCGTTGGGAGACGACTTAGTGGCGGGCTCGCTGGTCGCATCGGAGTTGGGGAAGTAGAAAACAGGGGACGTTCCGCGCGTAGAACAATGGGAGGAATTGGAGCTGCAGTAGTTCCATTCGAACAAAATGCAAGAGACGCCGACTCTGACAGGGTTGTTCAGGAAGGCACAATTCACGAACGCCCAGCGATACCTGGAATTAATCCAATCGGTCCAGTCAAAAAACCAAGTGCACCAAGCGTAAAACCAACAGAACGTTTAGCTCAACGAATTACCGAAAATAGGGTGAATCTCCCACGCCGTGAGCCGAGAGAAGACCGCGTTCCCAGGGTTGTGTCTCGCGGACAAAGCGCAGAAAAGAAACCAGCACGAATAGAGAGAGCAAAGCCAACAACACCACGCCGGGAGGCGGAGAGAGTTGCGGAACGCAAGCCGATTAATACTCCAAAACCTAAAGCTAGCGAGGCGAAGCCAAAGCCTCAAGCCGTCCAACAGGTGGAGCAAATTGATTCAACTACTGAAGAATTACAAGAAACCGCTCGCAAACTTGGCATGGAAGCAGAGCGTGCTCGCGCACTGAAAGAGTCTTACGATGATTTCTCAAATCAACTCGATAGACAAGAAAAGAATAAAATTTATCGCGCTTGGCAAGATGGCGATTACTCCATTGACGAGCTCGCCGACAAATTCGATGTGGTCCGCGATGAAATTGCTACGGTATTGCGAAATCATCAAGACTTTAGAGATGAAAACGAAAAGGCTTTTAAAAACAATAACAACAAGTTGTCGAGTGCTGTAGAGAGCAGAATGGGTGTATCGAAAGAACCGATTCTAGAAGCAGCGCGCGAAGGAAAAATCAAAAATTGGGACTCAATGTTGAATTGGGTTTTCCGAAGCGGAGATTCAAAGAAGAACAATAAAAACGGAGAACTAGAAGCCGACCTTTTTAGGGCCTTCCCTTCTGGTCAGTCTCCAGAAAAAGATTCTTCAAAATTCGTACTCGGGATACGCGAAACGAACAGAGCGAATAAACGTGGATACGTCAGAGATATTGCCGACCGAAATAATAAGCCAAACGGATTCAGGCAGTTAAACGAAATACAGAGAACTGCCCAAAGCGCATTTGATGGCTCTTCATCTAGATGGGATACGAACGAGCGAGCATCGAACGCGCGTTTCTATAGGGAGCTTTCGAGGGATAACGATGCCGGAAAAATGTGGGATTCATCGATAACCGGAGCCATGGCGACTGGTCCGAACATGACACCACAAGAAGAGTCTGATTGGAAGAGAAGAGAGTGGAAGCGCCAACAGCTCAAGAATTTCGCTCTCCTACCAGATAGGGACACGAAACTTCCTTCACTTTCTTCCGCTCTCGTTGGAGACGACATAGCAAGAGCTATTAGCGGTTTGGATATTCTTTCGGATGACCAAGTTGATGATTTGTTCGATAAGACGTCAGTAGAACTGAACGATGCCGGACTTTCAATGCAGGGATACAGGGCAGCCACAGCTCCGCCGTCGCCAAGAGAGTTGGCAGCAGCAGCAAACATAAAACGTCCATTAGTTAAGGAATTTTTAGACGAATACAAAAACGTAAATCCATCCGGAAATATCTCAAGACTTGACCCGGATGCAATGTCGGATAAGGAAATTGATAATTTCTTTAATACATTTATTATCCCTGGATTGATAAATGCAAATAATCCATCAAATTCCGACATAAGACAATCTGTGCGCGAGCCACTTAACTCGACAACACTTTCACTTGCCGAAGATGTGGCATATGGTATAGCTGACGAGTATCAAGACTTAGAGTTTAGAACGATGCTTGCAAAACGCATGCTTCAAGATAATGGATTGTCAACGAGTGACCCAAACTTCGACAAACTTGTCGAGCAAATGATTGATAATGAAATTGACAAAGATGTTGCTAACGGTATAGCGACGATAGAGGATTTCCTAAACAATATCCCGGCATGGATGGATAGGACTCCAGAAGAACTACTGAACCCTAATACGGGCATGCCTTATACCCACACCGAATGGTCGCAGGGGGTTGAAGAATCAGCACAACCGTTCTTTGACGTTACCAACAGAATTCTCGACGGAGAAAACGTAGACCCGATTGAAGCTCTTGCAGCTCAAGAAAAACTTAATCTTTTCATAGATATTGGACAATCGAACGGTTGGCTTTCAAACGACGTACTACGTCCAGAGTATCCATCTCGTACACGGAGAATAGACAACATCGACGATGATGGCGCTTCCGACATGGACGCCATCGACCCTGGTCAACCAGGTGAAGAAGCAGGAGAAGATGGTAGCGACGAGCCGCCAGCGCCAGACGATGGAAGTGAAGAGCCACCACCGCCACCAGACGATGATGGTGGTTCAGTCATGGGAGACGATGAAGGAGAAATCAGTCGGCAGATTGAAGAATTCCTAAATGAACTCATGAACTACGGGGACAAGGCATCACAGCCAAGATTTGAAGACAAATACGGAACTCTTGACACACCGGAAGTTTGGAACCAGCCAATTTACGATGATGAGGGAAACATAATTGCACCAGCATACGACGGAAGCGATAATCACCCATTCAATCTTGATATCAATGGCAACCCAATAGATGTAACAAAAATGAACCTACTCGACCAGGTGCTCTATAGGCACTGGTTGTCGAACGGTCACTTTCTACGTGAATGGACAGAAGACTACCCGGGAAGCCAGGTAGATAGATATAAAAACCTAGATGAAATGGTCGATGTCGCCGTTCCGCCAAAAGAGCTTGAAGACGCATTTTACAAAGGTGACATAAACAGTCCGGACCCATTAGCAATGGACCAAAGTGTTGCTTCTGGCTTAGACAGACTGATTGAAGTTATTGCTGCGGATGAACCTCAATGGTTTACACGTGACGCTAATGGAGAATTAATCGGTGATTTAAATGAAATAACAAGAAGCGGTTCTTATGGCAGCGGTGGTATGCCTAGCGTAAATCTTTCTGCGGATGACTACAGTGCATCTCAAGCTCGCACGAAACTAAAGGAAGCACGTGATGCCGCAATCAAGCAGGAACATGACGACCTAAATTCTTCGACCCCTGCATCTTCGGCACGAAGGGCGCAGTTGTGGAACCTTTTTGATTCTGGAACTCTTTCTGCAGACGAGATTGCATTCGATGAAAATTTGATTGATACTCAAAATTTGATTTTGGCGCTCAAGCGTTATGCTTTGGAAAATAACATCAGTACGCAGAAATACAATGATGCCAGAAGGGTTGCGGATACTGCTGCCTTATCACGAGCCGACGAATTTACAAAGAAGAGAATTCAGAGAATAAAAGATGAGTTTGTTGCTAAAGGGCTTGAACCAAAGGATTGGGCTAAGGCAATCGACAAAGAGATAGACAAGCAAAAATCAATTGTTGACAAAATCGAAATAGAGTACTCAAGATTTAGGACCGCTTTTTCAAGACAGATGATTCTGGTTCGAGAAATATTTGCAACACGACCGCCCAATAGAGAACAACAGACACTTAGGGATGGGACAATACTCCCAGGTTGGGATAAGTCAAAAGAATCTGCTACGCAGTATTTGAACAGAATAAGAAGATGGGACGCGCTTCACCTGGGAACAGAAGAAAAACCTGGCCCCCTGGGAGAGTTGTTGAAGAAGATGAGATTTTCCGCCCGTGAAGACGGACGAGATGCTGCTTCTGGTGCTACGGCTCGAATAACAGCGCTCGCCCAAAGAAACATATCCGAATTACAGCAACTTAGAAACGAGTATGGAAGAGTAAGGACTCAAGCAAACCAATCAGGAATAAGTGGATTTATGCGTCTCGGTGGAAGAGATGCGGAGTTCTACGACACAGCCAAAATGTCCTCACGAAAAGCTGCCAGACAAGCAGCATATGGGGACTTTAAATTTGTCGCACCCAACGTACTTAGAAGATACGACAAAGCCGGCCTTCCTATAAGTAGGGCTGTTCGAAACTCGGCTTCTGGGTACAACAGGAACATGACGCAAGAGATAGCAGACGCGACAAATGGTTCCATTAAACCCGTAGAAAACAATCCAGGGTTCAGATATCTACCGCCAAAGCTGCAACAAATTGCACGCATGGTGTCTGACTTCGCGGACAACACAAGAGATATCAAGACGTCCGCAAGGGAAACATTCAAAAAGGTGCGTGGACAAAAAAGACAAGCGCAGCCTGTATTCAACCCCGCGGATGCCGAAAAACTGGACATCTCGAGAGCGAGAGCATACACGTCCAGACTCATTGATTACAAACCAACGAGACTATCCGATAATGCAAAACGCATATATGGTGGCGGAATATCCGGAGCAATGCAGCTTTACACAGAAGAATTTCCTGATGGAAATTGGTATGTTGTAAATGAATTGGGACACAAGCTTTTCCCACAGGGTCACCCCAAACATGAAGACGCATTGCACATTGCGAATCTTTATCAAAGAGAAAAACGCGGTGAATTACCATACGCCCCTACCGACCAAACGATGCGAACCGCCGCGCGCCTGGGTCAAAGATTGGGCGAGTACACAGGGGATAGGAATTTTGAACTCGATGTTGCAGACTCCATCACTCCATGGGTGCTAGGTAATGACTCCAAGCCAATGCAAGAGGCTGGCGATGCTGTAATCCTTAGAACAAATCCAGAAACAGGCGAGCGTGAAATACTCCTAATAGAAAGATTGTTTGGTCCACATACCGCTCAAACAAGGTCATTGTCGCTTCCTGGTGGAATGAGAAACGATGACGAAGAATTGCGAGACACAGCACAACGAGAAGCCCTAGAAGAAGTTAATGTCACGGATAAAGATGTAATAAGAATGGAACATCTCGGTGAAATCGAGGCCCGTGACTGGGACCCAAGATTCGTTAACGGCGCCAGAATATCCGGAGTTGTACTTGAAGTATCACCAGATACGGATGTTCGTGCCGGAGACGACGCATCAACAGCGGCATGGTATTCACTTGAAAGAATATCGGGTGGCACCAGGCCGCTAGCATTTGGCCATGCAGCATGGGTTGCTCTTGCTCTTGCAGGCACAGACGATGAAGCATTACACGACAGATTCGTTAACTTAAACGCTATTTCGCGCAGGAGACAACAACGAATCATCTCTGGTGTTAATGCGGCCAGGGAAAGAATCTCGATTGAGACCGGCCAAAAATTGAAACTGTTTCCGCGACCAACAGAAAATGCAGACAGCGGCTATACAGCGTTTGGCCCTGATGCTGAATTGCATAACAAACGGATAATGAAATGGGCCAGAGAAAGACGCAATGGCGGAATTACTGGGGCAATGGCAGGAAGATATTTCCGTGGCCCGATAACCAGTTGGTCTTCCGACAATTTGAGTAAAGACGAGCGCGACAAAATTATGAAAGACGTAATTGCGCTCCGAAGAACAGAACTAAATCCAGTTCTTATAGCTCGCTCGATTAATGCAAAATGGGAGACCGACAACTTCACACGTGCCGATGGCGGAATTCACTCTTTCAACCCACAGCAAGTAAAAGATGTAATTTACAAGGCACGCATGGACGGCGTAACTTTTGCAAAACTTCGTGACGAAAAGCCTGCTGCCCCAGTTCAGTCAGCGGAAAACATAAAGTTCATCGCTCAGAGGTCATTTGTTGGTGGACATTCTGCTTCCGACATAGCCAACGAACTAGACATAAGCACGAACGAAGTAATTAAAGTCCAAAGAGCAATTGGTTTAAGCTCGATACATGCCGACAAGCAAAAAGCAAAGCGGAACAATGAGTCAGCAAGGGTCGTTGAACTCATTGGAAACGGTAAGACATTTAAAGAGGTAGCCAAAGAGCTAGGACTAACAGAGGCTGTCGCACGGAATAGATACAAGTCCGCACTATCAGCAGGAAATATCACGGGTTCCATGGGTGTTGACAAAGTTCCATTCTCTAAATTTATTGAAATGTCCAAAGAGGGGGAAGAATTAAGAAAAACCAACCTCGAAGCCTTCTACAGCAAGACGTACGAAAGAATTTCCAACTCCGAAATAGCGAAAACGCTTGGGATAAAAGCTAGCGAAGTAAATGACGCGGTTCAGAATCACCTTGATTTCATCGAAAACAACAAGACTGAGATTCTTTCTACATATGAGAAAGCTTTTCAGAACAGTAAGAAAAACCTCACTCCGGCCGAAAACAGACACATGAAAATGCGCTTCGACGGGATGCCTATCGATAAAATTGCAGAAATTGAAGGCACGGATGTTCTTGACGCGATTACATCTGAATCGTTAATACTCGCAAAACTGCGCGGGCAAAATAGGGAACTTTTCGAAAGAAAAATGGCTGTTAAAGAAAAAGATTTAATAAATGCCCCAATAAATTCGCAGCGCGGTCTTCCAAAAAGGGTCTACGTGGCGGTCAAGCATGACGGTTTGGACATAGAAACAATTGCCAAGGCCGAAGACATAACTCCAGCCCAGGCAAGGGATAGCTTCAAGAAGTACTCAGATGCACTCGAGAAGACCGACAATGCAAACACGCAATTACTTAGAAGGGCCATAATTCTCAACGGCTCAAATCTTAACGATTCCCAAAAGCAATTTATTGATATGCGCTTGGATGGTGTGTCGATAAGAGACATGGCCTATTTGCACGGCAAAGACGTTGTCGAGGTAAAAATTGACCAAGCCGAAACAATGAACCGATTTAACTCTAGTGGTATCACTGGAGCTATGGGGTTCCCGAGAAAACAGTACAAAGATAACGATTACTACGATATTCTTGGTATTGCAGAAGATGCGAACGACAAAGAACTGCGAACCGCATACAGAAAAGCAGCGAGAGAAACGCACCCAGACCTAAATCCTGGAGATAAAAACAACGAAGCCTTATTCAAAAAGATTTCAGAGGCATACTCTGTCCTGAGCAATCCAGAAGAACGCCTGTTCTACGACTCCGTTAGACCTACCGAACGCCGGCCGCGACGCCAACAGAATAACGCTACTCGCACACCCAAGCGAACCAATGTTGATGATTCAGGAAACCCATTTCCTGTGACCACAACACTCGGCGAAGACTTTTCATACATCGACCCGATTACCGGAAAACGAGTTCCAGACTGGTACGTTCGTGAACAGCAAGGGCTACCACCGAGATGGAAATTTGAACCCGAAGATGTACCAATGGGTGACCTCAGTAAAGTAAACAGAAATCCATTTGGCGAGTTTTTTGACGATAATGAGGACAACGACATTACTGGCTCCATGACTGTTGATGGTACTGGACCAGAGGAAAAAAAAAATCGAATAACATACAGGGGTAAGCGCTGGAAAGATAAGAAAGTTTCAATATTTGAACCTATTCTTTCTTTCCGTTCACAAGTTTCACAATACCCAGAGAGTGGGCCGTCAGGAGTTTCTTACTTCAGGGGCGAGGATGACGAACTCAGAAAAAAAGGTTGGTGGGTTGACGCACTCCTCTACAGAGATAAGAACGGGAAAATTCTTGGGATTCTAAATCATTATCCACAGAATATGCCGGCAGAACAACCTGGTGGTCCATCAGAAAAAAAGGGAAATGTAAATATATTTATTGACCCGAAAAGCAAAAGGTCGGGAATCGCATCCGAGCTGTTAAAGGAAGCCGTATCCAGATACAAGGTCGACCTTAATAAACAGAGATACTCCAAAGAGGGCGCAGCTTTTGTTAATAGTTTTGTCAGAAGTCTCCCTGAAAACAGTATTCCAGAAGGTCAATCAATAACTGGCTCAATGAAAGTACGACAATTGACCCCTGTTGAACTAAATAGGGAGAAGCGCTCGGCTAAATCAAAACCACGACGATGGACTGATGAAGAGATTGATAATGCTGCCCTTTCTGGCATCAACCTCAAGGGCCGTGGAATAACCGGCAGAATGTCTGACGATACAACAAGAAAAGCACTCGAAGATTTAATGAGGGACGCAAATGAACCTCTGGATAAGGACCTGGAATCCTTTGTCGAATTCAATAATGAAATAGGGATGCCTATAGTGCGCCATCCACTAGTTATGTGGATTGGTCCGATGATGCCAGGAATGATAAACCAGCAATACAGGCAGAAACTTGAAGCAGTTGGAGAAGCGCGGAAAAGTAAAAATTGGAGTTCGTACATATACCTACATGAACGACCATATCGACTAGATGCTTTTATGGATGTCAAAGACGAGATGGACGACAAAGACTATTGGTCTTTGCTTTCCGACATATGGGTCGATTCCGAAAACATCTGGCAAAACAAAGATTTGTGGAAATCTGCTCTTTCTTCAAAGCGTCCTGGCAAGTCGAACATGATGAAAAAAGATGAGTTAGACGAGCTAGATTCACTCCCAGATAAGATTAAAATTTATCGTGGATACATAAAAGGGAAAAATCAGAATGGACTTTCCTGGACGACAGACAAAGCCAAAGCGACATGGTTTTCGGGTAGATTGGCAAGAGGCAATGAAAAGCCATTAGTCGCTGAAGCAACAGTAAACAAGAAAGACGTAGTCGCCTACTTTACGCGACGCGGAGAATCAGAAGTCGTTCTGTCAAGAATGCCAAAAATAACTGGAGCCATGGGTCTCTTCGAACGATTTACGAAAAATGAGCCAGCAAAGCCGAACCCAGTTCCTTTTACTCCCAAAAACCTTCCAAAGATGAATGATTCCATAGCTAAACGACTTGGATTCAAAGGAAAGCTCACGACATACAATCCGAGCAACTACACAAGTTTGAGGCCGGCGACAACAATAGGAACATTCTTGGCGCAGAAAGACGAGCCATTTGTCGGCTTGGATGCGACATTTGGCGGAACAACGAAGATTAAGGAAGAAAGGTTCTGGGACCTATATCAGCCGATAGCTGTTGCACTTTCGAAAGCCGTTACGGCAATACGAAAAGATGGTGAACCAAAAAGGTTCATATCAGTTGGTGGACCTCCAGGTTCAGGTAAATCCACTCTTCGTTTGAGTGGGAAACACGACATACCTTCCGTTGATGCCGCAGTACACATTGATGCAGACGAAATGAAAACTCTTATTCCCGAAGCTATCGAGATGCATAGAAACGGAAACCCCAACTGGGGAGACGCATCACACGAAGAATCCAGAATAATGGCAGATGTTGCACTTAAAGTTGGTCTCGAGAATGGACACGATGTTGTTTATGACTCGACTGGTCAATTCAATTCCGGATTTGGAACATTAAAAGCTGCACGAGATAAGGGTTATGAGATTATTGCTCACTACAACGTTTCTCCAGAAAACGTTCTCGTAGGCAGAATAGATGAACGGGAAAAAAGTGACCCTCGAAGACTTCCGCGTCATATCATCCCTGCGGTAAATAGACGAAACTACGACATAATGCCTACCGTTGCTAAGTCCGCAGATGAATTCTATCTTTGGGATACAAACGTTACGTCTGGTCAAGAACCGAAACTTCTTGCAAGAAAAATAAAGGGTGGAGAACTTGAAATTCTTGACTCACTTGCATACGCTCACGGAAAGTTCGATGACAGTGGTCAAGCCGTCGACATGTCAAAACCAGATTTTAAAATGAATGCCAAAAAAGTTTCAAAGAATTCTTTTGCGGGTAAGATAATTGCAGAATATGAATCTGGCGTAACAGTAGAAGAAATTGCAAAAAAACAAAAAATATCAAAGCATCAGGTTTTTGACGCAATTACAATGAATGAAATTGACCCGAATCTTCCAGACGTTGTGTATGCGCCGCAACCCGCATACCAGCCGACCCTCTTTCCAGGTTCAAAACCACGACTACAGGAATCACTAAGCGACAGTCAGGCGATGAACCAGTTCAGAAATCTAAGCACACCAGACAAGGCTGTCCTTAGGGATTTCGTAGCTAAAAAACCCGGCGTTTCACTTGACGACATGACGGAACGCGTTCCAATGGACTTAGTGATATGGACAGCAAAGCAGAAACCAGAACATACCCAGCCATTAGGCCAGATTCGTTCAATAGAGAAGCTTGAAAATCTGTCACCAAGCAAGCGTCAACAGTTGACCGAAATGCTGCAAGCTGGAGAAACTGTAGTAGAAATTGCAAATGCTCTAAATCTTCCGTTTTCAGTTATTGATGTAGCGATGGATTTCGTTGACCAATATGGATACATCCCAGAGGGTGGAGATACCGAAGAGAAGACAGCGATGTTTGATAGTGTTTCCGGGAATAGACTCGCTCGAATAGTCGGGAAAACAATAAAAGCGTCAATGCTGAACGGGGTTGTAATACATGAACGATGAAGTTGTTTTAAAAGCGGAACAAATAGGAGATGTTGAAGCAATGTACATTGCTGCAATGCGCGGATTTTCATTAAAAGAAGTAGGCGTCAACGAAACAGAAGAAAATATTCACGACTTTGGTATCATCAAAGCAGAAGTCAAGCAGATTTTAGAAAATGGTGAAGGTTTAGTCTTTCCTTCATAATTTATTCGATTTAAAGCAATACTTCCGCTAGACATCATAAAGGTTTGGTACATTTAGTATCAAGACATAACGACTGGGTGCTCACCTGAGTCACAGTGTTGGTCAAATCAACTCAACAATAATAACTCTTTAAGGAGAGTATCAAATGGCATCGCATGATGAATCAAGAGTACGCGAACTTCAAGGCGCACTCCGTACCAAGATGGCTGAAAACAAGACCATCGCAGACTCGTTCAAGGTAGAAGACGGCACTGTCGTTGTATCCGCGGACCAAAAGACAGCGTTCGACAAGAACATGTCTGACATTCGTGAAATCAAGAGCCTCATTGAGGGTCTTGAGCAGATGAATAGCGTCGCAAGCTGGGGCGAAAAGGAAGATGGCAATTCAGTTGCTGTCGCCTACGCAGCAGCAGAGCGTGACCTCACCGAAAAAGCACACGACATGGGCTACAAGTCCATTGGTCAGATGTTTGTCGAATCAAATGAATTCAAGGCACTTCAGGGTGGTCGCAACGGCGCAAACATGCCAGCTCCATGGCAGGTTAAGGCTTCGTTGACAGGTATCCAGGTTAAGGATATTTACACTGCATCACCAACTGGCACACTAGGCCGCGGTGCAGATGCTCAATTCGGTAGCATCCAGCGTGACCCAATGGTGACCCCACCAATGCGCACCAAGCGTGTTCGTGACTTGTTCCCAAGTCGCACAACAACTGCTGCAGTAATTGAGTACTTCCGTCAACTAGGCTTTACTTCGGTAGCCGGCGGTGGCACCAACAGTGCATCAACAGTTGCAGAGCGTCTCGGCAACAATTCCAACTTCGGTTTGAAGCCACAATCATCCTTCGCATTCGTTGGTGAGCAGGCTCCAGTTCGTACGTTGGCACACTGGGAAGCTGCACACAGAAACGTTCTTGCTGATGAGCCACAACTACGCTCAATCATCGACAACGAACTGATGTACGGTCTTCGTTTGTTGGAAGACAACCAAATCCTCAATGGCGACGGTGCCGGCGAGAACCTCTTGGGCGTCTTGAACACACCAGGTATCCAGAGCTATGCATGGTCATCGGGAGCAGCAACACCAGTTCCTGACACCAAGGCAGACTCAATTCGTCGTGCAGCAACCCTCGCATTCTTGGCTTACTATGAGCCAACTGGCGTCGTGTTGCACCCACAAGACTGGGAAGACATCGAATTGACCAAGGACGCAAATGGTCAGTACCTCATTGCAGTTTCGGTTGCAGTAGGTGGCGAGCCACGTGTTTGGAGAATGCCGGTAGTAGATACCCCAGCAATGCCAATCGGCACAGCTCTAATCGGTGCCTTCGGTACTGGTGCACAGTTGTACGACCGTGAGCAAGCTTCGATTCGAATCAGCGAACAGCACTCAGACTTCTTCGTCCGCAACGCAATCGTTGTTCTTGCAGAACAGCGCCTTGCACTTGCAGTGAAGCGTCCAGAAGCATTCGTAACGATTGACTTCGACAACGAGCCAGCTGCTTAATTCAAGCTAAGTAAAAAACCCCACGTTCCCAGTAATGGGGGCGTGGGGTTTTTGCTTTATATGGGATAAGATTTACTCATGGCACAATACGACCAAGATGACACGTCCAACTCCATTGATGAGATAACAAAGAAAATGGAATCACACTTCATGTCCACCCATGAAGAAATACAAAAACTAAGAGCAGAGATTGCAGAACTTACTCGTCTCCTAAAGGCTCAGAGACTCGGTGATGTTGTAGTGAAAAGAATCGGTGCTCCATCAATAGCAGACATAATCAACAACAAAGCGCTTGATATTTAAATACCGGAAAACGGTACAACAATAATTGGGGTTCGTTCTCCAACCCAAGCACCAATGCAGTTGTACTCGATGTACTCTTCCGCTTCTTCGTATTCCATGCCATCACGAGTGATGAGGGTGTCCATCATCTTCTGCCACGAGTAGACAACAAGTAGTGGTTCGTTAATACGCCTTGAAAAACCAATAACGGCTTCATCGAATCCATCCATAAGCAATGCATTTTCTTCCATCGCTTTTAATTGTTCGTCAATCTCTGCGCGACCAGGACCACCAGATGAATAGCCGTTATCGATACCGATGCGAGCCCATTCCTCAAAAGTCAATTCTTCTTTTCCTTGTTCCATACTTACCTCCGTAGATAGACTTATTTATGCGTATGTGGGTAACGACTTGACTCTATCGTCCCATCGCCAAAATCACTACCGTGCCCCTGGTTGGAATTGAACCAACGTGGACCATTACGGTTTCAACACCTTATAAGAGTGAGCCGATACAGGGGCGTTCATTACGCCCTGCGTATTCGGGTAAATCTAACCATGAATCAAATCATACCTATTTTTGAGAAAAAACCAACGTTTTTACCGGCTTTTAAATCTGCTATTTAGGCTATTTTTATGGACACAATCTTGGACATTGCCGTGTAATTGTGGTTTTCGTACGAATCGACTTCCACGATTTCCAGCATTTCAATCAACCCGTTATTTTCGAGATTAATCAATTTATCCATAAACCCTGATATATCAAAGTGGTCGCTTTTAACACTAAACACAGCGATAGAACCACTCTTCATTGCAGTAATCATTTTCGACAGATGCACCCCATCCAGGTGACCTGTTGTGAATGTTCCAGAACTCACCATAAAGTTGTATTCATTTTCGGGGAAAATGTCTTCTGATGTTAAATCTAAATAATGGAACATTTCATAGTTCCGCTTACCATCAAGCTTCTTTTTCCCGTATGCCTGAACAATCATTTTGGGCGATATGTCTAAACCGTCAATCCGCAATCCGTCTCTTATCAAGTTGAGTTCTACACCTAGTATCCCGGTTCCACAGCCAATGTCGATTATCGTTTCATCACCATTTATGAACTGGGAAGCCTTCTGTGCTACCAGGCGTGGGAGTACGTACCCCACGGAGTCCGCGTACTCATCGTAGCCATTGGCTGAGTCATCATAATAATCTGCAAGTTCACTGCTGTCCGAATACGAGTAAGCCGTATTTATGGAGTAGTCATCTGGAGTTTTCATTATTGTTTAGTAACTATGAATGAATTCTGCAAATTCCTCGTCTGATTCGCCAAGATTTTCAAACTCGATTGTTCCCATTTCCTCGAATTTGCGACGCATCCATCCGCCATTCCTGTCGAGTAAACCTAGCTTGCTAAGATTTGGGACTATTTTAGCTGCCAACATTTTGCGTATCCAAGCCTGGGCTGGGTCTCTCATCAGATATGGCGCAATGTCTTTAGTTTTTACACCCATCTTTTCGTAGACCTCTTGCTGAAGCATCCGCTCGCCAAGTTTGATGCTTGCCTCGTACGCGAATTGCTGACGCTCCATAATTTCAGTATCGCTCATTTCCGCATAAATTTCTTTGAGAGAAATTATCCCGAAGGATATGTGGCGTGCCTCATCGGTCATGACATTGCGAAGTAATTGCTTCAACAACGGCTCACTTGTTAGTTCGCGCATATACGCCATCGAAGCAAGACCAAGACCTTCAACCATTATCTGCATACCGAGATAGGTCATGTCCCAGCGGTTCTCTTCAATTGTGTCGTCAACCAAGCTTTGAATATGCCAGTTAAACGGCAATGTTCCACCAAGCTTCTCATTGGCATATTTCGCAAAAACCTCAACATGTCGGGCTTCATCTACAACCTGCGTTGAGGCATAAAGTTTCCCGTCGTACCAAGGACATGTCTGGGTAAGTTTCGCCGAACACATCAGCGCAGCCTGCTCCCCATGAATGAACTGAGAGATAAGCCAACGTCGACTATTAACACCAAACTCAAGCCATTCTTTGTCCCCCCAATACTCGATAGGGCTGCCTTCGTACACCGACATCTCCCGAGTTGAACCAAAGTTGGCGTAATCCTCCATAACAGAACGCTCGACATCAACCTCAGTAGACCAATTAAGGGCTGTTTCACCATTCCATTGATTGTTCTTTGCTTTCTCGTAAAGCTTGCGAAGTTGTGGGCGAGCAAGGGTGTAATCCCAGGTAAATATCACGTCACTGTCATTCTTTACGACGTGGTCGACGGCCTCAAAGTCAATATCAGGGGCACTAATAATTGGCTCAATATCGCCGTAGTTAACCCGGCCAATAAACTCTTTGTATGTTTCGCGCGTGACCGTCATAGTCCAACAATAATAACAGTAACTACACGTCTTCTAAGGTGTAGAAATTGGTGCTCGCGTACTTGAGTCCACCAATCAATGGGGATGATGCATGCCACTGGAGAGCATCAAAAAATATCACTGTGCCGGCTTTTGGCTTAATGGACATAATGTCGTGTTCATAGTTATTAAGTTTTTTTGAAGAAAAAAGCAACTCCCCGCCGGAATAGTCGTCATTCATGTAAAAGACAGACGACAGATGAACTACCGGCAAGTTGTGCTTTATCACCCATTCGGAAACGGTCCAATCCTGATGGTATGGGAGAGACTGTCCAATCCCGTACCTCACAAAATCCCCGCCCTGCATATACGCCATCTTTTTGCTGTATTTGTCGTGGATAAACCCTTCGCACATCTGATTGATTTCGACGGAGATTGTTTTTATCTCATCGGACATGTCCGTAAAACGGTGAGAGCGCAACACCTCACCAGGAACCGCAGTAAGACCCAATTCTTCAATCTGTTTGTCGGTTATTCCGTTTGTTTCCGATGCCCCAATATCTTGGATACCGCCGTACGATTCATTTATATAGAACTCAGACTTGTCGCAGTATTCCCTAAGTTTGGCGAGGGTTCCGGTGTCTATGAATTCCGTACAGATAATGGTTTCAAACATCGGCTTAGTTTTCGTAGAAATACTGTCTTGCAACCTGATGGTCGATTGCGTTGCAGTCAACCCACCAGTCTTCGTGCTCTTCCTTCCAAATCAAGGTATAGCCGAGGCCATCAAGTATCTCTCTTTGTGCATCCCTGGATGATTTCATTCTCCAGTACATATTCACATCATGTTCAAACACGATTACATTGAATCGATATTGGGTCAACGGGAGGGTAATTAGCCCAAGAAGAGTTGTAAATGGGGTTAGTGGTTTTATATTCTCGTCGTAGCCGGCATCAATATCAACCTGCAGGTAATCAATCTGTTTAGGGAAGTTATTTTCCTTGAAGTAGGACAAATAGTCGAATTCCAGAGCATCTCCAAAGCATGGATTTTTTCTGTTCGATTCGAATTCGTCTCGTTTTTCATCGACAATCTCAAAGGAGACACCAGACCAACCGTAATCTGTTTCTAGGTGGTATGTATTGCTTCCATTTTTAGAGTGGTACGCACCGAGCTCGACATAAAACCCATCGGTCTTATATCCACTCATTTCTAGAGCAAATTTTTCCTGTCCACTTACTCCCATGTATTTATCCATTGCTATTCCCTAACTCCGTATTCACTAGCGAGCACCCCACCATACGCGGCGACTAGTTCTTTTGAAATGGTCGGTACCCCTTGCTCGAACATCATCAATGCCGGTCCAGCCTTTGAGTAAACATCTTTTTTATCTAAATCAGTACCAGACATCTTTGCCTTCCACTCTTCTTCTCCGTATTGCTCAACACCAGCCGCCCATTCTGGAGTTTGTGGGTCTACATACTTGCCGAAGGCTCGGAACAACCATTTTTCTCCAGCACCAGTTGGGCAAACTGAGTGAAAATACGGACGACCATTGCCAGGAAACAACGGATTACCGGAAGGGAATACCAGTATCTCTCCAGCATTCGGTTTGTACTTTATTGCTTTCCCATCAGCCCAAAACTCAATTTCGCCACCCTCGTAATCATCGTTTGGATAAGTGCATGATGTAATCATGAACTTTTCTCCGGGAAAATTCACTGTTTCCGGTATGAAATCAACGTGGTAACTCATCGCCTTTGGGTCGTCGCTATTTCCATCAGATGAATGTTCTCTGTAGATGCACGGGCCGGGCATAGTGAGTACTGGAAGTTCCTCTCCGGTGTTCGGGTCTGATATTCCATTAACTCGCTGGTAGTGCCGCATTGCCTCATGGATTGCGGTCGTGGCTTCTTGATAACACTGTCTTTCAAAGTTGGAGACTTCAGGGTCACCATTACTGTCTTGAACTAATGCCATTAAGCCGAATGTATACCAAGGCGTCCATTGTCTATAGAAGTTTGCGTCAGAGTTTCTTTCTTTGCTTTCCCTGAGCGAACGGTATATTTCTTCGTGATTAGGAAGCAAGTTTTTATACACAAAGATAAAGTCATGAATCTCTTCGTATTCAAAATCCAATGTCATAAATTACCACTCCTCACAGTGAGTCGACCAAGTTTTTTGCCCAATGCCAATGAGCATGGGAACCGAGGTGAGCAATTGACTTCCCGTACTGAAAACAGAAAGAAGATTCCTTTAATTCATCTCGTAGTTTTTGTTCGATTATTAGGTTTTCTTTTTGATACTTTTTTGGAACCGAATACCTGTCGTGGCCATAGTTGAAACAGCCGTTAGACCTTTTCTTTAAATCATTACAGCACTCTTCGGGTATTTCTCCTAATGCGTTTCTTCCCAGCACTTCATTTGTATCCGCGTCCACATATGGTTCGTGCAACGAAAAATATCTCTCGGTAAATTTATTTGGTACGTAGTACTTAAAGTTCTCTGAAAATTTGTACTCAATATACCCTTCACTCTCGTGGCCAGACCAGGTTTGCCAACGCAGAGTGATACCACTTGCAATGCAGATTGCTTCAAGTGTGGCAAGTGCCAAGATTGATTGGGTTGCTGCTTGCTCTTTTGTGTACGAGTTGTCCGTCATTCCACTGTATGCGCTACCTTCAACTATCTCTCCAGATTCTGTTACGTGTTTATACCTGAGAATCTCAGGGAAGTTGCATAGAACCATTTTGGGTGCACCGTAAGTGCGTATGTAGGTGGTCAAATACATCACCTGCTCGTCTATTGATGCTCCTGTCTTTCCAAGATTTACAACATCATCAATACCCGTTAACTCCTTAACAAAAAACGGCCATGTAAGGTGTTCTGGGACACCAATTCCGAGAGTATGGGAACATCCGAGGGCTAAAATATTTGTATCTTCGTGGAATTCATCCGACCGGAAGTTGTATGAGTTAAAAGAGTAACTAAGCAGTTCTGGCGCTGCATACTCACTTCCTATGTTCACTGCATAGGAAATATATGGCGAGGCACATGCCTCAAATGAGAGATGCTTGAATCCGGCTCTCTCCCAAGGTTTCGAACTTAAGGCGTTCTCAGAATTCATGAATATTCCCTAATAGGTATACGGGGACTTTTTACCGAAGACTCTTCGCCACGAAACGCGAACAAACTTGCGGAATTTTCTAATGTTCATAACTACATCCTATATGCAGATTTTGACCAGACTGTGTAAGGCATTCCATTTTTGGACATCTTTCATGTCGTTCAATAACGGCTGACCCTTTATGTTCAGGCTTGTATTAAGGAGAATTGGCACCCCTGAGTATTCGTTCCACTTTTTCAAAAGCCCATAAAGGCCTGGGTTTTGTCTCACGTTGACGGTTTGAACTCTAGATGTTCCGTCTTTATGAACAACCGATGGAATGAGTTCTGGTTTCTTACATCTAACTGCATACTGCATGTATGGACTTGGACGGTCAATTTCAAACCAATCCGAAGCATGCTCTTCCATGACAACAGGGGCAAATGGTCTGAACATCTCCCTTTCCTTTACTGTGTTTACCAGGTCCTTGCATAAAGGGTCTCTTGGGTCAGCAAGGATGCTTCTATTGCCTAAAGCCCTTGGGCCGTATTCCGCCCTGCCGTTTGCAACTGCGGCAATCTTTTTCTCGACAAGCTCGGCGAATACCGAGTCGACTGGGTATTTCCCTCCAATATTTTCCCCAAGATATGGGCCGTCCCAATCAAGGTGTTGACCGTACACAGCTGCCGCAGCTCCGAGACTACTTCCTGCATCCCCTGGGTTTGGCATTATCCATACCTGATTGTAGATATTGAATAACTTCGTATTTGCGGAACAATTAAGGGCACATCCACCCATGAATACTAGGTTTTCTTTTCCAGTCTTCTGCTTGGCAAAAATCATGAATTCAATAAGTCTTTTTTCATACACAGATTGAACAGCTGCCGCAATATGAAATTTATTCTGCTCTGTGGGTGTTACGGAAAAACCGCCAACTCCGTAATGAAAAAGTTCTGTTTGTTTATTTATCGAAGGGAATAGAGCGTCAATTTCAGAGAAGTATATTTCTGGGTCGCCATATGCGGCCATACCCATCATTATGTACTCTTCTTCGTTTGGTTTTAGCCCGATATATTCGGTAAAAGCAGAATAGAAAAGTCCAAAACTAAATGGGTAATTATGAGAATAGACCTGTCTTACGGTTTCTCCGTCACCAGTCCAAATACTGGTTGTCTCGAATTCGCCAATAGCATCAAGAACAATAATTACCGCATCGTTAAAACTGCTTGTGTAGTAGCCCGCGCACGCGTGAGAGTAATGATGTTTGAAGTTGACAATCTTTGAATCTGGGAAACATCTTTTAACGGCAGAATACGAAGACCCATAACCTCCGAAAAGACCTATTCGCGCTTTCTTCAGCCACGGTTTTTCGTAGTACCCAATAACATCTGGCTTGCCATATTCAAGAGCAGCCTCGATTATCTCATCGTTTAGATGCCAGTCGTTCTTCACTTTGCTATACCTTTCGGAATGCGCAGCAAAAAGAATCTCGCCATTTTCGATAACCGAAATTGATGCGTCATGAGAACAGGCGTTTATGCCGTAAATGACCATTGGCTAATGATAGTGGGCCCGGGTGGCGACAACTGCTTCTAGTCAAGATTCCCATATTCGCGTTTCATTCCACGCCAGAAATACTCATGAAGTTTATCGGGAAGACCGTCTGCAACAGGCTCTAGATAATCCCAACCAGTTAATTTCATTACCCAAAGGGTCAATTCTGCAATTGTTATTTCTAGCATCGCTATTTGTTTTTCTACGTTGTCTACCATGTTTGCTCCTTTGATGTTGTGGTGGGCCCGGTGGGGATTGAACCCACGACCAAGGGATTATGAGTCCCCTGCTCTGACCACTGAGCTACAGGCCCTTTTTACGCGCTTCTTCTTCTAATTTTTTAACGTGAGGGTGTACGGAGTCTTGATGTATTCCGCAAAAAGGTGTTAGTGGCATTGCTCCAGACTTGCACTGAGTTCCACTCTTTGTATCTGCTGCACATCGAATAAATCTATTCATGAATTTCCAGTCTATTTATTCCATTCTTGGTCCAAAATCTTTCCACACACGCCACAGAAAAGCACGCGCCCACCTTTTTCGCCTAGGTAGGTTTGCCAGTTCTCGCAGCGGTGACGCAAATTGGAAACAAACCGGATGGGCAAAATTGAAAAGAACCAAATTCGGAAGTTCTTCATTATTGACCACGCTCTGCAGAAACAGCGTCCAGTTCAGAACGATACAAATCGTCGAACTCTGCTTTGTGCTTCATTTCAAGAACCATGTGCGCACGGCGACGTGCTTCTTGGCGTTGACGGTTCTTTTCACGGTTGCGCTCTTCGCGCTCAATAGCCTCTTGCGCGTTCAACTGGACTTTGCGGCGTCCACGACTGACTTTTCCTGACTGTTTCATCAGTTCGTATGGGGACTGCTCTTTATTAACTTTCTTAGGCATAAGCATCCTTTCGAGATAGCTGTTAGTTACTTAGTTGCTCACACCGTAGTACCTAATTACGAAAATAGCAACATTTAAATTATTTTTTAGGGGGTTGACATTTGCCCGCACATCAGATAAATTTATCCGCATATGAGTTCCGACTTTGATATTGCACCCCAGAAGATTAACTTCGACCAGGATTTGGCGTACGGCCACCAAGGAGAAGACCTAATACGAGGGTTCCTCCAAAGCCTCAACGACTCATCATTCGAAGTCAAGACAGACCGCTACCGCAACGGACGGATGGTCATCGAGACAGAACAAAACCCATATCGGCGCACAGACGCAGAAGGAAAGCCAATTTGGCAACTCAGCGGAATCAACGTGACAAAAGCCACATGGTGGGTGTATGTATTCACGCTCGATGGAGGCTTCATAGCAGTCAATGTAGACCGTTTAAAGCGCTTTCTACGTAAACACCCATACAAATACAATGAGAACACCAAACGGTCGCTGGGCGCCGCTGGTGACAATCCAGCACGAGGGTTCCTCATCATGCCAAACGAAGTCATAGACTTACTCACCAATCCAATTTACGACGAACCAAAAGGGGAATAGCAATGGCTGAAAGCAACGACGAATTATTACGTAAAAACCTGGGAATATCATTCACCGACATTGATGCCAAAGGCCTGATGGAACTGGTCGTAGATTCGTTCCTCTATCACGAAGGAATGGCAGAACTGGCCATCAACGCAATCAACAAAAAAGACGCAGGAGAAGGCCAACACGACAACCGCGTCCTGTGGGATTCGTTCGAAACAAACAACACCCTGTCGTATTCATTGCGTGAGTTACTCCTCAAGGCATCAGACAAACCAGAAATTTAATCGGATAAATCTATATGAAATCCGGGAACATCAATATAAATATCAAAACGGTACTGGCAATGTTCGGGGAATCGGAACGCTGCATCATGCATAAAAACACCGTTCCGATAGAGGTAAAAGAAATTTTTTTTACAAACGACGATTTAGATAAATTAATCCAGAAACAGGCAGATAGTAAATTATGAGCAAAATACTTACAATCGTCGTAACCGAAAATCAATACGAAACGCTCATACACTGCATCAACTCAATGGAACCAAGCCTCATCCACGACGATGACCTAGCAGACTACAAAACAGTCAAGAAAAAAGTCCAATACGCCTGGAGCGTTGCCCCACGAACGCCAGGTTCACGAGACTAAAAAACGAGCCGCCCTTTTAACTCAATCCAAGTTCCGGAATACTAGGAACTATCAATTACCTTCCATACGACCAGTAATAGGCCTATGACGATTCCTATGATAGGCGCTCAACGCTTCATAGAGCAGGGGGCCATACGTGCTGTTGTCCTCTGGAACATCACATTCACAAGGGTCAGCAATAATAACCCCATACAACATGTCGGAAATGCCGCGTTCCTCTATGAGCTCACGACGAATACGGATAATATCCGAATGAAGCTGCTGCTCACGAAAAGAAGAAGACGAACGAAAAAGACCCATAGCGACATTCTATACAGGTAAAACAAAAACTACAGGCAGCAAAACCTAAGCAAGCAAATAGCCAGAAGCATCGCCCAGTTCAGGAGAGAGCGTCTTATACCAAAGGCCCTTCTTCATGATGACCCCAGGCCTACCAGTCAACTCACAAATACGAAGCGACTTAAGCTCATACTCACGAACAACATCAGACATCTGCGCCTTCTTAGCCTCATCCACAGAATCAAAATAGAAACGCAAAGAACCAAACTTCTGCTTGACCTGATATATCGTGTAATCAGGGTCAATAGCAGCAAGCTCACGGTCACAATCAAAAATAAGCTCATACCAACCCTCAGAACACTCAATGCGCTTGGTGTAACCAGGATGAATGCGGTCCACAATGTGCTGGATGTCGTTAATGTCCATAGCCGAATTCTACCACCACTTTGGATAAATCTAGTTGAATACGGCCGACCAGAAAATTTGTCGCACGCTCCCACACACACACACCGCCATTCCAAAAAGTTTAAGATAGTCCCGATAGAAGTGATTCTGATTTGACCCACTCTCTCTCCTGGATGCGGTTATATGTACTGAAAGATAACCCCTATGCCATCGCTGAGTCAAGCAAGAGCGTCCATCCTTAATCCCTGTTGTGTTGCGTTGAAACGTAGTTGTAGTTTCGATTGCAACTATCTATACTCAATACATCCATGATTACCATCACTGAAGTTCTCTATCATGCTACTTATCCAGATGTAGAAGATTCCATTGAGGAATCAGGCTTACTTCCAGGTGTAAGTGGTCATGTCTCACTGTGTACTATCCCTGCTCATGCTGCTGGTTTCATCAATATGTTTGGTTGCTCTCGCATACTTGGCACTCGCTATGTCGATGACCCACATGTAGCAAAAGTACCGAACGACTTACTTGTTACCGAAGATTTCGAATCAATACTTGTCGTAGGTGTCAAGGCATCCATGCTTAATGACCGAGACATATCGATGAACATGCATGATAAGTCTCAATCGATATCAGGGATGCTCCCTCAGTTCCTTCAGTCGTATGAACACTATGGCCCTATACATGTGGATGCAATCATTGAGAAGCATTGGTTCTCTAAGGATGACAAACGTATTGACCCTAAGTTCTTTTACTCATACAAAAGAAAAACTATTTACTGATTGCCCACGTTGCCACGGGTGCCACGGGTAGATAGGATTGACGTATGCCATACAAGGACCCAGTGAAGCAGAGAGAGTGGCAGCGCGAGAATCGTGAGAACACTGCTGCCAAGCGCAAGCATCGTAGAGAGTATGAGCGTGAGCGCAAGAACAGGCAACGCATAGAGTCCTACATGCTGCTGCCTGAGCCTGAGCGCACACTCAAGCTAGAGGCTAATGAGTACCGTCGTTCTCTTGGCCTTCGTTGGCAGACACGTGGTTACACCAACTAGCTACGGGTGCCATTAAAACACCTGACAGTAGAAGCCAGCCTGCAGTATCCCGTGACTCAGCACATCGTAGAACTCTTCTGTGTCCTGAGGTATCGGCTCTGCATCGATAGTTGTGAGCACCCTATTAAACATGTTGGGGTACATGCCTTCCTGTCCACGTAAGAGTGTCTTGCCAGGATGGTATATCTCATCCTCCCACACAACAGTTCTTGGTACACCGTATGTGTATGGTCTAGTAACAAACGTGACAGTGCCGTCCTCTACGTGACATACAGTAATGCACTCCTTTACAGGAGAGTCTTTATCTAGGTATGCATCTACTAGTCGTCTACCCTTGGTGGCCATAGGGTCAGTACTTACCCATCCCTCTGAGACCATCGTAAATGCTGTGATTCCCCATCCCCTGCGTATAATGCAGGCTACGTTCGTGAAAGCATCGAACCTTTCTACGTGGTTAGATAACTGAAGGTCCGGCTTTGTCTGGAGCATAAGCTTAAGGACAGGTCCATTCCAGCAGAACAGGTTCATTGAGATGTCCTCCCCAATGCCAAACTCTTTGACAGACTGCTCTTTGGCTTCGACGCTTGACATCAGACCAAGACTTATCTTGTCAAGTCTTTCTTCGAAATATGATAACTCCACACACAACGCTACCCCATAGTTCCGCCAAGAAGAGCCACGGGTGAACTAACGTCATCTACATGACAACAAAGAAACCAACCAAGAAAACAGCAGCCAAGAAAACAGCAAAGAAAGCCGTTGCCAAGAAGGCACCTGCAAAGAAAGCTGCTGCACCAAAGAAGGCTCTCTCAATTAAGTCAACGACAGAGACGAACATCATCAAGCCCGAAGCTAACAACTCAAGCGCAGTTATCTACGTTTCTGAGATTCAGAATCTAAAGCTTCGCGACAAAGTGCTCAACTGGTTCAGACGCTAATCAATTAATTACGTTGATTGAGTCACGCTTACCCAGCGTGTAGCAAGCCCTAACTCCAGATGGAGTTATCTGCCAACAGTTGTCATAGACCTTTGTAACGAACCCATGCTTTTCCAGGGTTGCGCAAATATCCGCAGCATCTGATGGTCTGCGATAGAACTTAGGAAACATCGTCATAAGCTGCTTGGACGTTACGGGTGACTTCTTCATCTTCATGTAGTACAACGTTGACTTAGTTGTATTGGCACCTCGTCTTATGAATGACAAGTGTTTGAATTCAGGGTAATCCCCTGGCTTCTCTATGTGATAATAATCAGGTGATGTTCTTGCTGTAGGCATAGGTATCACCATACAGCCGTAAAGTAATAATCACAACTGGTGTAGAATATCAATATGTCAGACATCTTTAGGTCTCAAGATTACATATATGGCGATATTCGAATATCCAAGGCAGATAGGGAACCTTGCATAATCTGTGGACATGCCACGGGTGACTGTAAAGACAACGAAAACAAGGATATCCCGGTCATTTTGTTCGGTACCTCAGTAATCGAAACAATGAAAGAAAACCAACTTGTTCTGGTCGAGGAAACCGTGTATGGTGAGCGACAAATAACACCGTTCACAAAGTCCAAAGTACTACTTGCCAAGAAGGGAACTTATATAACTGTTGAGAAAGCAATTGAGCTTGGCATCAACTAGACACACCGTTTTTTTAGCCACGCTAATATAGTCACCTACACATTCCTACCAAAGAAAGAATAATTATGTCATTGCTATCCCCCGAATTCATTGCAAGCTACTCAGGAAAAGTATCCCCTTGGGGTTTTGGAGGCCTAGGAGAGGTTGTCTATCTTCGTACCTACAGCCGTTCCATCGCAGAACTAGGTCGTAACGAGACCTGGCCTGAAACCATCGTACGGGCGATTGATGGAGCAGTAGCAATCGGCGTTCCATACACAAAAGAGGATGCAGAAGAACTCTTCGACCACATGTTCAACCTTCGCTGCTCTTTCTCTGGTCGAGCACTCTGGCAGTTGGGAACTCCGCTCGTCAACAAGTTCAGCGGCTCATCAATCAATAACTGCTACTTCACGAACATCGAAAAAATTGAAGACTTCGAGTTGTTGTTTGAATACCTGATGCTCGGTGGAGGCGTTGGTTTCTCTGTAGAGCGCTCCAAGATTCACGACCTACCTAAAGTAAAGTTAGGTGTAACGATTACGCACGAACGCAGCAATGACGCAGACATCATTGTTCCTGACTCACGTCAAGGTTGGAAGCGTCTTCTTCATGCAGTCTTAAAGTCGTACTTCGACACGGGTAAGTCTTTTTCGTATTCAACAATTCTGATTCGCGAATATGGTGCACCACTCAAGACATTCGGTGGTACAGCATCAGGACCTGGCGCACTCATCGATGGCATTGCAGACATCTCAAAGGTGATGCAGAATCGTGAAGGTAAGAAGCTCCGCTCAATTGACGTGCTTGACATTTGCAACATCATTGGTCGCATCGTTGTTTCTGGTTCGTCGCGTCGTTCGGCACAGATTGCTATTGGCGACCCAGATGATGTTCTTTTCATTCGTGCCAAGAATTGGTCCACGGGTAGTGTTCCAGCATGGCGTGCTAACTCAAACAACAGTATCTATGCAGATGCCTACGATGAAATCATGCCAGAACTATGGCGAGGTTATGACGGCACAGGCGAGCCGTATGGTCTAGTCAATCGCAAACTGTCTCGTGCTTATGGTCGCCTAGGCGATAAGCGTCCGGACAACACCATTGAAGGATTCAATCCATGTGCAGAAATAGCACTAGCCAATGGCGAGTCTTGCAACCTTGCAACCCTGTTCCTACCAAACGTAGAGTCGCTCAAGCAGATGATGTCAATTTCGCGTCTGCTTTATATGACACAGAAGCAAATCACACGCATGGACTACTCGTACGAAAAGACCACAGAAATCGTTAAGAAGAACGCACGACTCGGTCAAAGCATCACGGGTGTTCTTCAGTGCACAGAAGAGCAACTCAAGTGGTTGCCAGTCACCTACGAATACTTGCGCGGATTTGATAAGGACTACTCAGCAGAACACGGTTTCCCTGAGTCTGTTCGTTTGACAACCGTTCAACCATCAGGAACTCTTTCACTGCTTCCAGGTGTAACCCCAGGTATTCACCCTGCATTTGCTCAGCATTACATTCGTCGTGTTCGCTTTGGCTCATCTGACCCACTAGTTGAGGCATGCCGCAAGCGTGGCTACAAGGTTGTTTGGGACATCGGTATTGATGGTCGCGAGGACCACACTCGCTATGTTGTCGAGTTCCCTTGCAAATCGCCTACGGGTGCAATCCTTGCTGCCAACATGACTGCAGTGGAGCAGCTTGAGTGGGTCAAGAAGATGCAGACAGAGTGGGCTGACAATGCCGTCTCTGTGACCGTCTATTACCGCAAGGAAGAACTTGAACTCATCAAGGAATGGCTGTCCAAGAACTACGACAAGGGCGTTAAGTCAGTGTCGTTCCTTCTCCATGCAGACCACAACTTCCCACTCCCCCCATATGAGGAAATCACTGAGGCAGAGTACAATCGTCTATACAGCAAAATAGACTTCAGCACTCCAATGCAAACTGTTGCAGGAGACATGCTTGACCTCGACAATTGCTCTACGGGTGCTTGCCCAGTTCGATAGGAGTAAAGATGATTCAGGAACTTACAGATACGACATTCGAGACATTCGTTACATCGGGGAGCAAACCAGTCATCGTTGACTTTTGGGCTCCCTGGTGTGGACCGTGTAAATCAATGGCTCCTGAGCTTGAGGCGTTTAGCGCAGAACATGCAGACAAGGTGACTGTGGCAAAACTCAACATCGACGACTATCCAGGCATTGCCCAAGAACTAAACATATTTAGCATCCCAACGATGATTGGGTTTAACAACGGCTCACCCGAGGTTCTTGTCGTTGGCGCACAGAGCAAGAATTCTCTGTCGACAAAGTTTGCAAAGTATCTTTAAACCCGATATCGTCTGGTAAATGATTATGGATTACACAATAGGACTTTTTCTCGGATTCATGCACGGGCTACTTGCTGCATACGTCATCGTTATTGTTAGCAAGAAGCGCAAAGAAGAATCAGATATGTTTCTTGACGACTTTGATGTAGACAACAAGCGCCCTGTATTCCTGCACGACCTACCAGACGACCTGTTCTAGTAGTCGGCGTGCGACTTCACGAAATTCATCAAGCGCTCAGATGTAGTGTCACCTTCATATACGGGTGAAGACTTCAAATAGCGGATGAACTGATACCAATCTTTTTGCTGATTCGCGTCATCAAATACGAGTGTGTATTGAACCACTGCAGAACCACCGCCACCTGAACTTATTGCACCACTGCCACGGGCTACTGCATCCTGCGTATCTATTCCATCGCCAGCAGTTAAGACTGTTTCGCCATCTTCACCTTTGGTTGTTGTGACAATACTGCTATCGAGCTTTGGTTGCTCAATCATCACGGGTGCAACATAGCCACGCTCGTCTTCATCGTCTGGGTCGTTCTTCTCTGACCACTCAGTGATTGCGGCTATCTCGAACTCATCCCACTGCAAGTCTGCGAGCAGTTGGCTGTACTCGCCGTACTCACCAATCTCTGAAATCATGTCTAGGACCAAGGAGTTATCAGTGAAGCCAAGTTCTGCTGTTCTATTGTCTGCGAGCGCAAAAGCAATTGCTTCTGTGTTGTCTGCATCTAATTCGACTACTGCTATCTCAGTCCAACCAAGTTGCTTTGCAGCCTGAAGTTGGTGATTACCGGCTATGACCGTAGATGTTCCATCGCCATTCGTTTTAACAACTATGGGCTTTACCTGACCGAACTGTCTATACGAAGCAATGATTGCCCCAAGGTCACCCTTGCGTGGATTGTTCTCTAGCGGTACCAGCGTCTTGATTGGAACTGCAAGGTTTTCAATCGACGGGTGAATCATTGGTCTCCAACCTCAGTGAGAAAGATGTTCGCCTGGATACTGCCGTCTTCCGAATCTCCAGTAATCTCAAGGCCTAGCGCAATAAGGATGGTTTGGGCTATCTCGCGCATCTCGATGAGTATCGTCTGCTCTTCCGAGTCTGACAAGTCACCAGTGTCTACTAAATTGAATAGCTCCTTTTGAAGGTGCTTTAAAATAAACATTCTTTGCTCTGGGAATTTTTCTTTCTGAGGCATTGCATTATCCTAACACGGGCGCTATGCTTTCATCCATCAAGGCCACGGCCACCAAATAGCGAATAGGAGAGTACATGTCCAATACAGTAACGGTTACAGGGAATCTGACATCAGACCCAGAAATTACGTTCTTTGACAGCGGAACTGCGAAGGCTTCATTTAGCATCGCAGACAATCGCACATGGACGGACAACGGAGAAAAGAAAGAACAAGTTTCGTTCTACGACGTAAACGCATGGCGTTTCCTCGCCGAGGATGTTGCTCGTGTTTTGACCAAGGGTGTTCGTGTAACCATCACGGGTCGTTTGGAACAGCAGACATGGAACGACAAGACCACGGGTGACAAGCGAGCCAAGATTGTAATCATTGCTGACAGCATTGGTCTCGGTCTCATGTCAATCGAATCATTCGAGCGTCGTCAAGGCAAGGGTGCAGGTGAAGGTGAACTCGTTGGTGCTTCGGCAGCAAAACCAGCACCTCGCAAATCTGTAGCTCCAGAAGAAGACCCTTTCTGATTCTCTAAACAGAGATACCAAATCCCCTCTGAGTGTTCCACGGAACGTCTCTCGGAGGGGATTTTTGGCGTTTATGGGTAAGAAATATTAAGTTTTTTTAAAACCCTTGTGCATAAAGGCCCATATCCGCCTGTTTTATACAATCATTTGACGAAATATTGCAATCTGATGTCCACTGGGGGTATAATTTATGAATGAGGTTATTTACTAAGTAACCCGGGCGCTTATCGAATTCAGCCCAGTCCTATTCATCTAGCAAAGGAACATGAATTGAACACACTTTACGGATATGGAATTTCTATACTCTTATTCATGGCTGGGATTAACCTCCCATCTGGAGAGACCAGCCAGTCTGTGGTTTCCCCTCAGAGGGCCCCAGCAGCCTCCATACGGGCCACCGAAGGACCAGACGAGCAGGCAACTCTCATCAAGCGATTTGGGCTTACAGAGCTTCCTAGCCTTCCACCCGTAAAGAATGACCACGTTGGTCGTAGGGCAAAGGTTCCAACCGACCAATCAAAGCGCTGCCCGAAGCTCGAACCAGTGTTTGAGGCCTACGGGTTGTTTCCAGTAGAAACCTGGTCGTACATCGCCTGGCGTGAATCAGGATGCCGTCGGATAGCACAAAACGCCACCTGGGACGCCAACGGAAACATGACCTATGCCCTCAATAAGAACGGCACATACGATACGGGCCTCCTTCAAATTAACTCCTCATGGAGGTCGGTAACAGCCAAGGTATGTGGCGATGAAGCCGTAGAGAACTACATGCAAGGGCTTAAAACTATTGACTGCAACCTACGGGTAGCTCGCTACATCATGGACAACAGCCAGGGCGGACTAAGCAACTGGAATATGTAACTACCTTGGAAACTTGGTAGTAATAACTCCGTCTTCATACTCATCCTCGGGTGGGAGATTCTTCACGACAAGGGCCCTCTTCAGCCATCTATCCCTACCATCGTATTTCGGTTGGAATGGGCGCCTCCCATGAACGGTTGTCTTGTTATCCATGACCAAGAGCTGCGCGGTCTTGAGGGCTATCGCCTGGACGGAAGCGTCAACCGCCCTACTTAGTTCCACGAGCGCGTTCCTGGCAGCATTATTTATGCCAGTCATGACCGTCGCATCGTAAGTCAATTCCCATCCAGAGTCAGACACCCCCAGAACAGACAGGGATACCTGTACGTCTGGTTCTCCGTGAGTTCTAAAACTCTCATCTATTCCTGTGAGGTACCACGGGTTCATTAGCGTGCGGATTGTGTCCTTGTCTAACTTTGGCAAGATGTCATCGAGGTTCGCATACGTGGTTTCTGCACTTGGGTCAGAGCGCACACAAAGTAAAAGCACATAGTCAGGCTTGTACGGGTGAAACGCAGTCTCGGTATGTAGCGCCAATTCAGATTTTGAGGATGTAGAAATTTGCGCATGCTCAGTCTTATAAACTGGAACTATGTTCTGAATTATTCTTCCCTCTTGCTCCTGTGCGTATCCAACCGGATAGCCGAGAGTCATTGCGAATTCTATTAAAGAATCGTCAGCACTTAGGGTTGGGACTTCTTCTCCGTACGGTGTCGCAGGCGTCGAAGGAACAAAACCAAGAACGATATCGTCATAAACGGACACACCCATGTCACCACTTACTCTCAACGACCTTGTGTGTTTCGCTCTTCACTTCGTCCTTGTGGAATGGGTCGAGCATTGTTCCGCGAATCGTCTCGGCTATATCCGGTCGCGATGCGGAAAGTAGATTGAAGTAGACCTGGCCGTACCTCATTGAAGGGTCTTGCTTAACCCACTTCTCGTACTTAATACTTACATCTGCCAAGAAATCATTAAAGGAAAGATACTTTAGTTGCATGTATAAAACCTATTCACTGCCAACCACGAAGTCTGGTATTGCACTTCAGACACGTGTCGGACCACTTGTACGTTTGGCGGAACTCTGCTGGGTGTGTGCAGTCAAGCGCTTCTTGTGCTGCAAGATTGCACAACTCTCTTATTAGTTCGGATAAGGCCACGCCTCTTAACTCTGCTGTTTTCTTCCATCTGTCATGGTCTTCCGCTGAAGCCCGAAGTAGGACCTGACGTTGTGCTGGCTCACCAGTCTTTGAACCTGTGTTCTTTTTCCTGTTCAGGTTGAGGGTTTCTGCAACCTTATTCATTGCTGCTGCCATATTCCCTTGTTCTTTAACATCGTCTTTAACAATCTCTTTAGCAACTACAGCCTCTGGAATATCTACTGCTTTCACAATGACCGGAATGTCCGCTATCACCTTGCTTTCGCCTTCAGGAAAGTCAAGTAAATTAATGATTTCTGGTTTGATGTTTTCTGGTTTACTCATCGATATCTATCTCTTCCGTTTCATCGGTTATTGCAACGCTATCATCGTTTTCTTCATCAATAATCTCTGCATCATGGATAAATCCACCCGGATTAACTGATTCCAACGCTTTTGTGGCACCAAGAATCTTTTCAATCTCGTTCAACGGCATCACGCCAGAGCTACCCATGATTTCGAGAAGCTTACGCACTTCTGCTTCAGGGCTGAACTGGTCATGAGCGCTCTTAGGGGCAGCTCCGGCAAGTGTTGCTCTGATTGGAGTCTGTAGACCAACATCCATTTGGATGTTTACGTTGTTTTGCTCCATACCAAGAAGCTTTGCGCGTCTGTCGATAATTGCTAGAACTTGCTGAATTGCTTTGAGGTCTGGCTCCTGAATAACTTCAGTGCCATCGTCCATTCGCTGCTTTCTTGGTTGGGTCATAGGCCAGATGGCTTGTTGCAATGCGTCGAGTCTCTCCAGTTCCATACGGAGGACTTCTGGATAGGCCATTAGGGCTTCACGGTTCAATCTCTCAAGCTGGCGACCTACTGCCTTGCCAACCACCTGGGTGCTAACACCGAAGCGTCTGCCTATCTCCTGGTTTGAGTGGCCTGCTTGCTTCATCTTAAATATTCTGGTATCACGTTCGGCCAGAAATTCCTTAGTTAAAGCCTTCCCGTTATCTGCCATGTAAATAGTCTAATCCATTTTCATGAATTCTATGACCTCGAATGGAAGTGTAAGACTGCGCTTCATTTTGATAGGCCAGGCTCGTTTGTCACGGGCGCCACGGAAGTGTCGCACATCGTATACATACCCCTCAAGCGCCGTCGGGTCTGGAGTGATGGAGATACCGAACTCTGGCCAGCGCGACCAGACGGAAGAACCAAATGGGCGAAGGTCACGGGTAGACATTGTTGAACCTAGTGGGGCGTGGTGTTCAAGCCACAAAGCACATCCGTAAACATCTCGTATTCGGTCTAGGAAACGTGCGACCTCAATCGCTAGTGCTTCTGAACTCTTCGTTCCGTTGTCTAGATAAGACTTGTACAGCGGACCCATGCAAATGAGTTGAGGTTTAACGCTCTCTACCAACTGCTCAATAACCATGCGGTCCTTGTCGTTACAGATGTCGATTCCCTGTGGTCGAATGTACAGGCGTGCGTCTACTTCCTTTACCCCCGACTTACGTACTGCGTTCTCCATGATGCTCCGCGATGCGCGACGGATAATACGCTCAGGGTTCTCAAGGTCAATCGTCAGTGTTCGTACGGGTGGGATTGGTTGGAATGTGAATGGGTGTATTCCTGCAGCAGCACAGATTGCAACCTGGCGAGCGAGCATGGTCTTACCAACGCCTTCCGCCGCTACAACGATTACACGCTCGCTCTTCTCCAGCAAACCAGGGATAACCCATTCGTACGTATCGTTGTCTGCTTCACGCAAGAATTCCTGCCAATTAACAAGGCGACCTTCGTCCTGTGTCTCTGGAGAATCGAAAGTGTTAATAACCATCGAAAGACGATTGAGTTTTTGGGAGATGGTAAGACCGTCTCGGCCCAGCACTTCCTTAATTGACTCAAGAAGCTCTCCCTCTGTATCGTGTTCATCTTGAGTTTCCAAGATTTCTGCTGCTTGTCCATCTGGGAGCTCGTAATCAATCTCTACCAACTCGCTTGCTTTATGACCGGAAGAGATGTGGTCGGTAATGTCCTTGCCATACGGTGAGATACGAACACGACAGTTGCCACCAGCGGCCAGCAAAAGCTCACGGACACTTAGTGCATGCTTCTTGCCTGGCTCATCATTGTCGGCAATAATCTCTACGAATTCTGCACCAGCAAGAATGTCTGTGAACTCTTGCTCCCAGTGTCCTGCTCCGCTTGACATGGTTGTTGCACAAAGACCTTTTGATACGAGCGTGTCTACATCTTTCTCGCCTTCGACAAGCCAGACTGTTTGGCTGTTTACGATTGCCTCAATCACTTGTGGCAGTCGGTAAAGAACTTTGCGTACTCCTGACGCACTCCAAATGTATTCAGTCGGATTGTCCGGGTCGATACGGCGATGGCTAAAAGACTTAGCACCATCTTCGGTCGTGTATCGAAGTTTCTCGTAAAGGAGATTGCCGTTCTCGTCTTCGTACGGATAAACCTTTGTAAGCTTGCGTTTCTTCTTTGGGGATTTGCTCGCGTTGAGTTCTTTCTTGCGAACAGATACCTGAGACCCTTCGAGACCTAACGCGCTGCATATCTCGGTGAAGTCACACGGGTCTCCGTAATGGCAAGTCATGAGTAACTCCCCACCATCTCCTTCGCCGATACTTAATGACGGATTCTCGTCATCACTACGGCACGGACAACGAGCACCCCATTGCTTTGGAGTGTTCTGATGCACGCCGTCCAAACGGTCGAGCACTCGTTGTACTTGTTCTGAGGCCATGTGCTACTTTGCTTTAGGTTTCAAGGATGCACGATATCGTCGCCGACGCTCAGCCTGACGTTGCTTCGGAGTTAATCCAGCCCACATGCCGTGGAGGTTTGGCGAGCGTAAAGAAAACTCTAGACATTCCTCGTTTACAGGACATGTCTTGCAAATCTCACGCGCGCGAGAAAATGTTTCATTGGTGCGTTCACCATGCTCAGGAAACCACCAATCGGTTGGAAGACCTTTGCAGTCACCAACAAATTTGGGCAACGGTTCTTTCGGAAAGAATAAATCCAGTTCAGAAACTGCATCAAGTTTTCCGATGCTTATATGGCTGCTTCTTTTTTGGGGTTCCTGCATGCGCTCAACGATACAGAGCCGCCAAAGCAATTGCAAGTTTCTAGTCGAAATATCTCACTAATTTATAAAGCAAGTTCCTGACTGCCATTTTGAACCTGTCCCTGACTGTTAACTGCCCACATTCCCGTTTTGCGAATAACCTCATGGAAACCTCGGACTGATAAGCAACTTCGTATACAAGTTCTTGAAATTCATCTGAATTTATGTAAGTATCCCAAATATCTCGGTCAAAAACGTTGTTCTCGAAAAACATGTAATCGTCTAGCGCAGACTTGTCTGCAATTATTTCTGTTCTCCAACCTATTTTCCGCTCAATGTGGTTGACAACGTCAGCGATAGTGGCTATACCACCAAAATCCCACGCCTCGTTAACGAAATCGCTGATGATTCTGTCTTGAATCATGAGTCTTCGGAAGTCTTCTAGCGGAGTTGATTCTTCCCCGCTGTAATCTTCGTCGCTAATGAACACTGGGTCGTTTTCATCTTCCCAATCGAAAGGACCTTCGCTATTTGGCATGTACTTATGATACCACCGCTCGGTGAGCAAGTATCTTTTTTTGTGTACTAGAAGAATTTTCGTCCATTGCTGCGATTGCTCCGGCTATCGGGTCGGTCAAACGATAGAAGTCAATGTATTCAACTATTGCGTTGTATAAAGACCAACCATTAAAGCCGAATTTGCCAGCATTTCTGTCATTCAAGTAAATACTGCGAACAAGTTCGTATATCTCTTCACGATTATTCTTTTGACGCTCTGTTTCGTCCTTGTCTTTAGGGAAAACGGTTCCGATAACTGAGTCAATTTTCTTACCGCCGAGTGGTGCTTGGATTGAAAGCATTCTTTCTGCTTCTTGACCAAACGATTCAGCCCACTTGACAGAAATATTCAGCACTTGGCGCGCTTCTTCGAGCGTTCCATCAACATTTCTTGTATGTCTTGCCGTGAATACACGCTGTGCGCTCTTCAAACCAAGGACAACTGTATTGCTACAGACTGCTCGGATGTCGGTGTTCGCATACCGAATAGGCCAAATGCCGTCGTGCCCTGCAGAGACAACCAAATACCGAGCTATCTTGTCGTTTACACCTGCTGGGTCAATGACTAGCCCGCCAAGCTCAATGGTTGCGAAGAATCGTGAGCCGTTCCGAAGCACTCCAACGGTGTCCATCACGGCATCTCCGTTCGAAGCACCAACAACAGCAAGTGCTCTTTCTAGCACCTCTCGGTTTTGGCGGACTTCGTACCTGGTTCCTACGGTTGCAAGCGCATTGAAAGAACCATCGAGATTCTGACGGACCGTTGCCCTGCTGTCCTCTACTAGAACGACGGAACCGTCCGAGTTCCGTATTAGGTCGCCTTTGTCGTCCACTGCAGCAACACGGGTAAGAATGACGTCGTAGTCGGCTTGTGCGGCTTCGAGCATTTGCTCCATCGTCTGGAGGCCTTCCATCGGAACACCAAGCCGATGCCATGGAGTCATTCTCCCGCCACCGGTGGCATAGGCCATCTTCGCTTTCTGCCCTTTAATTTCAAGTTCGTGTGCCATGGAATCTCCTTGTGACTTACTCTACCACCTGCGCAAGTATGTATAGAATACTGTCAAGTTGTGCAAGAGCGTTTCCACTCCGACCGGACCTGGAAGCGCCTCCGCAATTAGGAGTGGCCTGGGACTTTCTTTCCTTTCTTCCCAGGTCACTCCGATTTTTAATTCTTCTTTTCTAAACTTACGATTTCCGAGATGAATTCGTCAACAAGTTTTAAAAACTCATCTACGGTAAACTTTTTCTTTCCCCTGGTTACGTTTATAGTCTGCATTCTGGTGACGCAGATTTGTTCATTTGATTTAGTTCCTCTGTAGATGGTAATTATTTCCTTCTTATCCCAGATGGCCTGCCACACATCGAGCCCGTCGTCTTTTATATCTAATTCGTAGACTTCGTAATGATTTTTTGTCATGTGCGTATCCTACACATGCCGGGTAGGATAATCAAATGACACGGCAACGTTTATTTCTGGACATTGATTGCGTAGATGCGGCTCGTGAACGAATGCGTCACGTCTATGACACGTTTGACACCGTGTGCGTGCAATTCTCTGGCGGGAAAGATTCAACCGCAGTTCTATATCTCGCAAAAGAGATACATGAAGAGCGTGGTCTCGGTCCTGTGAAAGTAATCTTTCGTGATGAAGAGATGGTTAGCCCTTCCGTAGTCGAGTTTGTGGAGAAGGTACGCAACTACGACTGGGTTGACATGGAATGGTATTGCCTCCCGTATGGAGCAGAAGTGTGGGTACTTGGTCGTCGTGAATACTGCTTGCTATGGTCAAAGTTTCGAGAAGAACAAGGTCGTCTTGTTCGTCCGATGCCTCCGTGGGCAATACGTGCAGAGCACTTCGGTCTTGACCCATCCAAGTCAATACCGGAATCCGTCGATTACTACACTATGCAAGGCAAAAAGGGCAAGGTTGCATTCATTACGGGTGTTCGGGCTAATGAGTCGATGATTCGCTACCGTTCTTGTGTGCAAAAACTTCACGAGAACTACATCGTCATTCCCTATCGCATGAAAAAGAACATTCCGTTGCGCTTTGCCAAGGTTATTTACGACTGGGAAACTGACGATGTTCTTAAGTTCATATCCGAAGAGCATGGAGCTGAGTACTGCGAGTATTACGACCTAGCAGCTCTCACGGGTAGCAACACTCGTGTCGGCATACCGTTACATGCTGTCGCTATTCGCCGTCTTGGTGATGTTGTGGCAACAGAGCCTGAGTTCTACGACCGTTTATACGAATGCTTCCCGCATATTGACGCACAACGCCGGCTATGGACAGACTTCGACCTAGAGAAACGCATTATGCAATACGCTGCAGACGGTTGGAGTGGTGTTAAGCGCTGCGTTGACGAGAATATGGCTACTCCAGGCTTGCAAACTCGCGCGCGCGCATACTGTGCCGAGTTTCGAAAGAAACACAACAAAGACCCACGGTCATATCCGTTGCATTGGTTGATACGTAATCTTCTTATCCATGAAATCAATATCACTTCGGTTAACCCGATTGGGCCTGGAACACGCGCCTACACAATCCAACAAGAACAAGACGCGCTAGACCTCGATAATCTCGGCCTTTGAGCGGCCGGCAATACGTATCGCCTGTTCGGCATCCATGAACACAACAACATAGGATATCTGTAATCCTTCTTCGTTGTATTCCGAGATAACGTCTATAGCTTCAGCGCTAAGACCCAGAACCGAAGCGAGGGATGCTCTTAGTTTTCCGATATCGGTCTCTGCGGTTGCTATGTCCGAAGCATCCTCATCTACCCAGACTGGTTCTGCATATTCGATTGTTGTCGCTCTTGCTATCTCGGTAAGAGTGTCACGGGCATGCTGTGCCTTCACGCAAAGAGTGCATGCAATCTTCTCCGTTGTCAATGCACGTTTGCGGTATTCACTATGACCACACTCAAGCCGATGGGCGTATTGAACTTTTCCCCACGAACCAGAACGGGAAATCTCTAACACTAAACGCTGCGGTGCGGCTTTCTTGTTTATATCAGTCATCAATAGCCTTGAGCGTTTCCATATAGGCCACACCCTTCTCTGTAATGCGGATTAGCGGTTCACCGTTCTCGTTTTCTCCGCATGTCTCAATCAATCCATCGTCGAAAAGTAATAGCAACTCCCCTTCAAGTTCCCAAGCATCATCATTCGCTGGGAATTCAAACTCTATTTTATCCATGAGTAGATAATACCGTTTCTATTTATTAAAGTCAAGACCTTTTTGCAGGAAGTTCATCACGATATCTTCTGCGCCGGCAATACTTTCGATGTCCGTACCTTCGGTTGCGGCATTAACAACGCCACGCTTCGCTTGAATCAAAGAAAATATCTCTTCATCAATCGTTCCTGCGGTCAACAAATACGTTGCCATTACTGAACCCTTCTGTCCAATTCTGTGACAGCGACTGTAAGTCTGGTCAACATCTGCGGGTGTCCATGGAAGCTCAATAAACAACACTTCCTGTGCCGATGTGAGCGTGTGGCCCGTCTTTGCTGCTTGGATAGAAAGAACAATCACTGGGGCTTCATCGATACTGCCGTTCTGGAATAAAGCTTTAGCCTTCTGGACGTCTTCTACGTTCATACCGCCCTGAATCTTCAAGCCACAGTAATGATTGGAAATTGCATCAACTATGTCTCGATGGTGTGCTGCTACAACGACCTTTTCTCCTGCGGCTATCTTTTCGTCAATCCATTCGTACGCCGCGTCCATCTTTGCTTTGGCTGCAAGCCGGCGAAGCACGGACATTCGCATCAAGTGTTCGTGCGACTCCGCGCGTATGCGCGTGCGTACGGCTGCGGAATACGGTGATGCACCTATCTCTAATGCAATTTCGCGTGCACGGTCGACGAGATACTGAACAATATCGTCACGGGCTTCCGTGTACTCCTTCATCGCTGCTTGTGAACCAGTAACAATCACACGTGAGTGACGTACTGGTGGAAGCTCTGAGAGAACCTGTTCCTTGGTACGACGAATGTAGCAAGTTGCGCGCAATGTGTCGTTGAGTTCTTCCAGGTTTGTCGCGCCATCAACATGCCATTGCCCGAAACGGTCACGAAACGCTCCGCAATATCTACGGTAGAAACCCCATAACCCACCGAACTTATTCAACTGTCCAAGTATGTCTAATTGTGCCGCATACTCCGCAGGACGATTGGTTATCGGTGTTCCGGTAAGACAAAGTACAAGGCCATCAGCCGGAGCTGACCTTGCCATCTTGATTGCCGACTTCGTCCGTTTGGCTGTCGGTGTCTTTGCGTAATGACTCTCGTCGTAAACATATGCGTTGTGCTTTAAAAGCAGATTGCACCAGTGGTCAATGTTGCTGTAACCAATAACAAGCACATCGTAACTAAGTGGTTCGGGGAACTCGGAACGGTTGGTTACGTAGACAACGTTTCGATGAGGAAGCCACTTGTTGAACTCATCACGCCAGTTCAACACCAGTCCCGGAGGGCAAACAACAACAGCTGGATAGCTGTTGGTGTTTTCCAACGTGCCGATGGCTTGCATTGTTTTACCAAGTCCCATATCGTCAGCGATAAAACACCGTCTCGCCTTAGATGCGTAAACAATCCCTGCCTTTTGGTATGAAAGCAACTCTCCGTTGAGGGTGGGAATCTCCAGTACGGCGTCTTTTGCCTTTGACGATGCGATTGCTTCAGTTCGTTCCACGTCCAATGCGTCTGCTTCTGTGGTTATGTCACCATTGATTCGTTCACCGAAGGTTTCAGCCCATTTGATGACTTCACGGATTGCCGTCATCGGCGCGCGCCACGCTTTTGACTCTGCGTGCCAAGTTATCCCAGGTAATAGTTTTGCGGCTCTGACTTTTACTGGGTCATACCTAAAACTGAGATACAACCACTCGTTGTCTTTATATACACCATTAGCGACATTGACTGGGTTCGGTAAATCAAACCTAAGAACGTCTGGGTCTATGGTGAAATCGTGTTTGTAGCCAAACTCACGGGCGAAGTTCAGGCTTGACATCGGTACTCGCCACACTTTTGCGACTTTGTCCCATTTTGCCCCTGGTATCAACTTCACATTCTCTACTTCTTTTGGGTCGTACGGGAAAGTCAGAACAAGGTGGTCGTCGGATAGAGCCATTGTCTTCTGAGGTATCGGCAGATACATTCGGTCCTGTAGCACACGGGTATCTTACCAACCAATAAAGAAATATACGGGGCTTGCGAGCGAAGGATTCGTTTGTACGGAGTACAAACGAGCCGAGCGAGCAGGTAGGTGAGTGGGTGAGTTTGGGCATAAAAAAAGAACCCCAACCCTGAGGCTGGGGTTCTTTCGGGGGGACTTTATAGGCAGGCGAGTAATCCGATTAGACCGAGAACTACAAGAAAGGTCATCACTTTGACCACTCTTTCTTGTAGAAGTCTTTTGTGTCTTTGTATTTCTGTATTATTCGTTCTGTTGGCTTTGTAACCACGAAGGCGAACAATACTGCTGTTGCGTACATCAGTAGGTTTGTCATACAACTACATTAGATGAACCATATCGGGTATGTCAAGCATTGTCACCGTGTCGTTCGTCTCGTCTTTTGGGTTGGTCGCACATCAGCACCGAGAGTAAGCAGGTTTTCAGCGCACCGACTTTAGATGACTGCTCTAGCGAGGTTGAGCCATCAGCGACATCAACGAAGAACTCTATAGCCCCGCGCCCACGCAACTTTCCAAATGATTTGGAAAGTTCGCTTCGGTCGCCCAAACTGACTGAAAGTTCCTTCGCTGCCAAGATAAAAAAGAAAGAAAAGTCCAAGAAGACACACCCGTAAGAACTGAGACGACTGAAGTAAATGGTTTTATATATCGGGACTTCCGAAGGAAGAAAGCACTATTTATGTGACGGTGGCGGATGAGCGGGCTGTGGTCTGAACGGAGAACGTGATTTGAGCCGATACAGCAAAGAACCCCGCTAGCGGGGGTGCTAGCGGGGTTCTTATCTATCCGAGGTGGCTTACTCGGGCAGTGTTTGGATATTCATGAGTTTCCACCAAACCTTAAATGCGTTTGCGTGAAGTTCACGAATAGCGGTAGTCACGGCTTCGGGGTTTTGAAACCCGAAGTCCTCCAAGAAGTTAGCGAACTCATGTGTTTTGAGTGCCACCTCTTGAAGTGTGATTACCGATGGCTGTGATTCAGTCATTGGTTACCTCCTTCACCTATAACTATAGCGAGGCGTAAGTGGTATGTCAAGTTATTCTATTGTGAACTTTGCCACACGCGAATCAACGCACCCCGGCAGCGGCGAACAGGCACGAGCGAAACCGGATGCCGGCGAACAAGCACGGACGGAGTTGCCGGTGCGGTGCCGGCGTTACATCAAACCTGATAGTCCCGCTCACTCCCGAATTACCGATGGTAATTCAGTCGTTTGAGCGTAAACGCGAAACCTCTGCCAGGCACCAACCCAAGAAAGAAACCAAATCGTTCGTCGCAGTTCGCCGAAGTTCGCCTCAGTTCGCCCGAAGAAGGGGACATCAACCCCTGAATAAGCGGGGCTTCAGGGGTTGAGAAGCACTATTTATCTGACGGTGGTGGATGACAGGATGGGTTCTGTCGGAAATAACAAAAGCCCGCCCCCAATGAGAGGACGGGCTCTTTAATTGCTCACATCAACTTCCCCTTGATGTTGGCAATGACCTACTAGTCGTTTATCAACATAGTAAATGTTTAAACTAATTCCAATTTATGGATGCGTGGCGTTTTTCACAAAGTAGCGCAAAACATTAAGATACAGCCGACAACAATAATAAAAATCATATAACTCAGTTCTTAAAGGCTGGATGATTAAGTTTTGACGAGTTTAGTTTGTCTAAACAGTCTTTGTCAAGGTGCGCAACTCCGAACGAAATCAACTCAACTCGTTCTCCAATGTCTGTTGTTGTCTTACACCGAACGCATGTTCGCTCGTATTTGCTAGTAATTACTTTCATGTCATTACTTTAAATCAGTTCCGAACAAAAGTCAAGCACCCTCGTGTGGGTTTGCTCGACCAGACGCTGCGGCCGCTGCCAGCTCGAGCTGATGTCGAAGCTATACGGGGCTGCGGAGCGAAGGCGGACTTTATACGCAGTATAAAGTTGCCGAGCGACGCAGATGAAGTGATTTCTTATGGGTAAAGGGTTTTGTTTTTCTTTCTTTGTTAGTTATTCTTTTTAGGTTGCGAGTTCTTCAGACGGCACGTGTCCCTGAGGGGGTTCTCGTTTATTTATCGGGGCTTCTGGGAGAAGACGAAGCACTATTTGTTTGACGGTGGTGGATGATGGCTCGTCGGTCTGCTTGTGTGACGGTTGACCGTAAATAATTGACTTGCTTTTTCTCGTTGTGGTGTGTACCCTGTACCTATGAACGAGAACTCTTACCGTACTTTCAAGGCTGGAATTACAGCACTCGCACTAATTGCGGGTACTTTTTTGGCTTTGACTTTTCTAACTACACAACATAATCGTGACAATGAGTTTTTCTGCAACGGCGCACCAATATCTATCAAGGAAGGTGACACGCTTTACTGGATTACTCGCACCAACTGTGATGGGAATACGATGAACGCTCTTGACGAAGTTGTTTCGTTCTACGGCACCACGCTTACCGTTGGAGACACGATTTACCTACCTACCCACAATAACTGCAACCTTCGTATGACCGATGGTGGCGATGTATTTGAGGACTGCTAATGCGCGACGACACGACAGTAATGACCACCGAGGGTGTTCCGTATAGCCAATTTTGGGATAACGACATCTACGAGATTCTGCGTGAGAACTACTACACGCTTGCGACCACGGGTGCCGAGGCGATTGAGGCTATTTGGGGTGATATCGCTGGTAATCACTTTGCTGAGAACTTAGTTGAGTGGGGCATTACCGAGAAACATTTGATTGACATCGTTACCTACTTGGCTAAGTCGCTTATTGACGACGGTTGTTGGCGTGTCTCTGCTGGCTCACGGGATGACCGTTGAGTGCTTCCGTTGTCATAGACGGTAAGACCGTTGTCTTTTGCCACGGTTGCGAGAAACCGTCCGTGTGTACACAACAAGATTCGCTTCCTGATGACGGGTGGGTATTGCCACACGGTATTTTCGGTTATTACGGTGGGTTCACCGACAACATTGACCATCTGCTCGCTTTAGACGGTAGCGATGAGGATTACTGGATTCTTTGCCACGATTGCGTTGCGAAGATTCTTACAGTCCTTCCTTTACTTGGTGAGTCACTTGGTAAGGGGCAACATCCTTGCGAGACTGCTAAACCTTGCTGTAAGTGGGCTTGGAAACGCCTAGCCGACAAGACGCTTGTGCCTGACGAACTTGGTAACTGGCGAGAAATGACTGCTGATGACTATCTACCCTGAAACACAGAAGGTAGAGAGTATCCATCGTGGGAATAAGAGTCGTGGGGGTCTAAAGACCTTTACGAACGATTGCGTTTGCAAGCGTTGTGGTGAGACGATTCTTGCTGGAACACCGTTGATTTGGATTCGTGGTCAAGGTACTTGGCACAAGGACAACCCGTGTGAGGTCTCTGAGTGATTACGATTATCGTTGTTGGCGTAATCTTGCTAATGCTTTCTGCTTCCTAGAACAGCGTCTCTACCTGCTCTTTGATGGGCTTCGTCTCTACGCATACTCTGTGGGCGTACTTCCAATTCTTTTCCACGATTTTCAGGTGGCTGTTTGCGCCGACTGTCACCCAACCTGTAACTAAGTGCATTGTTCCGTTCCCATCAGGGTCAACAGGGTGGTCACAGAAAGTGCATCGGAACATCGCGTAGGTGGACATATAAATGATTATAACGGGGCTATCGGGCTGGCGCAACAAGCACTATTATTCTGACGGTGGCGGAAGACGGGCAATAAAAAAGAGGGCTGGCACACCGACTAGGCGCACCAACCCCCTTTGGGATTGCGTAAGTTTGACTGCTTCGTTACATAACCACGATGCGAGGCGAGATGAACTCGTTCACTTCGGCTACAACTTTAGTTACTTGGGTAATTTGCTCATCGGTTAGCGAGATGGTTTCGCCTTCGTCATCAACTCCGCCCGTAATGACGACATCACCAACGATGTAGTCTGTGCGACCGTAGGACTGTTCCCACAATGCTTGCCCAAACGGGTTGTGTGGCAGGCTAATCATCTTGCCTTCCTCGTTGCACCACATTGACATCGTGTCGGATAGGTCAATTGCTTGCACCCAACCACCCACTGCGCTTTGCAGTTTCTCTAACGAATTGAACTCAAGGTCAATGGCAATCATTGAGCCAAGTGTCGTTATTTGTAATGCTTTCTTCATCTTGCCCCCTTCAGGCTTGTTCGTTACTTGTAAATGTACCACTTGATAGACATATTGTCAAGTCTTGCCGTCGGTCGCTCGTCACACCTGACGCCACCGCCACCGCCACCGCCGCCGCTGCGGCCGGCCCGGGGAAGATGTTGTTGTTAGCAGTAGCCCCGCGGGGGAGAAATCAAAAACGGGACTGGCGCGCAAGTCGCCATCTGAGTTCTTCCTTCCAGGCGTTCCGTTGCTTATTCCTTCGTAAAACCCATTGTTTACGGCATCCGTAATTCTTAAAAAAATAAACTAAGTAAATAAGCCCCTCAAAACACGAAAACTTCGTCTTCTTCCCCCCTCGTGCAGAGGGATGGACTTGATTGGTTGGGGCGGGGCTGCCGACCAATCAAGCACTACTTATCCGACGGTGGCGTATGAGCGAGATGGTACGACCTGCCGACAACCTAACGCTTCGGGTAGCGAGCCAGTTCGGCGATATACCGTGTCGTAGATACGCAAAAGGCGTTGCGCCCCTCGCTAGAGAGACACAACGCCTTAGTTAGCGTGTGTGTGTTCAGTCAATCAGTATCATCAGTAATAAGCCAATGACGACTAGCGCAATCACTCTGCGATAGTAACTGAGTAGTGACCGCCAGTTGGCTTGTCGTGGTGCGACAACCAGCAACGCAAGGTGAGTGCGATTACCTTCCAACGGAATGTGTAGTCACCATTGACGGTAATTCCACGCAACAATTCTTCAGGTGAATTAGCCTCAAGCGTGCCATTGACATTACGATTCCACAACGGCAATCCGTCTACTTCCCACAACGATTTGTCATTGTTGTCAAAAAGTGCCCGTGTTGCTTCCTTGAACCACTCCAAGTTGTCTTGCCAGCAATCGCCGTAGCAATCTTGGCTTGGGGTAAACACAGTTTCATCGTCATTCCACTCGCCACACTCGCAATTGGTCGTAATCTCCGACCAACCTTGCCACTCGGCTTGTTCATTCCATTGTGTGACGGTCATTAGTTGCTCTCTTTCTTCCACTTGGCAATCTCTACCGTGAGTGCTGTGATTTGTTTTTGGATTTGGTCAAGTTCGGATAACAAGTAATTTATGTATTCGGTATCCATTCGTATTCCTTTCAGTAGGTATCTATAAATATAGGGCACTTGAGGTATAAAGTCAAGTCAATTTTGAGTGACGGTTGGCGCAGTTCGCCAGCCAGCCAGCCCCCAGCGCAGTCCCAGTAATCGGTTAGATGGCGGGGCTGTTGAGGCTCAGGGGGTAAGCACTATTTGTTTGACGGTGGCGGATGAGCGAGGGAATAAAAAAAGGGCGCACCTACCGACTTGGCAGGTGCGCCCTTCAGGGGGCTTGCTGGAATTGTGGCTAGTAAGTGAGTGTGCGACTTAGCAAGTCACGCAGGATAGGCGTAGTTGCTAGGTAGTCGTCAAGCGTGGCAAGCACTTGCGCTTCAAACTCGGTAAAGGACTTATCTCCGTAACGCCCTACCGACTTAGTGGCAAAGCACACGCTCGGATAGTTCTCACGGTCAAACAAGGTAAATGAAGTAACTGTGAAGTTCTCGCTTGGTTGCCATAACACACGGCGCACGATTGCTTCGTACTGCTTGCGCTTCGGGTTGTGGTCAAACTCCAGTTCTATCTGCTCGCCCCATAGGTCGCCTGAATGGTCTTGTGTGATATCCAAGTTTGGTGACTGCCATATATAGGTCACCTTGCGGTCACGCTCTCGGCGTTTCGCCTTAGGTAATGCTGTTGCTGTTGTCATTGCTCTCCTTTACTAGTAGGTGTCTATATATTAGGGGCATAAGTGGAATAAGTCAAGTATTCTCACGGGTCGTTCGTCACACTCGGCGAAGTCCCACCATCCCGCCGCTGCCAAAGCCGCCTTTCTCGCGAACGTCGGACGCGTTTGCCCAGAAGCCCCGATGGGGCTAAATGACCCGACGGGGCTATCAGCCATCTCAGCACTACTTTGATGACGGTGGCGTATGACCCCAACAAAAAAGGCGCACCTGCCCGAAAGCAAGTGCGCCCGTTAGGACTGCGAGTGTTAGAGAGTTACCAGTTACGCCAACTACGACCCCAGCGAGGTGAGGTGCTTCGTAGGTACAACGCCAGTCGTGGGGCGTATGGGCGTAAAGCCTTCGGGATAAAGATATGAACCACAAGGTCAAGGGTACGGATAAAGCGACAGGGTGAACCCAAGCGAAAGCGACTGACAGGGGGCTGTTCAGTCGCTTTCGCCGTAGCGAGGGTAAGAGACAGGCTCATTAGTTGCTATCTGCCTGCTTCTTTATCTCTTGGATATGACACCACTCTGTGAACGAACGGAATACGAAAGGTATTAGACCTTCACTCCCTGCGCCTTCGTCTTGGAACTCAACTTCTTGATAGACGGGTTTGCCAAAGTCGTCAAGTGCGAAAGTTTGGAAAGCACCGAACTGCTGAAAGTCGTAAGTAAAGATATTTACGACCATTGTTTCTTTGACTGTGGAGAAAGGATTTTCTTTGTATTCCTTTTCAGCGTCACCACGCTCGTAGTTTTCATCTACACCAATTCGCTTGTCAATGAAGGCTTCTACGATAAGACCTATCCACGCCCACTTCTCCAAGTGTCCGTCTTTCTGTAGGTCGCTAAGGACTGCTGGCAACACTTCTGCTGGATTAGAACCGTTGCTCATTTCCAACTCAACAATGCCACCACCGTCCTCAATGGTTTCGCCATATCCGATTACCAACATTGGGTGAATACCTGTAATCGGGTTGTCGGCTTCTTCCATTACTTGCTCTTTGATACCACGCGCCAATTCCAATGAATTAGCAATTACTTTGTGTGCTACTTCTTGCGTAATAGCCATTTGCTTCCTTTCCTAGTAGGTATATACATAATAAAGGTCTGTACCACCTATGTCAAGTTTATTTATTGTGTTTCGGGTCACACCCAGCGAGGCTCAGACGAAACAACAGGGGGGTGGAGAGAACTGCGAACCAGCCGTCGGGGACGATAGTCCCGCGTCGCGTCTTCTCCGGACGGGACTGAAGCACTATTTGTCCGACGGTGGCGTATGACAAGCGTTGATGTCCGTCCCTTCTTGTTTGATGACTTGCTTTTTAGTCCGAGTGGTGGTACTGTCTCTTTACCTACTAACTAAGGAGTATTTATGGGAATGGATGTAGTTGGGGTTTCCCCTAGCAAGAAGTGTGGAGAGTATTTCCGAGCAAATGTGTGGTGGTGGTCGCCTCTATGGGATTACTGCCGTTCAGTAGCACCTGAAATCTGTGATGATGTTGAGAACGCCTACTCAAACGATGGCGATGGGCTTGATGGGGATGACAGCAAGGCTCTTGCGACCCTCTTGCTTGCCGAATACAAGGCAGGCAATACCAAAAAGTACGAGGATGAGCGAAACGCTGAAATCAAAGCGTTGCCTGAATTGGAATGTGACTACTGTAATGGAACTGGTAAGCGCACTTGGCACTCTGACGAGACAGGCAAAAAAAATCACGACTTTGGAGACACGCCACTAACAGACGATGAACTCAAAATCTTTACAAAGTCCAAAGTTTCACGATGCAACGGCTGTCAAGGCAAAGGAATGAAACGCCCTTGGCTGGCTGAATACGACTTTGAGGCTGACTTTGTAAAAGAGTTCGCTACTTTCCTGCGTTACTGTGGCGGGTTTCACATCTACTAAGTTGCTCTATTATTCCAATGAAGGTACTATCTCTATAAACCAAACTCCACGAAAGGAACAAACTGTGGAAACCAAAACAAAAAAAGTAGCCAAACGCCTAAAGCAATATCGCTTAGACGCTGGATTGTCACAACAGGAAGTTGCCGACAATGCTGGTATTGACCGTAAAACGGTGAACCGTATTGAGAACTTCCACTTTATGCCGAACATTGACACGCTCTTGCGTCTAACCACAGCACTTGCCGTCAAGCCTGCCGACATATTTGAGGGGCTGTAAATGCGAGTTCGCCTCGTACACACAGACGACCAATACACCAAACTCAAAACTGGTGACTTGGGTACTCTCTTATCAACACACACAGACCCTTGGGGTGCTGTAATCAACGAAATCAAGTGGGACTGTGGTTCGTCACTATCCCTCATTGACGGAATTGACCAATATGAAATCATCACCGAACAGAAAGTTGGGAATTGAAATGGAAAAGCGTTCACCCGTATCGGGGACTATTATCACCCCCGAACAAGAAGCAAACATCCAAAAGATTATGGAAAAAGCACAGTTAGAAATGGCGACAAATGTTGTCAAGGCACTTGTGGACACTTTGGATAGCGAACTGTTTGATAATGGTTTGTCTTTTATTAGCCCACTTGACTTTCTTGATGTGCTGGGTATCTGTGGTCTCTCCCTGACTATCGGGGAATGGGCTTCATACACCTACCTTACCGAAATGGAAAAAGTGGCAAACCAAGATTTCTCTAAAAAACGAAAGGTAGGCAAGTAATGTCCACACGCTCTATTGTTGCCGAACCCTATGGGGACGGTTGGAATGGTCGTTACATCCATTGGGACGGTAATCCACAAACCCGTGTCACGCAGTTGCAACTCCTCGTAGCCAAATACGGCGTTGAGGGAGTTCGTGACACCATCATCCGTGAACACTTCTCTTGGTCGTCACTGAACACGGCTACCAAGGGTCTTAGTGACCACGATGACAAATCTCGTTTCGCTTTCGTAGATGGCTACGGTATCGCTCACACCGATATTTCGCTGTCAGAGGCAGACGATTGGCTATTCCGTCACACAGATAAAGATTTTGCTGGGTCAGATTACCTTTACATCTTGGGTGACAAAGCAATTATCGTGTGCGAATACGATAATGAGTTGCAGACTTGGCAACCACTTTCTGTTGAGCCTTACGAATACGCTGGATTGCTTCAGTAGGAGACTAGATTTCACTTTCTAGTTGCTAGAAAGCCCCCACTCGCTAGTCGGGTGGGGGCTTTTCTGTATCTACAGACTTTCACGGCTGGTCAGGTACTAACTGCGAACAGGACGGGTCAAACATCTGAAGGCCATCAGACCCAGATGTCGTAATGAAATACCGGGGCTGCTGGGGCTAGGGGGCGAAGCACTACTTTATTGACGGTGGCGTATGACCCTGAGGGTGGGCGCAGACCGACTTCGTTCAGAGGCGTAGGCGCAGACCGACTTCATCACGGGCATAGAAAAGCCCCCCTGCTTTCGCAGAGGGGCTAGTCCGAACTAGGTGGGTCTAGTTACTTGCTTGCTTTGACCATTGACTTGACTGTGTTGAGTAATGCGTCAGCGAGCGAACCACGAGCCGTACCTGCGTCAGTAATGACTTCATCAGGCGTGTCAGCGAAGCCCATAGCACTTGCCACCTCAAACTTGCGAGTGACCATAGTGACAAGGCGAACACGACGACGGTCAGGGTGCTGTGAGGGTGGAACTTGGTCATCTTCATCTTCCCCTTGCGAGATAGGTGAAGCCCAACCACAAGTCTCAACCCCTACGGCAACATCAGTTGCCAACAGTTCTTTGGCTTCCATTTCTTCCAACAGTTCGTACACATCTCCACAAGTGCCAATGGTGCGAACAGTTCCACCAACTTCTACGGCGAACATTTGCGCTCGCTTCATAGCGAAGGCTTCATCACCGTCTTTCTGCTTGCCGAGTTCGTGATAGGTGGCTTCTGCCAACTCCACAATGGTTTGATTACTCATTATTTACCCCTTTCGGGTCTAGTAGGTACGAATAAGGTACAAGGTGTAAGGCATAATGTCAAGTTTCCTGCCTGTGTTGTTTGTCACAAGTTCCAGCACCACCAGCACCACCAGTCCGACCCGTTCCAGCGTTCCGAGCCGTTCCAGACAGCCAGACGGAACGCCATCTGGGTTGCGAGGTTGGAAGCCCCGTCGGGGTCGCCGAGCAAACGGGGCTACGACTTATATCTTGACGGTGGCGTATGAGTTGGGGGTTGCGTTACCCTTCTCGGCTGGCATACTGGGTGGGTGAGCAAACGCAAAATCAAAGCCGTATGGTCGGACACAGACCGACAAGCCTTCTCTGATGGCTGTCGCTTTCGCTCTGCTCGCTTCATTGACAGACGGAAGCAAACTGCCAAAGACTTCTGCCGACAACAGCGAGAAAGGTATCGTCGTTCTTTCGGGGAGTGACAAACGACACAAAACAAATACTTGCTTTCTTTCGCTGACCCTTGTACCTTGTAAGTGTCAGTCACACCCACTAATGAAAGAAGGAAAGATGACAACTGAAAACATTATCCGTGAGTTTCTCGCTCTGAAAGAAGCAGAAGCAGAAGCCACAAAAGCAAAGAAGCAAAAGGAAGCCGAACTCCGTAAAGAGTTTGCGAAACTCGGTCTGAACGAACTCACCGTAGATGGTGTCTCGGTCAATATCATTGAGGCAACTCGCACTTCCTACGACGCAGACAAGTTGGCGCAGATGGTTTCGCCAAAGGTTCTGAAAAAAGTAACCAAGTTGGTCGTGGACAATGACCTGATGGAAAGCGCAGTCAAAGTTGGGGTCATTGACCAAGCAACGGCTGACATTGTTACTTCACTTACACCGTACTCACAAGTGCGTGTCTATCCTGTCTCGGTTGAGGCAAAAGCAAAAGCAAAGTCGCTGACGCAGGCAAGCAAAGCGTCATAGCAACAGATGTGGGGTGGTGGTTCGTCGGGAACTGCCACCCCACTTGCGTCTGTCATTGACAGTCGCTACTATCAAAGTACCTACTAACTAACAAAGGAAGCAAAATGGCAACTAAGAAATTACTCAAACAGGGTGAACTCCCTAAGTGCTGGCAAGATGTGAAAGACGCACTTGACGCAGGCATTGACCGTATCGTGTTATTCGGTACGGCTGGCATTGGAAAGACCTACGCAGGTCTGAACTACGGAAACATTGAGGGTGGCGCACACCGTCTTATCTGTACCGACGATATGACCAACGCAGAAGTGACAGGTTGCTGGCAACCGTCGGCAAGTGGTTCGTGGTCGTGGTTGGAAGGCGCAGGTATTCGTGCGTGGAAAGGCAACGGACAAACTGGTGGTCGTTTGGTCATTGACGAAATTGACAAGGCTGGTGGAGATGTGTTCGCAACGCTTCTCGCTATCACAGACACACCTGACAGCGCACAATGGGAACACCCTGCCACGAAAGAAATCATAAAGCCACTCAATGGTTTCACAGTCGTAATGACTACGAACATTGAGGATATGGAAGAACTCCCAATGGCACTCAAAGACCGTTTCCCCGTGTGTATTCGTATCAACGAGCCACACCCTGACGCTCTCTTGCGCTTGTCACCTGACTTGCGTGAATACGCAAAGCAAATGTGTGACGCAGGCGAACGCCGTATCTCACTCCGTTCGTTTATGGCGTTTGACAAACTCCGTTCGGGTGTTGGCGCAAAGCGTTCGGCAGAAATGGTGTTCGGCAAGCGAGCAAAATCTATTCTTGACGCTATCGCCATTGACAAGGTGAAGCCGATAGATGACAACGACGGGAAAATGGCAGAACTCGCTAACGCACTCGCAGAACAAGAGGCGTTCTAAATGTCACGACAAGATGAAGTAACGAGCGAGAAAGGAGTGGGGGCTTCCACCCCCACTCTTGTCGTTCCCGAAGTAGAGTTTCTTACTCGCAACGACATTGACTTTGGGCGTTGGGATATTCACGGGTGCGAAGCCGTAGCAGGCTCTCCACGAACGCAGGTGGATACTCGCAAGATGTTCGCACCACTCTATGATGACGAACTTTCTCGCCATATACGAGCGCACGAAATGTTCCACGCAAAAGTTTCACCAACCACTCCACAGATGGAAAAGATATGGCGCAAGCGTGGTTACGCAAAAGATAAGTCTCTTATTGTTTGCGAGGAATTGCGTGTGAACACACTTCTCAAAGAGGCAGGGTTTGAGCCTGAGAAATATCTCAAAGGTGGGTCTGAACGCTTTGATGGAGAGAACTTCTCACGACACGGAGACTTCAGTAATGCCGTTATGTATTCTATGGCAGTACGCATAACAGCAGGCTGGCAAGATTACCTAGACGGTATCGCTGTCCATAAGCCTGAGTGGGTCGCACCACTAACGAAGTTTGCTGATGAAGCGTCTGCCTTCTATGAGCAAGTTATCGCCAACGGTAAAGACACAGAAAATCGTTGGCGCAAACACTTGCCACTTCACGCCACAGGAAACAAGGCGCAAGAAAGTGGTTTCGGATATACCGAAAGCCTTGCTAAGTGGGTAGAAACTATCATTGACGCAACGCAAGAAAGCAAGCCGAAACAAGGTGAGCAGGGTGGACAAGGCAAAGAGGGCAAAGAAGGTCTTACCGAACAACAACTCAAAGAACTGATGGACAAACTCGGTGAGATGGGTGAACAAAAGCGCGAGCAAAGCAAGTGGGGCAAAGGCAATATCCCCAAGCGAGGCGTAAGCGATATGTGGGGAGAACTCCGTGTTGCCAAGCCAATGTTGGACAAGTCCGTTATGGGTGCTATTGGTCGCAAGAAAATAGCAAGTCAAACAGGAAAAAATCCACGCCGTATTGGTCGCTTACTGTCTGACCCTGAACGCCGTATCTTTGACCGAAGCGTGAAAGGTGCTGGTGGTGTCGTGCTTGTAGATACAAGTGGTTCTATGTCGCTCTCCGAAGCCGAAGTTTCGGAAATCGTACTGAACGCACCGAGCGCACTTGTCGCTATGTATTCGGGTGGTGCTTACAAGCCGAAGCCGAACTTGTGGGTAATCGCCAACAAGGGTCGTATGTGTCGCAAGTTGCCACGCCCACACGGAAGCAACGAAGTAGATGGTGTTGCTTTGCGTTGGGCAGTCAAACAACGCCAACGCAATAACTCACCTATTATTTGGGTTTCTGATGGTGGAGTGACTGGGAAACGAGATGCCTTTGACACCGACTTAGTAATGGACTGTATCAAGGTGTGTAAGCAACACGGTATTTATGTTGTGCCTGACCCACCTACTGCTATTGCGTTGCTAAAGAAACTCAAAGCCCGTGAGAAAGTGTCTAGCACTATTCCGAATTGTCTAAGCGACAGTTACAAAGAACAAACTGGTCACGAATTAGTCTTGCGCTAAAAGTTTGGGTTGGTCGGGGTTTGGTTGCTTCCTTTCCCTGACCAACTCAAAAAGTACGCAACAGGAAGCGATTAGAGCGAAGTTGTGAACAAACTTGACACAGGACTAGGGGCGAAAGTGGAGATAGTTATGTTGGTTGTATTTATTATTTGGTGGGCAACATTATGAAAGCAAAAGTTACAGAGCCAAGCCAACTCTCTTACAGTTGGGCAGAAATAGCGAACTTGACACACAAGACGCAGGTAGAAACTTTCGGTTGGTGTTCGTGTGAGGACAACGAAGGTAACGAAAATCCCTACTTAGACTGTCCGAGTTCGCTGTGACCGTCATATTCCTGATGTGGCTGGTAGGTATGTGCCTATTACAGCCCGTCACGAAGCGCATACTCAAAGAACACGACAAGTTCTACGCTCGCTACTATGATGACGAGCCTGATTATTTTTTACTGCTTACCGACGACGACTGAGTTTCAGATGTCGCAGCCGAACGATACGGCTGGCAATAAATAGTCTTACTATTTATTTGACGGTGGCGGAAGACATTACTTCTTGCTGAACAACTGGTTGTCATACGAGCGTAAGAGAACATAAACATACGCTACGAGTACGCAGTTGCGATAACTCATAATGCTGTCTATGACTTCGGCACGACGAAGAACTAAGAGCACACCCCATAATCCACCACCGTAGATAGCCCCTGCGAACAAGAGCGCACCTACTACTGAGAAGGCAACAGCGATAAAGCCTTTGTCTTTCTTATCTTTCAGTTCTCTGTAATCACGCAACTTGTTTCTCCGCCTTGTTGATTCGTTCCAAGATTTGATGAACTCTCTGTCTTGACAAACCATACTCGTCGGCTATTGACTGAAGGCTTCTTCCACTCTGTCGTGACTGAAGCATCTGGGCGTCTCGTTCTGCGTCACCCAGAGGTCCCGGCTTGCAAGGTCCCCAAGACCAAGATGGGAAGCGCTCGAGGACTTCTTTCTTCTCTGGTGGGACAGAACCGAGTTTGTATTTCACTCGAAGGTAACTCACCCACGAACCGATAGATACCGGGACTTCATCAACCACAACCCGGGCAGCGGCCGGCACTCGTGCGTGACCGTTTTCCGCGACGAAGATTTCTAAAGCCCTTATGTTTCTTGCCCACTTTTCAGATGTTTTCATAGTCAATAGGCTAATACAATCTTGCCGGCTGCGGCGCACGTTCGTCCGGTCGAGCTGCGCCTGGCCAGAAGCCCCGCGGGGGATGCGGCCGGAACGGGACTACTACTTATTTGACGGTGGCGGATGACGTCCAGGCCTTCGAGCAGCGGCCAGAATTCTTTCTTCCAGGTTGTTTTTTTCTGGTGTGATGTGTACTGTGTACATCGGAAGGAGGTCAACCTATGAAGACCTATACGAAGGAAGACATCGGCGACGAACAACTCGCCACATTGAAAGGAATGACTGGCAAGATGTCAATTGAGGACCTCTCTGTCGGCGTGCAAATCAAAGACGTACGTCGGCGCTTCGGCCACATTGATGTCCTCGTGCAGCCTTTAAACGGCACGGGAGAGCAATGGATAGAAAAGCACCGAGTAAAAGTTGCAAAATGATTACGTGGGGTGTACAGTGCACCCCATTGTAAATACCTACTACCTAAGGAGTTCTTATGATTGATGTGATGCATATCGGTGGGACCACAGATTGGTTCCAGTGCCTGTGTGGGAATGAACCACATTCGGACGGTTTCTTCTCATGTGATAGTGACGGTGCAATTGTTTCGCCGTCGGTCACCAGTGGCTGGAACGAACGTACGTACGTGTGTGGCTTATGTCACCGCATCATCGACGGACAGACACTCCAAGTGTTGGGTGTGTGTTCAGAGCAAGTTGTATTTGATAATGACCGATTCGATTGGAGTAACTACTAATGGCAATTTACAACGTACAAAATCGCGAGACCCGTACACACACGCAGGACCGTTTCATTACATACGACCTGCAGAAGCCGCTTCCCGACGAGTGGAAGGAAATGACCATCGACGAACAGGGTGCCTGGCTGAACGAGAACGCTGAATTCATCAAAGATGATTTCGCTGAGCCCGACTGGGGCGATATGGATGAAGAATCAATTGAAGTGTTGGATGTCGAATTAGAAGAAGAAGAATAGGGGGCCTGTGATGGGTATTGAATATCTTGGTTTGTTTTTGCTACCGATTTGGTGCCTGGTTCTATGGGCTGGTGGCAAGAGCAATTTCGTTACCAATGACGACTCGAGAACTTTCCTTGGAAGATTTGGTGCAATCCCATACCTCATATGGGTATTTAATCCAGTATGGATTTTCTGTTTATTTATCATCTATGGATTGATACAGGGGATGGTTGGTCCAGGCGTGCCAACTTATATCAGGGTCATCATAATTGGATGGCACGTAATACTTGTATTTGCGTTGGTTTTTAAAAAGATACGAGAACTCGGCCTAGGGCTTTTAGCATTCATTATTCCACTGTCTGTGATTTTCATAGCGCTCTGGGAAGTTTCTGGCGACGCTACAACCATAGATTCTGTAACTATAGATTCGAGTATTAATCCATTCCTTCCCACAACAACAGAACCATAAGGAGACCTGTGATGCAAGATGAACTTATTCGCTTAAGTGCAAAACTTGATGCGGTTACACTCGAACGCGACCACTGGAAGAAGCAGGCTGAAGAGTTTGAGGACGAACTGTTCCTGGCACGCGAAGCGCTAGCGCGGTTACACTCATGACCCGCACAATTGAAGACGTGAAGGATGAACTGTTCCAATCACTCGGCCGTCAGATTGAATGGCTGCGCAGCATCCAAAACGATTTGATTGATGACGCGTATACCCAGGCAGCGGCCGCGGTCGACCTCGAAGAGATTGGCACCCAAGGGTTCGACTGGATGTCATTGCTAGGAGAGATGGCTTACTTCGAGTAGGAGGAGCCGACCGGTTGCCGCCGGCAAATATTTGGCTTACTAAATATTCGACGGTGGCGGATGACTTGACATAAATATTTTTAAATAGTAACCTTTATCCAAATACCTACATATGAAAGGATACGCAATCATGATTGCTATCAACGTTTACTCACCCAAGGGAGGAGTGGGCACCACGACTATCGCATCGATGCTCGCCCTCGACCTCAGCAAGGACCACTATGTTGGTCTCGTCTCGAAGGACCCTGATGCATCCTGCGCAGCCTTAGGCTTCCCCGGCTCAGCGTCTCCATACAAAGTTAAGCACGGACTCACAGTCAGTGACCAAATGATTCCAGACGTTGATTTCACGGTTATGGATTCGCGCGCGCACGTAGCCGCTGCAGATATCAATATCCTCATCGTCCAGAACACGTACATGTGTCTACGCAAAACTCTCAACTGTAAATTCGACTTGATGGTCGCGCAGATGATTCCAGGCAGCGCGCTGGGCCTCGAAGACATCCGTTCAATCACCGGGTATAACGACAATGGAGCCGTCATGAACTGGGACGTTCAAGGAGCACGCACTCTCGATGCCGGCCTTGCAGCCAACTTCCTCAAGCGCGAAGACTTCCAGGCAGTGGCCAAACTCGTTGACATGACAATTAAACAGGATGCGGCATTCTGATGTACATATCCATTGCTGTGGCCATTGCTTTATCCGCTGGAATTCACATCTTCTTCAGCCGGCGCCTCGAAGGAATTCAGCAGCGGCTGCGCAAGCTCGAAGCTGAGCTCAACGTTTTAAAACACGAAGAGCTCCATAAAAAGTTTCAACAAATAAAATTGCATACTAAAAGTTCGACGGTGGCGGATGACGTTGAATACACCTGGGATGTGTATGCTCAAAAGCGTTTACGAAAAGGATGGAAATAAATGGGTATCCAAGAATTCTCAGATGCAACAGAATCTTTATTCATATGGGACGACGTAGAGAAGAAAGGCTTTCCTCTCACTGACTCGGTTTCTTGTGTGGACCTATCTAAGCTTTCACATGAAGACAGACTGATTATTGCCGGCTCGAATGCTCTAGAGATTTCAGAGCTCGTTGCGCGCGAAGGCGGGCTGCTCTCTGGTCTACTCGAGATGAGCGTGCGTGTATTCCGCGGCTTGCTGCAGGAAATATACAACAACGAAACAGAAGAAAAGAAAAAAGAAATTCAAGAGCTCGTACGCAAATTTCTCGACCGCGGCATTGATGAGATTTAAACAAATGTTTACGAATCACTTCACGTGTTTGCGGCCGGCATTCCTGCGCGCAGCTACAGATTGTTGTACTATTTAAAGCCATGGGTTCTAAGACGTCTACCTGGATATGTCCGGTGTGCAGCAGCGAGCTGATTGTGTATGTCCGCCTGCTCGAAGAACCAATCTGCACCGGGGACAAAGCTAAGCACAGCTCGACAAAAATGTCAGAGAAGACGAGAGCGAAGCAAACGCACTAATTTTGGGCTTTGTAAAAGTTTGACGGTGGTGTATGACGTGTGCTATACATGTCGTATGAAAATCTACGCCCTCACCACACAAGAAATTCCAACCTATTGGGACGATGCTGCCTTCAACGAAGTAAAGGCCATCTGCGAATTACTCAATGAGGACGACGCCCTTCTATCTCAGATGCGGTCTCATTTCGACCTTATGGTTGACCGCTGGTTCTCGGATATCAAGTCCCTTACGGCTCCCAACAACACAGATGCTTTGGTGGCTGACTGGCAGGAGCTTGCACGCCTGACCTTACAATGGGGTTCACGGTGTTTCTATTTGGTCACACTCAATACGTTGACCAATACCCTTGTTAAGAAGCAACGGGACTATGGGCACGAAAACATTGCCCGGTTTGGCCGGCAGGGTCTCCTCATCCGGACGCACGACAAGCTGGCTCGACTCGAGAACCTGACCAAGGTTGAGCGTTCATACAAGGCCCAGAACGAATCCATCACAGATACGGTTCTAGATATCGCCGGCTACTCCACAATTGGTGTTATGTGGGAACGCGGGACGTTCCTGCTGCCTCTCAAGTAAAAGGGGAGCTCTCCTAGAAAGCCACCTACAGAACTTCTAGGAGAACTCAACCCTCATTAAAGCTGGGGCAGTGAGAAGGGGAAACCCGCCCCAGCTACTTTAAAGGGTATCCCATCGTTTAAGCATTTCGGTAGAAGTACGGGGCTAAAGAACTTGGATGAAAAGAGTTGCGCCGCCGGCCGGATGTGTGTATAGTTATCGCCGCAAGACCTACAACTGAATCAAGTCCCCAGAGAAGGGGCAACCATGCGCTAGACAGTGCCTAACAGCATTAATGCGATTCGCCACCAGAAATGGGTATCACTTCTCTGCGTGAAAGCATGCACATCTGCCCAGGTGTAGCGGACGGTTCTATCAGCCGGAGGGGGAGAACCACTTCAATGCATTACAACTGGTGTCGGCTAAAAGCTCACGGCGACCATCTCGTATGAGTAAACCGTGGGGGGACCTAATACAACACGCCCGCAATTGATTGAAAGCTAATTACAATGAACCATTTCCAAGTTAGAGACTCACACCCCAGGGGATGGCAATTGCATCACATTCGTCCAGCACAGCTGGCCTGAATAGTGAGCGAATTTAATGATTTGCTTTTTACGAGAAGACTCAGTAGGATGCTGACAATGACCGAACAGCTGGACATCGAGGAAGACGCCCGGACAATCTGGGAGACCTGGGCCCAGAATCATTGGGGCCAAAAAGGAAAGACTCCTGTCCTGACACTGCAGCGACTAGAGATAATACGTACTGCTTTAATTAGCTACGGTTTAAATAGCTGTGTAGACGCAATCATCGGATGCAAGCAAAGCGAATGGCATATGGGCAGCAACCCACGGGGAAAGAAATACAACTCCCTCGAGCTGATATTGCGCGTGTCAACCAAACCAGAAGAACAAGCGAAAAACCACAAACGAATCCAAAAACTCGCTAGACTGGCTCTCATAAAGGATGACGGTGACGTATGACAAAAACAGAGATGCTCAAAATCGCAGAACTCGTCTACTCCCACTACAACGAACGCGTCCCATCAACAGCAGCAACACTAAAGAAGACAATGCTCGCATGGGAACACGCCCTAAAAGACGTTGAGTATATGGACGCCTATAGAGCTGTATCGCAATTGGTGCTTGTAGAGCATTTTCAGTTGCGTCCTGCTGCTGTGCGTAAACAGGCGCTCATACTCGCAGGGAAGGCCCCACAGACGCCCACAACAGCTCAAGCCTGGGCTTTGGTCCAACGCTTGACAAACGACCTCAATACGGGCTCCATACAGCCCACAGAGATACACGACTGCATACGGCTAGCTCTCGCGCAACTAGGTGGACTCCCAGCAGTAGCTGCAGCCACAAACGGGGACAGGAACTTCTTTGCCGGCGTATACGAACCCATAGTCCGACAGTGGGAAACAAACGCCTACGAACTACCAGCAACCGAGTAACATGCGTACATGCGAAAGCGCATGGGCCGGCCCGTAAAAGAAGTAGAAACAGAATACGCAAACATAACGATGCGTATACCTGGGCGTACAAAAAACCTCATAGCTCAACTCGCAGATGGATACGACATGACCATCACCGAATATTTATTGACGCTTGTGAGTCGAGATGCCGCGCAAACCCCAGAAGGCTAAACTACACGACGGAAAGTACAACATCGTACTCACGATTCCCGGCTGGTTAAAAAACGATATCATTAAACACTGCAAGGTACAAGGTGCAGGTATCAATGAGTGGGCGACTGCATGCTTATTAACAGCCTTGCGTGAAGGTAAAGGTTTACCACCACCGCCACCGCCAATGAAAGCGCTACCAACACAGATAGAACAACTGCGCGCCTACCTCAGCGGGGAAACATTAATACAACCGTGCGGGAAAACAGACTGCAACCCAACATTCGAGCAATTACAAAATATGAAATTTTGCACAATTTGTGGCGTGCGGGGTAAATAGTGGAGACTTTGGTTTTCTTTCTAGTCGTCGTCCTCTTTATCGCCACACAGTGGATGCGACGGTAGCTTCGTACATCTGCAGGGTTGTCCTAGTGGGACCATTAGTCTCCCCACATCTGTGAGAGTGTCGGTCTTACTGCGGTTATTCCTCTTCGCTTCTGTTCTGTTTGTAGTTGTCTTGAGGTCATGCCTGCCCATATTCCGTGCATGTCTGCTACTGGGAATTCGAGTGCGTACTCTAGGCAGTGTGTTCTAACTGGGCATGCTTCACATAGGGCTCTTGCCTCTGGTATGTAGCTGATGTCCTTGTGGGCTTTGGGGAACATCATGTATGTCTGTCCTTTGCATTGTGCGAAGTTCATCCAACCTTTTTCTTGTATATCATCTTCTGTTATTACCTTCACGTTTTCAGCTGTATCCATAAATTATCTCTTCTTCCGAACTGCAGGTTTTGGTGTAGGTGTTGTTTTGTTTCGTATTGCCATGCTCTCTTGTAGGAACGTGTGGTAGGGAGCTCCTGTTCCTCCGTCATATTTGGAGGCTGTTGTGAGTGCTCTTGTGCATATGGTTTTGGCGGTGTTGATGGTGAGTTTGTTTTTGGGCATGAGTACGTTCATTGCCCCTATGGCATAGTCTGACCCTGAACCTATTGCGTATAAGCCGTTTGAGTCTGATGCCCATGAGTAGTCACCGTCTATTACGTAAATAGTTGAGTGAATTACTGTGATGATTGTTGATTCGAAGGTTGCTGTGAAGTTTGAGTCTTTGTCAAAGTATGAGTATCCCTGCTTCTCTAAGCATTCTCTTAGTGCTGGGATAAATTTGACTGTCATGAAGGCATCGAGTTTTTTGCCTTTAAGGTTGGAAGGAGGTGTAGGTGGGGCGAAGGCGTGATGCAGTATGTTTATTGCTCTTACGTCCCCTGCTGCTCCTATAAGGTACGGACCGTTTTGGGCTACTTTGGACATTCCTTGTCCTAAAGTGCTGAGTGTTCCTCCAGCGTCATCGGATACGCGGGAGTCTGTACAAATGACAGCGAATCCGTCTCCCTGCATTCCTACTATGGTGGTCATTCCTTATTCTCTCTCTCTAGGGTGATTAGAGCTCTATAGGTTGACCGGACCTCTGAAACTTGGATGGATTAAATTAGGGGCGTCGTTATCTAAAGCCTCTTAGTGTATTAGTCTCCAACAATGCAAGTCTCATGACAAGACATACTTGCACATAATAGCTATCTGACCCGGTATGCCCTGGAGCCCCCTCTCGGGATTGAACCGAGGACCACCTCATTACAAGTGAGGTGCTCTACCACTGAGCTAAAGGGGCCTTGACGCGCAGCCTAGGACTCGAACCTAGGAATCTTCCACTAGATGGCGTGGGTGCTCTACCGCTGATGCTACTGCGCGCGTAAAACAATAACACAACTGTTCCGACTTGGGAATAGATGTGTAATTGTCTCAGTTCGGAGACATTTATCGCTTGTGTTGTAAGACGCGCTTCTTCAACTTCTTCTTGACAGGTAACACTTGTTTCTTTGGTGTGATTGCTTTGGATACCGTTACAAAAGCATCTGCCATTACCGATACTGGGGCAATTGTTGTTGTGGTCGTTGCCTCAATAACGACTTGCGGCGCCTCCACAGTCACTGGCTCCATAGGAGAATCCTGAACCACTTCTTCTTGTTGCTCTATTGCTGGAGCGCTAGTAATGGGTTCGTTCGGCACCTGGGTAGTAGAAGTTGTAGTCGTTGTTTCGTTGACGATAGTTCCATCGAACTGGCGTCCAGTTGTCCCATCACAGGAGATATTGCAGTCCCCATTTGTTACTGTTGGGTTTGAGCCGGCACCGATAAGTGAGTAGATAGCAGAACGTGCTTCGGATAGATTTATCCAATCACTCCAGATTGCCAGCGTGTAATTCGGACGGAACCCGTTCCCACCACTCCCATCCATAATCCCAATTCCTGGATATTGGCATTTGCCAAAGTAGTCATAGGAACTGGCGATTGCCATACCGAGCGCTTTATGTCCACCCTTGCTGTATGTGAGTAGTCGCTGATATGCGTCCGTTCCCACATCCGTGTCAAGTATCGTGAACGTCACTGGCGATGATGAAGATGGCGCTTCTGAGTATGACTGGCAATCTTCAGCGTGTGCGACATCGGGAATCGAGATAACTCCGAAACTCAAAACTGTCGCAGCGATTAGTAATTTACTTAAACGACCCATTAGGACCATCCTTTATACGTAGGTAAAACCAGCGTATCCAGGTATTTAAGTTATTCAAACATGAAACTGGCGGGATTTAGGCTTTCACAACCCCATCGTGGTTGTTCTGACCGCAGCGTCCAATACCGCAGTTTGAGGCGATTTCATACCGCAATATTTCAAATGATTTCATTGGGGCCGACACCAACTTTTTTTGGAGGCCGATTTGGTCTGATTTCATAAATACTTCCATCCCTGTGTTCCCTGAAGTGCGGTTTGTTCTTCGGTGGTGTTCCATCGTAACCTTGCCAATTCCCTTCTTCATCAGGAAGGAGGTATCCAGGCTTGTATGGTGGCTTTGGGGTTGGTTTGGGTGGGACCAATTTACGTGGCAATATCAATTCTTCGCGTCTAACCTTTGGCGGGTTCTTTGATGGACCCTTCTTTGGGGCTGGTTTTTCGTCTTCTGTTCCATCGTTTATGACTCCATCGCTATCATGGTCCCTTGTGGCATCCTGCTGACCACTTCCGCCAATAGGTGCGCCAAGGCGTTTTGTTTCTGAATTTTCGAAACGAAAACCCTTAATCTCCCCTTTGTATGTTCCCCAGGTTTCATTCTGTGTAACATCAGCGCTTATTTGGGTCATCTACTTATTTTACATCAATGGCTGGAATGTCAGGCTTTAACAACCCCATCAGGGATGATTGCGAAACGGCACTTGCCGCCTGGCTCGACAGCGCTTGAGATGATTGAGCAGGATGAACCGCCTAGGTAAAGAACGCAATTGGAGCACTTGACACCGATGTCTTTGACTTCGTTTTTCTCCGCGCTGTCATATCCAGCCCAGATTCCAGTGTCATCTTCGTTGAATTTGCCGTACTTCTTGGCAATCATCATAAGAGCGTTGGCTAGGTCTCTCTCTTCGTCTACGAGCTTGCCAATCTTGTCCACTGGTTTGTCAACGATTAACTTAGCTCCGCCGGCGATTATAGATATAAGTCTGTCTATGTCATGCATATCTCAATATTAGCACTATGTTTTTCATTCCAATGGCTGGCGAGGTAGGGCTCGAACCTACGACAAGCGGATTAACAGTCCGCTGCTCTGCCAGCTGAGCTACTCGCCAAAGTGAGGGCACACCACAGTGTCGTTTAAGGCGCGTTATACACACAGCCCCCTCATAGAGAAGCATAGCAATAGTAAGTATTACTGTCAAGACTTACAATTACAGCGTTCCGGGTAGGACTCGAACCTACAGCCTAAAGATTAGAAGTCTTTTGCGCTATCCGATTGCGCCACCGGAACCTACTTGCTACTTCGCGCGGTACTCTACGCCGTTGTACATACCCCAGCCGTTGTAGATGTGCATGTTCTCGTATGAGAACCGATTCTCTCCACCGTCTTGGTAGTAAACAACTCCGAGACCTTGTTGCCAGTCTTCTGTTACTGAAATTGGGCGTCCGTCGAGGTCGGTTCCGCCTTTTGTGCTCGGCACGGCGCCATCGATTCGGGCGAGACATCCTGGTGATGCAGCCATGATTGTCTTCGCTCCGTCATAGTCAAGACGGGTCTTCCAGGCAATCTCAGAACGGTGGATGTGTCCATATATCACTGAAATCTTTTCTTGATTCAGGTAAATATGGGCCGTTGAACCATTGGACTTAACGCGGTTTCCGTGGATTACACGGAGCTTTTCGTTAATCCAGAAGTCGCCCGCTGGGTATCCAGGAACGTACGTAATACTAGACTCATCGAAACGACAAAGACTTGGAACCGACATAACGGGCCATGACTTAGGCATGTCACCTTTGCGTAACCCGAAGGCAGCTTTAGCATTGTCCAGTAGGAAGTTTGGTAAACGCTCTTCGTGGTTACCTGCCAACCAAACAATCTTGGATGCTGGAGATGCGGCGCGCAACTCAAAGCCAAGCACCGTTGCACGGTCAATCGACTTCTGGGTTGTGTATGCGTACGCTGGGCTGTATCGATATTTACCCAATTCAGGGAAGTCTAAGTTGTCACCAACACAAACAATCAACTCTGGCTTGAGGTCTGATATCACCTGCATGGCTATAGAGATAGCGCGCTCGTCATGACATGGTTCGTATGTACCATCTTCGCGACGATAGAACCCTATCTGTATATCAGGCACGATTACGGCGGTTTTGAAACCCTTTCGAGGGGTCGCTTTGACTTTTGAAGCCGGCAAATTCACCGATGGACCAGGTTGCATTACGGGCCAATCAGGGCCATCTTCAAACGCAGGACTAAACTGAAACGCCCAAAGGTCATGAATTTGTGCTTCACCGTTCTCATCTTTAGTGAGGCTCTGATATGTAGAGAACTTCTTGATATGCCCGATATCACTCGGGTCAATTCCCTTCTTCCTCAGGGTTGAGGCTAGGGATTCAAGGAATTCCTTGCGGATTACTTCTTTTTCTGGCTTATGAGCCATCGAAGAAAGTTTGCTCGCCATTGAAATCTTCTTTACTGGTTCTTTTTTGGAGCTCATTTTTTGTTACTCATTTCTGCCATACGGCACTCACAACGGTCTTGTGTTGCTTCTGCAAAACAAATTCGTCGACTGCGAATTGCATCACGGGAAATGTTCAACCCCTCTGCTGAAAGTGCATCGGATATCGTTTTGTTGCCAACGGAGCTTCGCATAACTTCAACGAAAGCAACCTTTGTTTCTTTGTCCATCTTCTCCATGATGTTCCCCACTGCGCAATGCTTAACGGTAGTGAGCTGTAATAGTTTATCTTTTAACATTTACTTTCCCCTTGTTGGATAATGAGCCGCACTTATTTACATGACTGCACACTGTGCCCTCATGTATTACTACATTGAATCACATACCTGTCATTAGATGTGGTATCCCCTATACTGAGCCAATAATGAAGAATGACAAACTAAATAGGCCGAACGAGCAATTACTGGCACCAATAGAGATGCTCGTAAAGGATGGCCTGGCACAGAACGCTTCTCCTGGCGAATTGGCCCAGAGCATCATTGAGGCTATGGCGTCAAGGGTGACACCTGGCACTACTGCCTTCTATGCCAGAGAGAGCGATATATCACTGCTTACTGTTTCCGCAAGGGTTCTAATTACGCTTGTTCTGGAACCAGGTATTACGCGCAGGGCAATTTCTATTTACCTAGGAGCAACCGAGACGGCAATCACTACAGCGCTTAATAGCCTTTTAGAATATGGGTTAATAGCAAAGACAAAAGTGAGTTCTAGGAACATTTACAAAATCAACGCGGAAGCCTTCCTAAATCAGGGTGATATCAGGCATATCTGGGCTGCAATAAACAAGCTTTCCAAGGAATCAGGCGAAGAAGACCCTTTTTAGTCTGGTGTGTTTTGTGTCACAACCCAAGCAGAGAAGAACTCGTCCTCTGTTGGGATAACCCAAACCTGACAAGCGTTTAGCCCCTCGTTTGGATTACCAACAAGAGACCAGGCAATCCCCATTTCTGGAGATGGGTCCACTACGCCGACATTGCACTCAAGTCCATATACAAGCAGGAACCATTTAACGATACATCCATCGTCTGTCAAATGGCAGGGCTTGGATTCTGATTCAAGATGCGGGCAGTGCACCCCAGTTATGACGAGAAGGTTCTTCTCTAAGCGTAGGGAGATTGAATGCCCGTCATTATTCCAGGTTATTTCTTGTTCCATTCAGGAATCCTACACCATTGGATAAATCTATAAAATTAGGTACGTCTTCTTGACGTGCAGGCGCTATGTACAGTTTACAACACGAACGTTTATGCCTGTAAAAAGGTGATTTGTGATATACCAAAACCTATCTACAGAAAAGACTTTTAACGAACTTCGATATAGACGGTATTTTTCGACGTGACAAGGTATGAATGGCCTGCCTGCATAAGCAACATCCGGAACCCAGATGATGAACGCAACGACTTACTTGGTTTTGAACTCTGTCCATGTCTTGTCACCAACACCAAAGTACTCCCGAGCATTCCCGGATTGAACCATGTCCGTATTTAGGCATGCGGTTTTAGGGTCGTCCACTTTGTCTGATGAGTATATTCTGGCCAAAACCCGTCCATACTTATCGTTCTTGTCTGGAATCGTGTTAACAAACACCCACTTGTGATTAGTGCACCAATCCTCGACGTACTTCTTCGCCTTTAGCCCAAGTTCCTTTTCTTGAAGGTTTTTGGTTCTCGACTCTGGGGTGTTTATCCCGTATAGGCGAACACGTATTTTGTGATGAACGCTAAAACCTAGGTCGACCATCAAGTCGACAGTGTCTCCATCCACAACTCCAAGGACAGTCGCACCATACCAAAATCGCTCACTCATAGTTACTCCCACATATCTTTCCGGTTAGGCAAGCGCAAGTCTTTGCGCGCCTGATAAAAGAACTTTACAGTAGAAGCAATCACCATAGGTAGAAGAATGACGCACATGGCTATAGTCTCGATTTCTCGGAATTTACTTCTATCTATCTTCATGATGACTCCCATCTATTTTTGAAATACTATCAATAGTTTAATCATTTTTAGAGATGGGGTGGCATAATAACTTCATGATAATTTTTCTTTGTGCTCTTGTTGGTTTGGCTTTCTGTATCCATCGCTTGGTTATGTCTGCTGTTGAAGGATATGAATATGGCTCAGGTGGCACATTTAAAGAATGGAAAGATTTTGAACGCCAGCACGGTTACGGGCGCTGAACAATACAGTTTGTAAATCTACTCGTTGTCTTCGACGACGACATTTTGTTGGTTTGATTCTTCTTCTGCTAGTGCTTTTTTCAGTGCACGCTCGATACTACGTTTTTGATTCTTTGCTGGGTCCCATGTACTCACAGCGGGTATTCTTGGGCAGCAGCTCATTGTTCAATAAAAATGCACTCACCAGGGCATTCCTCAGCGGCATCAATAACGTCTTCAAGCCTGTCGTCTAAGAAGGATGCTAATCCAGCCGCGCCTTCTGGGTTCTCCACAGCGGCCGCATAAATCTTGTCCCCTTCTTTTACATACGCAAGACCGTCTGGCATCATATGAAACACATCTGGGGCTATCTCTGCGCATAGTCCATCTCCAGTACATAGGTCTTGGTCAATCCAAACTCGCATTATTTTTCCTTAGTAATCAAAACTTCTGAATGTGCTGAATTTAATGGTATCACCGAACCCATATACCCAACCTTTCTAACTCAGTGCCTTCATCACTAATAAACCTGTAACCATCTCTAATTAGGTGGGTGTACTGGAAGTTGATGTCAAAATGCTCTGGGTGTTCGTCTTTCCAAACTGGAATCATTGATGAGTTCCCATAGGAGAAATCAGCATTGCCACGAAGGTGGATTTCAATGAGCTTCCCATCAATGAATTCACAATTTATTTTTCCATACCTAAGTGGCATTAATCCCAAGAATTGCGGAAGAGGGTGAGTTTTTTCAGTTTTTTCCCAGTAGGTGAATCTGCTGTATGGGCGTGTTGCGTGTTTCGTACCAATAACCGACAAGACTGGCTCATATTTGACATAATCAACACTTACATGGTCGCCAGTAAATATCTCTGACCAAAATTCCCCTGGGTGCAAGTGTAGGGTTTCTTCCTCAAGATACTCGACCCGAGCCCTTTCCCCCATGCCTTCAATATTTATTACTGGTCGCACAAAATAATTGCCAGAAATTGGAACTGGAGTTCCGCGTGGGCCGCACAAGTGGCCAGCTTTTTTTGCAACTATTAATTTATCAAAAATCCAAAGGTCATCTAATTCACATTTATTCCATGCATTTATCTCTGGGGACGAAACCATTGATTACTCTTCGCTGTCTGGTATACCGTTTCCGTTTTTATCATCAGCATTGCGTCCGGTTGAAATCATCAAACCAGCAAGCGTTCCAGTAATAAATGTCGCCACCGAAGAAAGAACACCAAAGAACATTTTGTCGTTTTCCGCCTGAGCGCCGATTGGCTGTGTTACGAACACGAGTGCCCATAGAACGCCGATGGTCGTAATCATTAGAACGAATCCAAGCATGCATCCAATAACAAACTTCAAGCGAGCATCTAATTCTGCTGGGGTCATGCGCTTTCTCATGGGGCGATTACCTCTCCTATTGTTGTTTCTGTTGATTCGCTCGGGTCCCATCCAAGAAGCGTTTCTGTACAGGCGCCATCTACCTTGCATGCTGGTGGCTCACATTCTGTCTTACCCCAATTTGCAGGGTCTTGACATGCATAGCGATACTTTCCGTCATAACCACAAGAAGCAAGAGCAAGTATGGATATGAGAACAAGACTAAACCGCTTCATTCGCCTTTGCTTTCGCTGGAGCCTTCTTGTCTACTTTGTTAAAAACATCGTTTATTTCAGAGCTTGAAAGTTTTCCGTCTTCTAAAAATGCTCTAGACAACCCCTCGACTACGACTGCAACCCCTGCAATTCCAGCCATGAAGACAGCTTTGAGTATTGGAACCCCAGCGATAGTTCCTGCACCGATAACACCAAGACCAGATGCGGCGAAAGTAGCAAGAATTCTAAGTAAGACATTTACGAGTAAATCCTTTTTCATTGTTGAACCTCTTCATCGCGCTTGACGGAAACAACACAACCGACACCACAATAAAGTACGGACTTGTATTCACGGACCATTCCTTTTCCACGTGAACTTCCACAAGATGGGCATGTGTGTTTTATACCCTTGTAACCTACGTACATCACATTGATGCCAGTATCAACCTTTACTGTTGGTGCGACGGAGTTGGAGATATTTCTTTTTGCAGGCTTGTTCGCCATTAGAGGTCCCCTACTGCGTGGTCACGAATGTGTGTGTCGAGCTTGTCTTCAACCCTGTCGAGTGATTTATTGGTTTTATCAATCGAACGCCCAAGACTTTTGCCAAGAGTTTCAATCTTCTCAACAACATAGTTGTGGTCTGTTTTGTTTTCTTCCCACATCAGCTTTGATGAGCGGCGGTCTTTTTCGATTAGGGCTACGGCGACAAGTCCGATTACACCAACAAGCGCAACAATAACCTCAGTCATGGTGCTAGAGTCCGAGCAATTCTTTTACTTTTGGACCGACAACAGAATCTGCGTTTAGTTTATTCGCAACCTTGAAAGCCTTGACTGCTGCATCTGTCGCAGCGTCTTTCTGACCGTTGATTTCACCCTTATAGAATCCTTTGGCCTTCAGGGCCTCTTGTAGGGCTTTGTGTTCGCCTGCTGGTGCTGCTGCGGCTGGACTTGCCACAGGAGCAGCGCCGCCGATAAATGCCATCACTGCTGGTGTTGGCTTGTCGCCAGTAACTAGACGAATATGCCATGGTTCACTTGGAACAACTTCCCAACTGAATCCAAAATCTTTAACGTTTGCAACTAGCCAATTCAATCGCTTTGGTTCTGACGCGCTGGCAATGTCAATGGCCAAACCGAGATTATGATTCGACTTACCCGGTGTCGCCAGCATGGCCATACCCTTTTTCAGGTACCAGGTTTTTCCTTCGAACGTCTTCGTGCTTGTTCCTGCAACTGGTTCCAAAACGTAGCGCTGCTTGAAGCCCGCCAGTTGGCTCTCGTATGTGCGATATAAATCGCCGGAACTCGTGGGCTTAAGCTCGACTCCGTCTGCTTTGGCTTTTGCGACCATCGCGTTCCATGCGTCTGCTGCTCGGTGGTGGAGTTTCCCTCCGGTTGGTATTGCTCTGAGCAATGATTCAGGCAGTTTTCCAGGTGTAACCCCTTTCAGGTCGGCAGGCATAATCATTGGAACGATGTAGTCCCACGCAAGTTTGCTCATAGTTGAAATCTCCCAATATCTTCCAGTTTGGAACTAGTTTATTTTACAGCACGAATAGGTTTATCTATATCTACTAGCCCTCGTCTGGCTCCTTCATGTGGAGATACATGGAACCAGCAAACGCGAGCAAGGTTCCCCAGAGGGCAATCTGTTGAGTCAGGCCAGAGAGGGTAAAGTACATTACTGTCGCGCCAGCAAGGGTAAACCCAGATGCCAGAATTCCGTAAACAAACTTTCTTGTAAAGTTCTTCCAGTCCATAACTCTCACTCCATCTTCATATTTGTAAATAGATATCCGCTTAATCCAATCAGGACCTTCGCCCTCGATTGCTCCGCCTTCCTCTTGCTCTTCTTCCTTGCGAACCGCAACATCTTGTCTTGGTGCAGATGGACTAGAGCCTGGGGTTGGTATTCCACCAGCAGCAGCGGCTAGAGCCACAGTACTGGTCACCAAGTTTACCGCAATTACGCTTCTTCTTGTACCAACATCTATAGAAGAACCTAATGCGGTATACGTATCGAACACGCCGGCGAATACGTTGATTTCTTCTTCAAATGATTCCTTAACATCGGTTGGTGCCTCGGTGAGTGCTTCGGAAATTGCAGCACCAGCTTCTTCTGAAACCTCAGCAACAACGATTGCATTAAACACTGCGGATGCTTGTTCGCCGTCAATGCTTTCGAGAACCTTGGCGCTAGTTGCAAGTTCGGTTGCTTGGCCTGACTCAATGCCGCCTTCCTGCTCTATTACTAACGTGACTACTTGTCCGACCTGCTCGCTCGTAATTGTGTCGGATTCCAACACATCTACGATGACTGCTACTGATTCGGAATTTAGTTCGTTATCCAAAACGGCGGTAAAGGTTTCAATCAAAACTTCGGTGCTTACTTCTTCGTCAAATACCGCGCCAAGAGCAGCGCCCAAATTCTCTGCGGTTAGACCGTCCTCCAATACATCAACGATGAGGTCAATGGTTTCTGCATCAGAAAGGTCGCCGTCAAACACACTGTCAAAGATTGCTTCTGTTTCTGACATGCTCAGGTTTGTTTCGAGCAAGTCTCCGAGAACCGTCATGGTGTCCGCGGCCGAAATGTCCTCGTCAAACACTGCGGCCATAACTGTGTCTAGGTCGCCAGAACTAAGCGGACCATCAAAGATTGACACCAAAGCCGACACCATATTCTCAGCAGAAGTATCTTCCGAGAATGCTGAATCCAAAACTGCCGTCAACTGTTCGCTAGTGATGTCTGCATCCAGCATCGTCGTCAGCGCTTCGGTGAATACATCTGCCGAAACATCTTCGGTGAACACGGCTTCTAGGACATTGTCAAACTGTGTGTTGGTAAGTTCTGCACCAAGAAGTGTGTCAAGAACAGCGCCAACCTCGTCAGCTTCAATATCAGTAGTGAACGTATTTTCAAGAATATTGTCCAATATGACCGTTGTGATTGGCTCGTTGTCTTCTATGTCTGTGACGGTATAATCATCTGGTGGAATTATTACTACTACCGTTTCGGTTTCTGTTGGGTCTATTCCAATTGGTTCTGAGTATTCTGGAATTGTCTCTGTTG